AAGACATATTGTGCTTGTTTAATTGGTATAGGTAAATCTAACAATAATTCCCGAATAAAAAAAATATTTAGCCATTTAATTTCCTATATTGGCACTATTTTATTACCTACTTTGGCATTTTAAAAAAATAAAAAGCGCTCTGGAGTCCACTCTCCCACCCCGTAAAAGAACAGGCCGGCCCTTGGTGACGCATTTAAGGTCTAGATTGCACGTGGCGCTAATTGGTCATGGGCTATTTTTTATTGTTATAGGTAAATATAAGCATAATACGCGACAAATAAAAATCTGGAGGGCTTTATTTTCTATTAGGTCTCCAGGGCACCTGAGGGGCTTTGCCCAGGTGCCCTCCAGGGAAGGCTCCAGGGCCCCCTACCGGGGCTACCTGTGCCGTCAACTAGTTACACATCTGATTAGCCAACCGCTCCAGCTCCATCAATTCATCCAGAGTGATTTGCCGGATAGAGCCGATATTAACCCGTAGGCCAGAGAACCGGCCCACCCTGGTAGCTATAGAGCCATCCTCTAATCTAACCTGATACTCAAAATCCTTAGCTAGCTGCTCCTTAGCCCTGGCCGCCTTAATAGCCTTTATCTTATCCTTAGCCCAGACATAATTCCAACCGGTAGGGAGGCCTTTCTCATCTAGCCAGTTAAAGTAGAAAGGTTTCTTTTTAGCCATAGTAGTATCAGTTAAAGAGTTATAATAGAAGATAGGCAAATATAACTATAATTCCCGACAAAAGGAAACATTTAGCCATTTATTTTCGCTATAGGCCTCTGGGCCTCTGGGTCATCTGGCCTCTGAGTGCGCCTAATACACGGAGGCCTCTGGGCCTGGTGGCCGGGGGCATGGCTTAGAGGCCAGAGGCGCCAATACACGGGGGCTCTGATGGTGAGAGGCTTGAGGGCATGCGCCAATAATTAGCAGTATAGCAAACGCAATTGCCCGAAAGGCATGCACAACCAGGCCCGTGAAAATGGCTACTCCTCCAGGTCACCGAGCCCTCTAAGCTCTCTAAGCGCTCCAACCACCGCTTAAGTACCCGAGACTCAAAAACCCGGGCCCGGGGCGGGCAGCCACTCCTACCCCCGCATAATATAATAATAGCCGAGTAGCACTCTGAGACCTATTGACACGTTACAAAAGCCGGAGTAGCCCGGTACGCAAAAACCGGGACCCGGGAAACCAGTAGCCCTCAAGGTCACTGATCACCTCGGAGCCCTCTGGGCCCTCTGAGAAAAAGAGTATGAAATACTTCACCCAGAGTGAAACCTTTTCCCGACCCCAGAGTATAAGATTTGGTTCCGTGGCTCGAAGGAGACTAGGGAGGGGGTACCCACACTCTTAGCCTTAAAGCGCTCCGGGCCATTGAAGCCCTCACTACCCAAGAAACCCGGAGTACCTGAAGGCCGCTAGTCCTCGAAGGATGGATGGCTACGCCATCATCTTATCGGCGGCGAGCACAGAGCGGGAGCGCTGTCTAAGCACTTAGAGTTCTTATAGTAATTTATAAAACTAATAAAGGTTATGGAGCTTCTATCTTAGTATTAGAGAGCTAACAGAGATTTGAGCACTCACACTAGATTTGAGTATCACAGTACTAGTAAAGAGGCAGTGAGCCTTCAAACCGCTTGGAGACCAGAGGCTAATTTGTGCACACGCCCAGGGATTAACAGAGTATAATAACCTTTTGACCACGGTATGGATTTTAAGGGGACCTTGGAGTATTAGAGTGCTTAAAGTGCTCCAGGGGCCCAGGGTTGAGCAGGGCCCTTGATATTAGTGAAAAGGTTATAAAACTAATGTGGATATAGGGTGGTGTTGGCTTTCTAAAAATTTCCCCAATTTTTCCCCAACAAAAAGAAACTAATAGTAATAACAGAGTATAATAATCATAACATAAAAATCAAAGCACAATGATTACATTACAAGTAAACGAATACAACTCTTCGACAGTTCTTGCAAGTAAATATGAATTTGCAAGTGAAACTCTAGACATTCTATTTGAGAATGGTGCCTATCGCTATCTGAATGTTCCGGTTGAGGTCTACGCACAATTTGCTGCAGCCGATTCACAAGGAGCAGCACTGAACCAATTCATTAAAGGTGGTCAATTTGAGACTATTAAATTAGATGAGGAGGAAGTGTTTCCAGAAAATGACGAGGATGACTCAATTACACAGTCACCTGAATAATGATGTTCATGACCTCTAAAGCGGCCGGCTTGGCTGCATGCGCAACGCTTTGTGCATTTGCTGCGATTGGAATTCTGGTTTCAGTAGTATTAATCGCCTGGTTTATCACATTGGCCACGAATATTCCATTCACTATTACCTTAGGAGGCGAAATGTTATTGTTGGTTTGCACCACTAAGTTGGCGTATGACGCTATTAAAATTGAGAGTCTAGACATGGACTGGGATGATGAAGATTTAGACGTATAAAGATGGCAAAGGAATTAAAGAACTTTAAGTATAGAACCCGAGTTGAGAACAAGAGGTTGATGATGCAATGCATGAATTCTCTACCCTCTATGGGCAAGTATCCACAGTATGCTCCGGAAGAAGGAGTTTGTGATGAGTGGGTTGCAGTTAATGAAGATGTGGTAATGACGCTCTGTGATAAGTGTGTTCAACGTGCCATGTCTAAGAGCCCGATTGTTAAAATAGAAGATGAATAAATATAGAGTATCGTAATATTTTAATATAAGATTAAGATGGGACTCACATGGGTCCCATTTTTTATTGAAACAAGTTTAGCTTTACGTATAGAATATCTAAAACCTTTTAATAAATCCTTAATGGACAAACATATACAAAAATCAACGGACGCTTGGCAAATTTTACGCATTCAAAGTGAATTTACAAGAGCCTTCGATGAGTTATCTGATTTAGATGCCAGTATTTCGGTCTTTGGCTCTGCAAGAACCAGCGTAGATGATCCAATGTATACGCATGCATACATTGCCGGAGGCTTATTGGCACAATCAGGGTTCAATGTCATTACAGGAGGTGGTCCGGGTATTATGGAAGCGGCTAATAAAGGAGCAAAGGCAGTAGATTTAGGAAAAAAGTCAATCGGGGTAGGCATTGAACTGCCCTTTGAAGCCGGAATGAACCCTGGAGTTCAATTAGGTATCACATGCCGCTATTTTTTCACTAGAAAAGTTGCATTCTTAAAATATTCACAAGGATTTATTGTTTTTCCAGGAGGTTTAGGTACTTTAGATGAATTATTTGAAGCCCTAACACTTGCACAGACTGGTCATGCTCCTAAATTTCCAATCGTACTGGTTGGAGTTGAATATTGGAGCGGCTTAATTGAATGGATTAAGAAAACAGTATTGGCCGAAGGTAAAATGAGTGAAAAAGATCTGGACTTGTTTAGAATAGTCGATACTGGAGCTGAGGCCGTTTCAAAAATATGTGAATATCACGAAAAATATAGACAACATAACATTACAAACTTCTAAGGTATGAAATTTAAAAAATTAATGGATAACAATACCATAGAAATTGCTGAGTATGTTAAGCAATATATCTTAGATCACAAATTTAACAACTTGCGTATCTATGTTGGCTGTGATTCACATAACAAAGGAGAATTCACAACCTACGTTACAACATTGGTCATTCATATTGGCGATACTGGTTGCCACGTTCTTTTTAATAAGGAAAAGGTTAAAAGAATTAACGATCTATGGACCAGATTGTGGAAAGAGGTTGAGTTTTCAGTGGAACTGGCAATGTATCTACGAGAAAACGGAATAAATATACATAATATAGACCTAGACTTAAATGATGACGAGGCCTATGCATCTAATAAACTAGTTGCAGCCGCTAAAGGATATGTTCAGTCACTGGGTATTAAACCGAGAATTAAACCAGATTTATTACCGGCAGTTCACGCTGCAGATAACCTTTCTAAAATATAAATTAAACACAACAAGAAATGGCTACATATCCAGATAACGAGGATAAAAGAGATAAGGGCAATAAAAAACCCAAGTCAACACCAATGATTGATCAGTTCGGAGAAGATCTTACACAGATGGCAGCTGAAGGTAAACTTGATCCAATCATCGGTAGAGAAAAGGAAGTATACCGCATTTGTCAAATTCTTTCACGTAGAAAGAAGAATAACCCAATCATACTTGGAGATCCAGGTGTTGGTAAGACGGCTATCATCGAAGCGATTGCACAAAGAATTAACGATAAGAAAGTTGCTAGAACTCTTTTCAACAAAAGAATTGTCTCACTAAATATTAATAACATTGTAGCGGGCACTAAATACCGAGGAGAGTTTGAAGAGCGAATGAAGAATATCGTAGAAGAACTCAAAGAGAATAAGCAGATTATCATCTTCATCGATGAGATTCACACTCTAGTTGGAGCCGGCGGCGTCAGCGGTAGTTTAGATGCTTCTAATATCTTAAAGCCTGCATTAGCCCGTGGTCAAGTTCAATGTATTGGAGCTACAACTTTAGATGAGTATAGAGAACATATTGAAGATGATGGAGCATTAACACGTAGATTTCAAGAGGTCTTTATTGATCCGCCTTCAATCGAAGATACGATTGAGATCTTAAAGAGAATTAAAGGACAGTATGAAGATCATCACTCTGTTCAATATACTGATGAGGCTTTAGAAGCATGTGTTAAATTAAGCGAGAGATATATCACCCAGCGTGAGTTGCCTGATAAAGCTATTGACGTAATGGATGAAGCTGGTTCTAAAATTCACATGCAAGAGGTTAAAGTTCCAACTTTCATGAAGAAGATGGAAACCGAGGCCGAAGAATTAAAGGAGGCGAAGTTAGATGCAGTAAACAAACAGGATTACGAACAAGCTGCAAATTTCCGTGATTTAGAGATGAAGAAGAAAGAGGAGATTGAAACTAAATTAGCAGAGTGGGAATCGAACATTAAGAATAATAGAACGCATGTCACGGAAGAGGATGTAGCCGCAACAATCGCAGACATTACAGGTATTCCAGTTACGCGATTAACGGGCGATGAGAATAGAATGATCGCAGGAATGGCAGGTGAGTTGAAAAAGCTTATCATTGGACAGGACTCGGCAGTTGACGCGTTATGTAGAGTAATTAGACGCTCAAGAGCAGGTGTCTCATCAGCAGACAAGCCAATCGGTTCATTTGTATTCTTAGGCCCTACCGGCGTAGGTAAAACTGAAACTGTTAAAGCACTCGCGAAGCACTACTTTGGTTCTGAAGAGTCGATGGTAAGAATTGATATGTCCGAATATCAAGAAAAATTCAACGTATCTCGTTTAATCGGCCCACCTCCAGGATATGTTGGTTATGAGGGTGGTGGTCAATTAACCGAAGCAGTTCGCCGCAAGCCCTACTCAATTATCCTATTTGACGAGATTGAAAAAGCGCACCCTGATATTTTCAACACATTATTACAAGTTTTAGATGATGGCAGATTAACGGATTCTTTAGGAAGAACTGTCGATTTCACAAATACAATTATCATCATGACTTCGAATATCGGTGCTCGTAAAGTCGCAGACTTTGGCACTGGAATTGGATTCGACTCGACTGAAGGTAGCGTAATGCAAAAGGCTAAAGTAGAAGCGATAGTTAGAAAAGAATTAAAGAACAAGTTTGCTCCAGAATTCTTAAATCGTTTAGATGACATCATTATCTTTGATCAGTTAAGCGAAGAGGACATCTTAAAAATCGTAGACATCGAATTAGGCGAGGTCTTGGTAAGAATGTATGAACAAGGATACAATTTGAAATTTACTAAGCAAGCAAAGTTACTCTTAGTTAAAGAAGGTTATGATCCAGCTTACGGAGCAAGACCCTTAAAGAGAGCTGTTCAAAATTTCGTTGAAGACTTATTAGCTGACGCAATCATCGATGGAGTCATGACTCAAGGAGATAAGGTTTACACTATTAATCACATTAAAGGAGAAGATAAACTTTCCTTAAAATAGGAGTATAATATTAAAGTAGTAAAATAATTTAATATTCTCGTAATAACATAATACATGAATAACTTTTCTGAATCGTTCATAAATATAATTAAAGAGATAGAATCGAAAGGTTCTATCTCTCAACCAAGAGACTTAAGGGTTAAGGAATTAATCTATGGTCAAATTCAAGTTGATCCAACTCGACCATTCGCAAATTTCAAAGATCGTAAGTTCAACCATAAATATTTTGCAGGCGAGTTAGCGTGGTATCTTAATAGAGACAACGACATAGATTATATTAATAAGTTTTCTGGATTCTGGAAAAACATTACAAATCCAGGAACTAACGAAATCAATTCAAACTATGGTAGTCTCTTATTCGGCGATCAGTTAGCATGGTGCTTAACTTCTCTAAAGCAAGACATTAATACTCGACAAGCTATTGCTTTTCTTAATCAACCAAAGTTTCAGTTTGAAGGCAATAAAGATTTTGTGTGCACAATGTATCTTAACTTTTTTGTTAGAGATAACAAATTGAACATGAAGGTTCAGATGCGGTCAAACGACATCTTTTACGGTTTAACCTTCGACGCTCCTTTCTTTGCATTCGTTCATCAACACATGTACTTGTGGCTAAAAGATACGTATCCTGCACTTAAGTTAGGAACATACACTCACTTCGCAGACAATATTCACTTCTACGAGCATCACTTTGTTTTAGCAGATAGCATCAAGCAAAATGGTCAAGACTCGACACAGTACAAGATGCATCTATTAAAACCATTCTTCTTCTATATCGAAAAAGATAATAAGTTATTACCTACGTTAAGTTTAGCAGGTTCACAATATATTGATAGAGTAAATGAATTAGTAGAAGCTGGAGCAAAGCAGACAGAATACGAAAAGTTATTATCGGATTATCTTAATATCAGAACCTTTGCTGAATTAGTATGATACCAAGAATGAGCCTAATTCCAACGTTCACTATTAAACCCGATGTAGATGGAAACGACATCACCAAATACATGGACGAGCCCGATTTATTTTTTAGAAGAATCGTGCAATATGTAATGAATAGAATAGAAGGTGTTGAAACAGAATCAATACTTTGTTATATTATCCAAGACACTAACAATAAATTACATCGTAGCACATTCGTTCTTGAAAAAGAAGGTTGGCTCAAATCACTAGACAAAGCACTTGAATATTTTGCAAAAATTGAAGAATATGAAACGTGCGAATTAATTAAACAACTAAAAGAAACAATATGAATTACTTTCCAAAAGAAACCGAGTTTCAGCGCTTTGCTCAATCAGAATTTGGGTTGCCTTCTACGGGTTTAGATTATTATAATAAGCAGGTTCATTCTTCTTTAACACCATATATTTTAGAAGAGCGTGAAATGAGAGCTGTTCAGATGGACATTTTCTCAAGATTAATGGCAGACAGATTACTATGGGTTGCAGGTCCAGTAAACGATAACATGTCAACTGTAGTACAGGCTCAGTTAATGTATCTTGACTCTATTAATCAAGACGACATTAAAATGCATATTGACTCTCCGGGTGGAAGTGTAAAGTCAGGACTTTCAATGGTCGATGTTATGGATTACATCAATTCTGACATCATCACAGTCAACACCGGTATGGCCGCTTCAATGGGTTCTGTGCTTCTTGGCGCAGGAACTAAAGGGAAAAGACACTCACTCCGTTTCAGCACTACCATGTTACATCAATCATCTGGTGGATTTAGTGGAAACATCCAAGACGCTCAAATTGACTGGGCAGAATGGCAAAAAGTTAATAAGATATTATTTAAGTTGTTAGGAGAATACTGCGGCAAATCAGCCGATCAAGTAATGCAAGATGCAACTCGTGATTTTTGGTTAGATGCTGAAGCAGCAAAGAAATATGGTATCATTGACTCAATCGTTGGAGCTAAGTCTAAACCTACTAAATCTAAAAAATAATGAGAGTTCACATTTATATTGATACTGAAGATTTAATGCAATTAAATAAATTAATAAATGAATTGCATGCAAATCTTTACCCGAGTGAAGATACTGTAGTTCAATATTACACATCACCAAAAGCATATAAATTACAAGATAATATAATCGAAGTTAGCTTATCGTCTGAAGATTTTATAAAGCTTACTGATAGTGATGTACTTAAGAAAATTCAATTAATTCAGAATTAAAATGAGAAGAGAAAAGCAGAAAGAATTGTTCGTTGAACTTATCAATAAACAGTTAGAACCGTTCGGCAAAACCTTCGAAGATGTCATAGATGTACCTAACTGGTATATGCAATATAAGACAACTTACGAAAAGGAGAGAGAATTTGCAGAGTACGCAAAGAAAAGAGTTATGAAGGTGTTAGGTCTAAACTCAAAGATGGCAGAGAACGAGGTGAGCTGGTTTATTCTACAATGGGGATTATCATGTGATGATGCAGAATATAGAGGAAAAGACCTGAACTTATTTAAGACAGGAAAGAAATTAGCAAAGAAGTAAATGAAAGCCCAGATTAATCTGGGCTTTTGTATTTTAATATTATTGTATTCAAGTATCAAAGTAGTAAGATGTTTTCTTATTAAAAGAGTATCGTATTATCCCGAAAGATTTATTAAAAGGCTAAATTTAACATAATTTATCGCGGGTGTAGATAAATACACCATGGATATTCTAAACAAAAATTGGCTTGATTCTGAACCTCACGATTATGAGTTCAAGCGTTATAAGCTTTTAGCAGCCATAAACAAGTATGAATCTCTAATAAAGCAAAATATCTTAGCTCCAGTTCTGGAAGAGATAGAGATTCACTTAGAAAATCTTTACAGATTTCAACATCAAAAAGACTTATTGGATGACAAGATGAAAGTTCTTGTTGGAATTGATATAGATAACATGCAGTTAGAGTATGAGTATCCAGAGAACTCTGGAGAAATGGAGGACATGGTTAAAATTGCAAGTGACGCAGTGTATCTATTTGAAAAGTTATATAAGACATTAAGAGAAAGATGGAGAGATCACGAGAAAAAGATTCACTTAACATATATTCCTGAAAAGAAATTAGTGTTTGACTCAGGCTATTTCATAATAATAGATTACAATAACAACTTAATAATTTACAGCTTCAATAAGCCTTCTTCAATGAACGATAACTGGAAGAAGTTTCAATTAACTTACGTAGAAACTTTGGATTTCAATATGAAGAATCTAACTGACTATGTAACTCAGATAGGAATCGCAGAACCGGATAAGGCTGTTATTAGATGCGATTTTGAAAGTGCAATGCCGCTTGATGAGTGTGCATTTCCAATCGCTAAATTTTCTCTATTTCATAAACTTAAGCACGGATAACCCCAAGCCAGAAAGTTCGATATATACCTAAACAAAAAAAGAAATTATAAAATGCCATACGTATCACAGGACAACGTAATAGCTTATATTGATTCATTGAACACTGTCACACAGGGAACGACTCAAGATATTACTTTAATAATTTTCAAAGATTACTTAAATAATCAATGGGACTTAACAACAGCTGATTCGGTTACAGTTGCTTTATACGATTCATTAGGTAGAAAAGTCTATCAATATGCATATCCACAAATCTTTGGTTCAACTTCAGCTTTACAATTAGGAACCGCTGCAAATTCACAACCAGGATACGTATTCTTTACTTTAACTTCTGAGCAGAGCTCTAATATTTTTACTGGAGATCTATTTGCTGAAGTAACTCTTACTTTCAACGATTACTATCCAACTCCAAGAACATACATTCTTCCTAAATTAAAAATTGGAAGTATCTTAGCTGCATCAGGTGGAACTTCTGGAACTTCTGGTTCTGGTAGCACTGCACAGTATCCGCTTGGAACTGGATCTTTTCCAATTAATAGATTTCAGGTTGAAGATATTGCTGGAGCTACACCTTCAAAGGCAGGAGCAGCAACGTTTAACTCTGAGTTAGCAACGAACGTTACTCAAATTAGATTTAGAAATATAGACGTTAATAACGCGAGAAACACTCAGTTAGAAAACTTCTTAATCAATAGAATTACAAATGATCAGGCTAGCGGTATCATTACTGTTGTTAACGTAAATCAGCCTAATCATTATGCAATATACAAGATCATTGGTTGGTCAAGACAGGACATCGCATTCGGTAACGGAAACGATAATGACACCGATGGTTTAATAGTTGATGTTTTACACGAAGATCATTCCGAGTCTCCGGTAATTACATTCCCCAACTGGAAAGTAGGACAAGTTATTGCATATAACTTAGATGCTTACGGCGCTGGAAATGGAAACAACAGCTCTTCCGGCGTAAGCGGTACTTCAGGTACGGCTGGAACCTCTGGAGTTAATGGAACTTCGGGTGTCAATGGAACCTCAGGTGTTAACGGAACTTCCGGTATCAATGGAACCTCTGGTCTTAATGGACAGCATGGAACCTCTGGTATTGACGGAGTTAGCGGAACTTCTGGTATCGACGGTCAATCTGGAACTTCTGGTATCGATGGTACTTCGGGCATTAATGGAACCAGTGGTCTTGATGGACAAGATGGAACCTCTGGAACTTCTGGTGTAAGCGGAACAGACGGTACTTCTGGTGTTTCAGGCACAAGCGGTTTAACTGGTACTTCTGGTATAGACGGCCAATCTGGAACTTCTGGCGTTGATGGAACCTCAGGTGTTAACGGAACTTCTGGTCTTGATGGACAAAATGGAACTTCAGGCATTGATGGACAAAATGGAACTTCTGGTTCTTCTGGCGTAAGTGGAACTAACGGTTCTTCTGGCGTAAGCGGAACAAGCGGTTTAACTGGTACTTCTGGTGTCGATGGAACTTCTGGAGTTAATGGACAAGATGGAACATCTGGTGTTAACGGAACTTCCGGTATTGATGGTCAATCTGGAACTTCAGGCATTGATGGACAGAACGGAACATCTGGTCTTAATGGTCAAGATGGAACTTCTGGTTCAAGTGGAATAAGTGGAACTAACGGTTCTTCTGGTGTAAGTGGTACTTCAGGTATCGATGGACAAAATGGAACATCTGGTTTAGATGGTCAATCTGGAACTTCTGGTGTCAATGGACAAAATGGAACTTCTGGTCTTGATGGTCAGAACGGAACATCTGGCATTAACGGTCAAAATGGAACTTCGGGTTCAAGTGGAATAAACGGAACTTCTGGTAGCTCTGGTGTAAGCGGAACAGACGGTACTTCTGGTGTTTCAGGCACAAGCGGTTTAACTGGTACTTCTGGAGCTAACGGACAAAACGGAACTTCTGGTGTAAATGGACAAAACGGAACTTCTGGTGTAAATGGACAAAACGGAACGTCGGGGTTAGATGGTCAATCTGGAACTTCAGGTCTTGATGGACAAAACGGAACCTCTGGCATAAATGGAACTTCAGGCGTAAGCGGAACTTCTGGTGTCAACGGACAAAATGGAACTTCAGGTGTAAGCGGAACTAATGGTTCTTCTGGAACTTCTGGTCTTAGCGGACAAGATGGAACATCTGGTGTAAATGGTCAAAACGGAACATCCGGTGTTAACGGGCAAAACGGAACTTCTGGTAGCTCTGGTCTTAACGGACAAAACGGAACTTCTGGTAGCTCTGGTCTTAACGGACAAAATGGAACTTCTGGTAGCTCTGGTGTAAGTGGAACTAATGGTTCTTCAGGTACTACGGGTACAAGCGGTTCAAGCGGAACCTCTGGAGCTAACGGACAAAGCGGAACTTCTGGTGTAAATGGAACTTCTGGTGTAAACGGAACCTCTGGCGTTAATGGAACTTCAGGTAGTTCTGGCGCAAGTGGAACTTCGGGTATCAATGGAACCTCTGGTAGCTCTGGCTTAAGCGGAACTTCTGGCATAAATGGAACATCAGGTGTCAACGGTCAGAATGGAACTTCAGGTGTAAACGGAACCTCGGGAGTTAATGGAACTTCAGGTGTAAACGGAACCTCGGGTATTAATGGAACTTCTGGAACTTCAGGAGCTAATGGTCAAAATGGAACTTCTGGAACTTCAGGAGCTAATGGACAAAATGGAACTTCAGGTATCAGTGGAACAAGCGGAACCTCAGGCGTAAGTGGTTCATCAGGAACTTCAGGTAGTTCTGGTGTAAGCGGAACTTCAGGTAGCTCTGGTTCAAGCGGTATCAATGGTGTTTCAATCACTGGTCCACAGGGTAATACTGGTCCTATGGGTCCTCAAGGTCCTGCCGGCCCTGCTGGTAGCGCGAGTATCACTGGATCTGGAGCCTTAGTTAATTACTCAATTAGAGTTGCGATGACAGGTGGTGGTGTAAATGGAGCTGCTCCTATCTTAGGTGCAACTGGTCCAGGAGGTCAAATCTTACACGATGGAACTTCATGGATCTCAGGCTGGAGCAATTCACTTTCAGTTAATAACTTGTCAATACAGCATCCGCTTGGAAAAAGAGTCTTAAATCCTGCTTGTCACGCAATCAATGCGGCTAACATTTTTACAACTGCATTCATTGGTAAAACAGCTTCAACATTCTCATGCTTACAACCTTCCGCTGGATTTACACAAGTAACTTTTAACGCTATCACTGGTGCTAATACAGGTGCTCCAACATCTGGAACAGCCGAAGTTGTAATTACATTCCAAGTTGAATCGTAATACCATAATAATATAATATAAGAATACTAATATGCCAAATATATCTAATCCTGCAAAATTTTTAGTAACTAAAGTTATCTCGGGCTCGACAACAGTTCTCGATAATTATGCCGGCGTGAATAGTCAATATGATGGGTATCCATTATCCTTTACAGTTGAACTTGAATTAGATATACAATACCACTCGAATCCGGCTACAAAGACGCCGATGATGTATGACGCATACGACGTTAAATCAAATGACTGGATCGCCCAGCCTTCTGGTAAAACATATAAGATTAGAGAAATTGTTCAGGTTCATGATCAGAACCATTTATCAGTTGTGCTCGAGGACGAGGATCTATACAACTTAAGTTTCGATAATACTCAACAGGGAAATAACTATCCAGATGAAGATCAGTATGGTGGCATCTTTGAATTGGGTTTTGACGGCATGCCGATCATTACTGGTTTAACGGTAACCTCGGGCTCATTCTCTATCAGTTCGTACTGGGTTCAAGATGTCGAAGGTAGATTCAGATACAAAAACTTCTTAGGCAGCTATTTAGATCTCGATCAAGAGATATTATCGTGGTCAAGCTGTGTAGTTGGTGATTTTGTTTTCATGGGCTCAAACGGAAAGTTTATTAAGATAGACAACGACAATAAAGATCAGGACATTTTCAAAGCTTTCGGTATCATTACTCATATTGATTCAGTAGATCCATCTAAAATTTCATTGAGACCTTTCGGTAAGATTACAAGCAACCTGCCAACGATGCCAGGCGTAACTGGAGACCTGTTATATTTTGATCCTAACGGAACAAGCAGCTTATCAACTGATAAGCCTACAACAAACGCTTTTCCAGTGTATATTAAAATGACAGAAGATACTGCCTTATTGTTAAGCAATCACCCGAGCTCAAATATCCAGATTGAAGTTCTTCCAGTAGATACGCTAGCTGATTTAGATCAAACTACAGTTGGCGATACTAATGGTAATTACTCGCCTACGGGAGTAACAATAGAATACACTCCATTCTTAGATTCAATGGTTCACGTGAAGATCAACGGAATTGAGGTAAACCTGGGTAACGGTGCTAGAACAAAGGACTGTTATTTCTCTAATGATGGTGGCTTAACCGCTAAAGGCATCAAGAATATCGCGGCTGGAGATGAGCTATTCTGGAACGGTGGAATCGCTGGATATGAGCTAGATCCATCCGACGACATAGATTTTGAATATGATGCGGCGAACCTAGATATTCCTAGTGCATAATACCATTAAATAACCCTTTCGGGCACATAATCATTTATTTCTTTACTACTATAATATCGTAAACTTTATGCAAATTGTGTAAGATTTACGATATAATTTTAATATATAGTATTGAAGACAAGCATAACGTTTGTCTGCCATAAAAAAACAAATATAAAATTAATGGCACAAATTAGATCAAAACAAATCCAAGACTTCTTATCGACGGTAAACTGGGCAAACGTAAAAACAACTGATATCATCGGTGGTGCTGCGTTATATGCAAAGTTCTCGGCAGACGAAGCATCGTTATCATCTGAAGTAGTTAGAGCTTCTTCTGCTGAAGGTTCAGTTGCAGCTGCAGCTTCTTTAGCTTTAGCTTCTGCTAAATCTTCTACTGATAGCGCGATCTCATCTGAGATTTCTTCAAGAATCGCAGGTGATTTATCATCAAACGTTAAAGCTGACGGCATTATCACAGATTTACAATCTGAAATTGGTAGAGCTACTGGCGCTGAAGCTGCTATTGCTGAAGACTTACAGTCTGAAATCAATAACAGAATCGCTGATGTTGATGCTGAGCAATTAAGAGCTGAGAATGCTGAGCAAGGTTTACAAAACTACGCTGACGGTATTGCTGCTGACTTAACTTCTGAAATCTCTAACAGAGTTTCTGCAGTTTCTAACGAAGCTTCTATCAGATTCCAAGCTGATGGTTCATTAGACGTTAAATTCTCTAACGCAATCGTTTCTGAAGCTTCTTCAAGAGTTGCTGGTGATGGTTCATTAGAGGTTAAATTCTCTAACGAAATTGCTAACGAAGTTTCTTCAAGAATTTCTGGTGACGGTTCATTAGATTCTAAGTTTACTGCTTCAGTTTCAACTGAGGTTTCAAACAGAATTGCTGGTGATTCTTCATTAGATTCTAAGTTTACAGCTTCTATCTCTTCTGAGACTTCAAGAGCTTTAGCTGCTGAAGGTTCATTAAACACTAAAGTTGATTTCGTTATCTCTAACGTTGATCCAGCTGCTATCGATTCATTAACTGAAGTAGTTTCTGCATTCAACTCTGCTGATGGTAACTTAAACAACGCTATCACTAACTTAGGTAACGCTGCTTCTGCTGGTTTATCTACTGAAGTTGCTAGAGCTACAGCAGCTGAAGGTTCATTAGCTACTTACGCTGATGGTATTTCTTCTGACTTAGCTGGTGAAATCTTAAGAGCTACTGGAAAAGAAAACTCTATCTCTGCTGATTTATCTTCTGAGACTGTTAGAGCTAGCTCTGCTGAAGGTTCATTAAACACTAAGTTCTCTTCTGCTGATGCTTCATTAGCTACTAAGATGGACAACGCTGATTCTTCTTTAGATTCTAAGTTTACTTCACAAGTTTCTACTGAGACTTCAAGAGCTATCGCTGCTGAAGGTTCATTAAACACTTATGTAACAACTGTTGTTTCTGCTAACTTATCTTCTGAGGTTGTTAGAGCTACTTCAGCAGACTTATCATTAGATGTTAAATTTACTGGTGAATTATCTTCTGAGACTTCTTCAAGAATCGCAGGTGATGCTTCTTTAGCTACTAAAATGGCGGCAGATATCTTAGCTGCTAATACATCTATCGACGGTGCATTATCTTCTGAGGTTTCTTCAAGAATTGCTGGTGATAACAACTTATCTGCAGACTTATCTTCTGAAGAAGCTAGAGCTATGAATGCTGAAGCTGGTTTATCTTCTGATCTTTCCCAAGAGCAAGCAGACAGAACATCACAAGATTCTATCTTACATGGTCAAATCATGTCTGAGCAATCAAGAGCTGAAGCAGCTGAAGCTAATTTATCTTCATACGCTGATTCTATCTCTTCTGGTTTAGTATCTGAGATCACTAACAGAACTACTGCTGTTAACAATGAAGCATCTTTAAGAGTTTCTGCTGATTCTTCTTTAGATTCTAAGTTCACTTCATCAGTTTCTGCTGAAGCTTCTTCAAGATTAGCATCTGATTCTTCTTTAGATTCTAAAGTTTCTACTGAAACTGCTAGAGCTATCGCTGCTGAAGGTTCTATCGGAACTTTAGCTTCTGCTGATTTAGCTACTGCTAAAGGTTCTATCGATACAGCAATGAACAACGAAGCTTCTATTAGATTAGCTGCTGACGGTTCATTAGATTCTAAGTTTACTGCTTCAGTTTCAACTGAGGTTTCAAACAGAATTGCTGGTGATTCTTCATTAGATTCTAAAGTTGTTGCTGAAACTTCAAGAGCTACTGCTGCTGAAGGTTCATTATCTTCATACGCTGATTCAATCTCTTCTTCTTTAGTTTCTGAAGTTACAAGAGCTGAGAACGCTGAAGGTTCGTTAAACACTAAATTCTCTACAGCTGACGCTTCATTAGAGACTAAGATGTCTAACGCTGACTCTTCATTACAATCTCAAATCGACTTCATCAAAACTAACGTTGATCCAGTTGCTTTAGATTCATTAACTGAAATCGTTGGTGCATTCCAATCTGCTGATGGTAACATCAACAATGCAATCACTAACTTATCAGGTATTGCTTCTGCTGCTAACTCAACTGAAGTTGCAAGAGCTACTTCTGCTGAAGCATCTTTAGATTTATTCTACTCAACTGCATTATCTACTGAATTAGCTGCAAGAGTTTCTGCTGATTCTTCTTTAGATTCTAAAGTTGTTGCTGAGACTTCAAGAGCTACTACAGCTGAAGGTTCATTAGATTCTAAAGTTTCTGTTGAAACTGCTAGAGCTATTGCTGCTGAAGGTTCATTAAACACAGTTTACTCTAACGCAATCGTTTCTGAAGCTTCTTCAAGAGTTGCAGCTGACGGTTCATTAGATTCTAAATTCACTGCATCAGTTTCTACTGAAGTGGCTAGAGCTACTGCTGCTGAAGGTTCATTATCTTCATACGCTGACTCTATCTCTTCTTCATTAGTTTCTGAAGTTTCAAGAGCTACTGCTGCTGAAGGTTCATTAGCAACTTACGTTGCTGGTAAAGTTTCTTCAATTGAAGAAGCATTTGCAACAGAATCTCTAATGGTAGTTGAATCTGTACCAGGTGCTGGTTTATCTTACACTTTAGCTAACGCTATCGAAGATGATAACATTGGTTTAGTATATGCATTCGTTAACGGTGTAAGAGTTGAAGTTTCTTCAATCTCTGGCGCAGCGGTTAGCATTGCTGATCCAGGCTACTCTGTAGATTCAACTGATACAGTTGTATTCCAATACGAGAAAAACAAAGCTTAATTTTTAATTAAACTTTATTGATTATCTTAGAAAGGGATCCCAATGGGATCCCTTTCTTTTTTAGATAAATATACCATAAAACAAATATACTTAAATGAAAATAGGAATTACGATTAGCTATAAAAAAGGCGATTCACTTTTTACAAACGGAATTAGACAAAACGTTATGAACCTTGCAAAAGTTCTAATGAATAGTTCTAGAAAATATGACGTAAACGTTGTCAATATTGTAGATGCTAAAAATAAGCCGGAAACTTTTGAATGGGATATTAACGTAATCAAAACCGTAGACTATCTTAGCCTAACAAATGAAGATATAAAACAGTACGATTTATGGATCATATTAGCCGTTGTTCCGCCAGTCAATGACTTAGCTATATTTAGACAATTAAATCCTAACGTTAAAATCGTTTCTTACAAGGGTGGTAACAACTACGTTAATTTCGTAGAGGAAGTTATCTATGGCTTAGATCAACCTACATCAAAGGAATTTGGTGCTGGATTATATGATGAGGTGTGGCATATTCCGCAACAAGACTTCAACAACAAGCATTTCTATTCTACGCTATATAGAACCAACGCAAGACTAGTTCCATTTGTATGGGATCCTATGTTCGTTGACTTACACGCTAAACTTTTATCAGAAAGAGGTAGAGTAATTGAGTATGCGCCGAAAGCAGGTCCTAAAAACATTGGAGTCTTTGAACCCAACTTAAGCGTTCTCAAAAATGCGATTGCACCGATGCTAGTTGCAGAAAGACTGTATCACTCTAATCCGGAATTAATTGACAAAGTACTCGTTACTAATTCAAATAAGCTAAAAGAGAATCCTGAATTCATTAAGTTTGTAAAGAGCGGTTTTGATTTACAAAGAGACAAAAAGATCTTCTTCGATTCTAGATACCCTATTGTTCACTATCTTTCAAACTTTACAGATGTTGTGCTTTGCCATCAATGGGGTAATGATCTGAACTACTTGTATCTGGATGCAATGTATTACGGATACCCATTAGTTCACAACGCTCAATTTATCAAGGATGCAGGATACTATTTTCCATTCTTTGATTACGAAACCGGAGCTCAGCAATTAAAGGCCGCACTTACTGAATATGATAAAAACATAGAAGCAGAAAAAGAAAAAAATCGCACGGCCTTAGAAAGATACCAACCTAATCACCAACCCATGATTGAAGCGTATGACTTATTAATTGATAACCTATGGACAGAATCACCTGTTCAAGATTTTGAATACGACTGGCTAACCAATTCATATAAATAATGGCTTTAGATAAAGAAACCAAAATACTGAAAGCTCAAATTGAACTAGCTCAAAAAAGAATAGTATATTTGAATAACCAAATTAAATCTTCTATTCCTGGCACTATTAGGTCTGGTTCAGTTTCAGATATAGATTTTAAAATAGAAGGGTCTCTTTATTATTATGACGTCATATTTTATAGTCCATTTTCTGACACGAATTACGCGGTTAATACCACTGTAGTAGACCTTAGGTCATCAATAACTCAATTATATTCCTTCAATATGATAACTAGCAATAAAACAGAAACTGGATTTAGAATTTATGTTGACGTAAATATTTTAGGATATAATCTAAGAATAGATTGGACCTGTACTAAAATAGAAGTTGTCAATCAAACTATAGAATCTAACGGAACTTCAGGAACTAGTGGAACCTCGGCAACGTCAGGAACCAGTGGAACTAGCGGAACCTCGGCAACGTCAGGAACCAGTGGAACTTCAGCAACTTCTGGCACCTCAGCAACTTCAGGAACGTCAGCAACTTCAGGAACGTCAGGAACCAGTGGAACTTCAGCAACTTCCGGTACAACTGGAACATCAGGTTCAAGTGGAACTAGCGGAACCTCGGCAACGTCAGGAACCAGCGGAACAAGCGGAACTTCATCAACTTCAGGAACCAGCGGAACTTCTAGTGGAATATTTACTAACTATTACATACCTACAAAAAATTCAATATTTTCATAATGGCATATTCTAGCAAATCCGACGCAATCTCGAAGTTAACGAGTGGAAGAGACGATAATAATAGTGTTTCAATATATTATTCAGATAATAATCATAATCTGAATACAATATACTATGTTAATTCTACGAAAACTAGTCTTTTACCTGCTGGAAATTATGTTCTTCCAACAAATTATAGAACACTTTGGCTTGTTATCGGCAGCAACGGTAAACTTACACAATTGGCAGAATACTTATTTTCATCTGCACCAGACACTTCTTTTGTAGATGAATCATTATTTTCTAAACAAACTAATACTAGAATAAGCGATTATTCAGAATCAAAACTTACTCTTACCGATAGCATTTTAACAGATACAGCTTGGGAACAGAATTCGCCGAGTGGTAAACCAAAACAATGGGTCGTGGGTGCCAGTGATAGAAAAACTACACCGCTATCTAATATTGATATATCGGCCATGGCAGGCTATGACTTAATGATGTATATTGGAGGATATGGACCCTGGGGTATATTCGATGATTTTGCTGCAAATACTGCATTTGTTCACGTAAAACAGGACATTAATAAACCTACCATTTTCAGTGAAGGAGTATATACGAAAATGTATTTCTTCAAACCAGATTATTGGTACGCTAGACAAGATATTAATTGTCCAACGTTTTTTAAAAGAAATCTTTTTTTAGATAATTTTATAAAAAATAAAAGAGGACTTACTAAGTTAAGCACCGGTAGCGATAGATACATCCACGACATTGTTCAACACAATAAAACAACAGTAAGAACTTCTACTAGAAAACAAAGAGGTTTAAATTTAGAATTATATCAAAGTGACCCAGCTCTTTATAATACAACGCAAAATATATCAAGAGGCTATTTGCTTGGTAATTATGCGAACGCTGATTACGCGACTTCAAAGAATGAAGGTTATTGGTTTGACCAACCGTTGTTATTAAGCGGTACTGTATTTGGAAATGCATGGGGTCATGGTTTTAATCCAAATATAGAATCTCATCAAATTAAATTAGTTGCAACATGGCAAAGTATTGCTTTAGGTGATTTTACTGGAAGTTATACACATAATGGCACTACAATAAATTTTGCGCAAGCAAATCCATATCAATGGACGACAACAGGCTTCAATAATCCAGCAACTAGTGAAATGAGAGATGCGCTTATTGATTCACCGATAGAGTGGTTCTGGGACATGGAATGGTATTGGTATTTAATGGAAGATTCAATAGCACTGGATGGTGTTTTCAAATGTTATAAATATGCAAAAGATTATGTAACATCTAATAATTTAGCTGTTAGAAATACTAGAATAAACTGGTATTCTGGTAGTGTATATAGAAGTGATGGCCATTTTCTAGATTCTGGTGGTTCTGCGCCAACTGTAAATAATTATACTAGCAACCCATATTATCTTGATTATCATAATTATTATGTAAACAATGCAGATAAAAGTACGTTATCTAGCGTATTTCGTCCTATTTTTTATAATTATGCAGAATTGTTTCACCAATTTTCAATAAGTAATTATCATAATGATTATGGTTCTACTGATTATTTTTATAAATTAGTCCATCAATATGATATTGGAAATAAATTAGTAACTGAAAAACTAGGATCTAATCATAATATAATGTTTACTTCTCTTATGTTTAGTGTATATGAAACAGTTGCAGGCTCAAATATGCAAGCTAAACGTAAAGCGATAGGACCAGATGGACAGCCGGGTAGTGCAAAACCAGACATTTCTCCAGATTTTTGGCAATCTCTTGCAGCCTGGTCTTTTGGATATGGAGATGGATGCTTTATATGGGACGTTGGTAAATTTAGAGTAGAAGATTATGCAGATTATGTATGGGATGCGACAAATGGTAGCAATCCATCAGAAATATTTAAAAATGATTTTGCAGGTGCCGATTGGTATTTTGCAACAATTGCAAATCTGTATCAAAATAAAGATATTATCGAAGCTAATACCAATTGGTCTTATATTTCTCAAGATAAAGGTGGCGGGCAATATACAACCGGTACCGAAAATTATCCATTTGTAAATTATGTATTTAAAAGACCTTTAGTAGTTGCTAAATTTTCAATAGATGGTAAAGAAGCTTTAATATTATCAATTAATCCATTCAATAACGGATACACAAAGACAACTACTAATATAATGCTTACTCCTAACAATCCTATTTCAATAGATATGTGGGGTACTTATACAACAATATTAAGAGTAAAGATTAATAATTAATTATAGTCTATTCTTAACGCTATCTCTAAAAACACCAAGACAGAAGGCTAGGAAATTATTTCTAGCCTCTTCTTCTGTTTGAGCATACCATCGATACGCCATAGAACCTTCATACCTCTCTATCTCTTCCTTCAACTCCTCGTTCCTCCGCTTGATGATTTCAATTTGCTCAACACTAACAAAATCACAGTCAATAGATAGACCACTAGCAACCCTGAGCAATAGACCCCAGTCATACTTATCATTGGCTTTAACCGCCGTGTTATATGCCTCTTTCATTATTTCAGCTTCATGTTCAGATAACATACTAAGCTTATCTGGATGGCACTTAATTACGACTTTTCTAAATAACTTCTTAAACTCAGCATCATTATGATTAACGGCCTCTTCCTCTACGACTTTCGCTTCCTGTATTCGCTGACTGTCCTGCTCAGTTGGAACCAGGGCGTTCAGGGCTTCTTGATCCCCAGACTTGATCATTGCTTCTCTAAATTGAACTTCCGCGATTTCAGAAATCTCTTTTACGTCAATAAGAGATTCATACAAGTAGTTATAGTCTCTTAATATTTTACTTAATTGAGGATTTTTTGCCATATAAAAGGATCTAAACAGTATTTGTTACAGATATATATTTCAATTAAGAGATTAAGTCTCTAATCAAAATTAAAACACAAAAAAAACTAATAATCAATGTCTCAGATTAAAATTAAACAAGTTGAAGGTTTACAAGTCATTTTAGACTCGTTAATCGCAAGCGTTACGGCTGGTTCGGTGAAATCAGTATACACGCAAGCTAATCACGGTTTTACTCCTGGTATTGCAGTTTCCTACTCAGACGGTACTTGGATACCAGCTGACGCTTCTTCGGAAGATACATTAGGTAGACTAATTATCGAGAGCACGCCTACGGCTAACACATTCGTTGGTGTTCAAGTTGGTACTATTACAGTTTCTGCTTGGGATTTAACCCCAGGTAAATACTACGTAGTAGATACTTTAGGAACAGGACACCTTGCAGAATTCACAACAAATGAAGCTTATCCATTTAGCAATCCAGTAATGCAAGCTATTACTTCAACAACAGCCCATGTTTTACCATGGAGACCTTCTGTTGGTGTTGTTGCTTTCGATCTACCAATTCAAACAGTTCAGCAAAACTTAATTCCAGCTGCAACTTCTGGTAATTATGGCGCAACAGGTATTACAATCCAACACACTCCATACTCCGATGGTGCAATTAACGTATTAGTTAATGGTATCTCAGTATTAGAAGGCGATGGTGTTAAAACATCTGAGGTTTACTTCTCAGCCGATGGTGGAGCAACTGCTAAAGCAATTGCAGACATTACAGCAGGTGATCAGTTAATCTGGAACGGTGTTGTTGCAGGCTTTGACTTAACATCTGACGATAAAATCGACATCGAATACCAAAGATCTTCTTTAGCATAAACCAATAAATAAAAAACAATAAAAGTTATATACAATGTCAACTCCAATTATTAAAACGACAGGTACATCAGGAACTTCTGGTTCATCTGGCATAAATGGTTTAAATGGTACTTCTGGTATTGATGGCTTAAATGGAACTTCAGGTGTAGACGGAACTTCAGGAACAGCTGGTACTTCAGGTACTACTGGAACTTCTGGTTCTTCTGGCTCAAGTGGTTCTTCAGGCTCATCTGGAACTTCAGGTTCATCAGGAACAGCTGGTACATCAGGTTCTTCAGGCTCATCTGGTTCTTCAGGAACAGCAGGAACAGATGGTTCATCTGGTTCAAGCGGTACATCAGGTTCAAGCGGTTCATCAGGAACAGCAGGTACTTCAGGTTCATCAGGAACAGCAGGTACTTCAGGTTCAAGTGGTTCATCTGGATCTTCAGGAACTTCAGGTACTACAGGTACTTCAGGCTCAAGCGGTTCATCTGGATCTTCTGGTTCAAGCGGTACAGCGGGTACTTCAGGTACAGCTGGTACATCAGGAACAGACGGATCTAACGGTTCTTCTGGTACTAACGGTTCATCGGGAACAGACGGATCTTCTGGTTCATCAGGATCAAGCGGTTCATCAGGAACTTCAGGTTCAAGCGGTACAGCAGGTACTTCTGGTTCAAGCGGTTCAGCTGGAACTTCCGGTAGTTCAGGTTCAAGCGGTTCATCTGGATCTTCAGGAACTTCAGGCACAACTGGTACATCAGGTTCAAGCGGTTCTAATGGTTCTTCTGGATCATCAGGAACTTCGGGTTCTTCTGGAACAGCAGGAACTTCAGGTTCATCAGGTTCATCAGGAACTGACGGTTCATCTGGCTCATCAGGAACTTCAGGTTCTTCTGGAACAGCAGGTACTTCAGGTACAACTGGAACTTCTGGCTCAAGCGGTTCTAATGGTTCTTCTGGTTCATCAGGAACTTCAGGCTCAAGCGGTTCATCAGGAACTTCAGGTTCTTCTGGTTCATCAGGAACTTCAGGCTCAAGCGGTTCATCTGGAACTTCAGGTACAACAGGTACTTCAGGAACTTCAGGTTCATCTGGCTCATCAGGAACTTCAGGTTCATCTGGCTCATCAGGAACTTCAGGTTCTTCTGGAACAGCAGGTACTTCAGGTACAACTGGAACTTCAGGAACATCTGGTATAAATGGTGCTCAAGGTGCTACAGGTGCGCAAGGTCTCATTGGTTCAAGCGGTACAACTGGTACTTCAGGTACTTCTGGCGCTAAAGGTGCTCAAGGTGCTCAAGGTGCTCAAGGCGCTAACGGTGCTAACGGTGCTCAAGGTGCTCAAGGTGCTACTGGTCCTACTGGCCCTCAAGGTGCTCAAGGTTCAGTAGGTACTCCAGGTGGTACAGGTCCTACAGGTCCAGTTGGTCCTACAGGTCCTACAGGTGCTCAAGGTTCAGCAGGTACTCCAGGTGGTACAGGTCCTGTTGGTCCTACAGGTCCTACAGGTCCTACAGGTGGCTTCTCAACAGGTTCTAACGCACAAGTTAACTCGCTTGGTGTAGGTACTGGCGCTACTGGTTCAGCAGGTCAAATCGTAGCAACTGGTGATATCATCGCATATTATTCAGATGCAAGATTAAAGGATAACTTAGGAAACATTAATGACGCATTATCTAAAATTGCACAAATTAATGGTATCTACTATACTCAGAATGAATTAGCTGCCAAGTTTGGCTATGAGAACTTTGATAAGCAAGTCGGTGTAATTGCTCAAGAAATTGAAGCAGTTTTACCAGAAATTATCAAACCAGCTCCATTCGATATCGATGAAAATGGTAACTCAATTTCAGGTGAAAACTACATCACTGTTCAATATGAGAAAATAGTTCCTTTATTAATTGAAGGTATCAAGGCTTTAGCTGCTAAAGTAGAAGCTCTTGAAAATAAACTAAACGCTTAATTTCTATATAAGAAATAAGCCAAAGCTTGAAAAGCTCGGTCGAAAGGCCGAGCTTTTTTTGTTTGATAAATATAGTACACCATTTAATAAATATGAATTACAATCAGCCGTTTAATACACCCGATAATTATTACTGGTATCAGAATATTTTTACGCCAGAAGAAATTTCTAAACTAGAAGAAGATTTAGCAAATTTAAAAGTCGAAACGGCGAGAGTTGGAAACGATGGACAAGAAAGTGATGTCAGTGTTAGATCTTCCCGCGTCAATTGGATTCCAAACGAAGATAAGTGGAGCTGGTTATATTCTAAAATAATAACAGCTTCTTCGGAAGCAAACAAAGCCATTTGGAATTTTGATCTTCATAGTGCTAATGAGCTAATACAATATACGGAATATCATTCAACTGAAGCAGGGCATTACACTTGGCACATGGACTGTGGATCAGATTACATGTCTCATCGAAAAATTTCAATCACTGTTCAACTGAGCGAATCAGATGAATATGAAGGAGGAGATTTAGAACTATGGACAGGAGGAAATTCACCTCTTAGAGCACCTCGAGGAAAAGGAGTTGCTGTATTATTTCCATCATACATGTTACACAGAGTTTCTCCCGTAACCAAAGGAATTAGAAAATCTTTAGTTCTTTGGGTTGGCGGTTCACATTTCAAATAAATTTATAATGAATCATACTACATTAGATCCCAATACAAAAATGTATATTGATAATGTTGAGTTAGAAGGATCCACATATCTGGTGACCGGGTGGTTACATTGTGAATCCCTTTCAGCTTTATCTATTCAGGTTGGAGAAAACGAAGAAGATAGAGTAGAGCATACAGTTATCAGCAGACCTGACGTAAAATTAGTATATCCTGAATTGAAGAGCGATAGTGTAGGCTTTTCATTTAAAATAACTAAAGAACAATTATCGATGCCAATGTATGTCACTTTCTCTGACAGATCAAAGAGAAAGATACTAGAAAATTTTATAGTGTGGGCAGTAATGTACACTGGTTTTAATCGAACACACAAGGATTTAATCATTGTCGATAATTTTTACAGTGATCCTGATTTAGTTAGAACTCATGCTATCAATAACATGAATTACGCTAACTCGAATTATCACAAGGGCAAAAGAACACAGGATAGATTTATTGTAGAAGGCACAAAAGAAAGATTCGAACAAATTATAGGTAGAAAAGTAACTAATTGGAATCATGTTAATTACGCAAATGGAGTCTTTCAATATTGCACTCCTTTAGATCCGATCGTATACCACGTAGATACACAGACTTACGCTGCGATGGTATTCTTAACACCTGATGCACCTTTAGAAACTGGAACTGCATTCTATAAGAGCAAGTACACGGGATCAACAGAGTTTGATGGAACACACTCAGATGAAGTATTTAATAAAACCTTTAAGGGCTTAAGCAAAGATCTTAATTTCTATGATTCAACTCAGTATGAATTAATGGATACTGCAGCAAATGTCTATAATAGACTAGTTCTTTTTAATGCAAAGAGAATCCATGCTGCGACAAAATATTTTGGTGATTCTATTGAGAACGCCAGATTTTTTCAACTTTTTTTCTTTGACGTAGAATAATGAAACACAAACTACACATAATTACCCGCTGTAAAAAAACAGCTGATCTATCTAAAATTAAAAAGTCTATTTTTACAGATGAAGACAAGAATGTCGAGTGGCATGTAATTTTTGACACATCAGTTCTAAAAGATATTCCAGCAATAGTTTTAGACGAATTGAATCATCCGGATATTAAGCTGCACTTTATTAAAGGAGGTAGCACGTACATTGCAATCAATGAGGTCATAAACGGTATCTTAGGAGGTTTTATATACTTGTTAAGCGGTGACGCTGAACTTCATCCAGAATTATATAACACCTTTATCGAAAGAATAGAAGACAAATCTGTCTTTGTATTTTCACAGACGTACAATGGAGGCAAATCTTTTAGAAATGCATTCTTGCAAAATTTAAGACCAGGCCATGTAGATGGTTCACAGTATATTTTAAAGACCGATCTATTCGACACATATCAATTCGTTAATGAATTTAACGCCGATGGAATTTTAATTCAGCAGATCGCAAAGGAATTAGTCAATGAGATTGTATTTTGCAAAGAGGTTCTTTCTAATCACGAATCATTAAGACCTATGAAAAAAGCGAGGCTTCCACGAATCCTATTCATCGGCAAAGAAGAACCCACATTAACAACCGATAACCCATGGGACTGGGAATCCTCGGAATTAGAAGTCAGATACGAAAAGAATGATAACGACCTTAATGAAATTTTATTAGATTGGAATCCAGATGCAATAGTAACTATTTCTAAACAGTCTGGTTCTTTTTCAAATTTATGGAATGCAACATCCGAAATAAAATCAAAGTGGCTTAACGCTGAATCAATTGATGAATCTCTTGGACAAAAGGCGTATGCTTTAGCGATGAAGAATATGCTAAGCGTTAATAGAGCAAATCTAGTCTCTTTCTTTACGCCAATGCACAATACAGGTGATAAATTAAAGTTTACTTATGAATCATTAAAGAATCAAACTTATACAAATTGGGAGTGGATTCTAGTTAATGACTCATCTGACGAGGGTTTAACTCTAAAGATAGCTGAAGAAATTGCAGCTCTCGATCCACGTGTTAAAGTTTATGATTTCAGAGAAAAATCGAATGGTCTGATAGGCGAAGCTAAGTATAGAGCATGTTGTATGAGTCGAGGTGAAATTTTAGCCGAACTTGATCATGACGATATAGTTACAACGGATTGCGCAGAATATTTATATAAAGCTTCTGTTAAATTTCCAAAGGCAGGCTTCTTTTACTCAGATGCGCCTGAAGTAGATCTAAACTGGAATTCTAACATATATGGAGAAGGATTCGCCCTAGGATATGGTTCATATAGAACCGATAATGTATTCGGAAAAGAGGTTCAATCTTCAGTTACGGTTGGAGTTAATCCAAAAACAATTAGACACATCGTTGGAGTTCCTAATCATATTAGAGCATGGAGAAGATCCACTTATTTTGCGATCGGTGGTCACGCAAGAGGCTTAACTATTGCCGATGATTATGAATTAATTGTTAGAACGTTCTTAAACACGACAATGGTTCATATTCCTAGAACTTTATATGTTCAATTTTTATATAATGATGGATATGAAATGAATACACAGGACTTAACCAGAGCTGACATTCAGAGAAGAGTTAAAACTATTGCTCAATATTATAACGAAGACATTAAGAAAAGATTTGAAATTGATTTCGGCATCGAGGATTGGGCTTATAACTTTAATCCTTCTTATCCAATAGATGCTCCTTGTAGATATGGTGCTCAGGAAGGTAGAGTAAATTTAACTTTTACTGAATAGCAATAATTCTATCTAGTGTGGTGGAATTGATTTTAGACTTTACGCTATTGCATAGAAATCTAAATTCAATTCCATCTTTTTGTATAGCATGCTTGGTTTGTCCATAATGAATAAATTTAGTATGCATTTCATCTTTACTCCAGAGCCCTGTTTCTATAAACTGGTCTTCATGCCAAACACCTTTCACTGCATGAAACCTGTTCTTAATTAGAGGTGTATGCTCAATCTCTTTGTGTAGAGCAAGTTGCTTCAATATCTTTTGCTCTGCGAAACAAACATAATTTCCTTTCGGAGCCTTTAAGCTCGACAATTCTTCCATAGAGTTTAGGCTATGCGTTGCATACTCTTTCTGAAAATTAATATCGTTAAAGCATAAGTAAGATACGTTAATGGCGTCATTATTAATAGACCACTTTAAATAATCGGGTATAGACCATTTACATGATTTGATAAATTGATCCGCTGCTCCAGGGTATGCAAAATCTCCATCCTCATCATGCGAGTAGACAAAGTTTGAAGCTGGCGAAGGATCAGTTAAATTAGTAAAGGTAATAAAGTCATAGTCGACCATGATTACTGGCTCTTCCTGTTGTAATAGGACACGTAGTTTTGAAGAACTCCAGAACGCAACCTTATCAATTGTAGTCGGCTGCTCTAGAAGAGTAACATTAACATGATCCCAGTGAGATAATAGGTCTAGGTCGCGTAAGTGGTTATGCGTCAACTTGTCAACATATAAAACAGTAGCCGTATTATTCCATCTCTTCCAATTAATGACACTCGACATGAGCATTAATGTATTCACGCTACTATAAAAAGCCGGATTTTTATCCACATTTTCCAGAACCCATATCGCTCGTTTTGTCATAGGTTATATATTTTATTGAGTACAAATGCGGAAATATATAGAAGAAACAAATATATCCCGAGTTATGCCAAGAGTTAGTATAAATCAAATAGATGGACTTAAAGCCGAATTAGATAATTTAAAAAATAAAGCTGCTATTTCTGGAGCTAATGGCAGTTCAGGTACCAGTGGAACGTCTGGTATTGATGGAATAATAGGTGCTTCTGGCTCAAGCGGTACATCTGGTAGCTCTGGCTTAACAGGAACAAGCGGTACTGATGGTACTTCAGGTTCTTCAGGAACTACAGGCGAGCATGGTACGCATGGTACTTCCGGAACTTCCGGTTCATCGGGCTTTTCAGGTACAGATGGGACTTCAGGTATAACAGGAACTTCTGGATCAAGTGGTACAGGCGGAACTTCAGGTTCTTCAGGAACTACTGGAACATCAGGCATATCTGGGACTTCAGGTTCTTCAGGAACTACTGGAACATCAGGCATATCTGGGACTTCTGGTTCAAGCGGAACCAATGGTTCTTCTGGAACATCGGGTACAACAGGTACTTCTGGAACATCAGGTTCAAGTGGTACACCAGGTTCATCTGGCTCATCAGGTACAGCAGGAACTTCAGGTTCAAGCGGTTCATCAGGTACTTCTGGAACAACAGGCACATCTGGGACTTCTGGTTCAAGCGGTTCATCAGGTACTTCTGGAACAACAGGCACATCTGGGACTTCTGGTTCAAGCGGTTCATCAGGAACTAATGGTACTGCAGGAACATCAGGTTCTTCAGGAACTAATGGTTCTTCTGGTTCATCAGGAACTTCAGGCTCAAGTGGTTCATCAGGAACTTCTGGTACTTCTGGTACAACAGGAACATCTGGTACATCCGGCTCAAGTGGTTCATCAGGAACTTCAGGTACATCTGGTTCTTCTGGCTCATCAGGTTCATCAGGAACTTCTGGTTCTTCAGGATTTAGTGGTTCATCGGGTTTAACAGGAACATCTGGCACTTCAGGTTCATCTGGTAATTCTGGTAGTTCAGGTTCATCTGGTAATTCTGGTAGTTCAGGAAGCTCGGGTTCAAGCGGTTTAAACGGAACATCGGGAAGCTCAGGTTCAAGTGGAGCTAATGGAGCAGCCGGTGTAAATGGAGATATAGAATATTCATATACTATTAACACTACAGGATTAGACGTAAATACTTATTATCCAGTTACAATTGGTTTAGGAACTAATACTTTATATAAATTATCGATCAGAGTTGCCTTGAATTCAAATGTTCCATCTTGGTCATCTCACCCGGCCGGTTTTTCAGTTAAATTAATATGGTTTGCAAATGGTAACGGATGGGGAACAAATGATAATATAAGATTTATTGAATCATACAACTATAGATTCGTATCTGGAATGTCGCCCATTGGTGGTATCACGCAAATGTCAAACTCATCTGATGAAGTAGTGTGGGTAAGAGGCGGCGGAATCTATTATATGTATTGTAACTATGGAATTAGCCCACAACTAAGAACAAGCACATATTCTATATATGGTGCTTCAGTGTCTCCTACTACATCTACTTTTAATGACGTGTGGAGTTCTGCTCAAGGTAAAGTTTCATTTGGTGAAGTTTATGCTTCTGGCGATATTACTGCTTTTTCAGATGCTAGAGTAAAAGAAAACATAAAACCAATTGAAAGTTCTTTAGATAAAATATTAAAATCAAGAGGTGTGGTCTATGATAGAATAGATACTGGCACTAAAAATAACATTGGATTTATTGCACAAGAATTGGAATTAAACATACCTGAATTGGTTGTAACTGATGAGAGCGGCAATAAGTCTGTTAAATATCAAAATATGGTTGCAGTTTTAGTTGAGGCTATTAAAGAACAACAGGCGCAAATAGAAGAATTGAAAAATACAATTAAAAAAATACAATTAAACTCCTAAAGAGATAAGGTATTTTATTTTTTAATATATAGACTATGAGAGCACTCAATACTAAGATATTATCATTTGACCAATTTGTGAATGAAGCATTTGTAAGATCAGAGTTCCAGAAAGTAATGATTACTCGTAGAGCTGATCTGGATGACTCGTTTATCACGGGCCCAGAGTATTCAACTCATGAGTACTGGACTATTATTACCCGCGGAGATGAGCCTATTACGGTGCCGAAAGATCTTCCTGTCTTAAACTACGATAGAAAGACGCTTGAGAAAATGATCAAGGCTGGCGCTATCAGAGACAATCAGGTTTATAATAAACTGCAAGCAAGAGAGAAGGTTAGCTCGAAGGCTGAGTTTTACAAGGCTCACGCTAAATCAGGTTTTATTATTCCTACGGTCTTAGATCCTAAAGCAGTTAAAGACCTTAACTTTCCGGTGGTTGCAAAACCAGATAATAATCATAGCGGTTTAGGTATTAAAGTATTTGAAACACCAGAGAGCATGGATAGCGTAGACCTGTCTCAATTCTCATCCTTTTCTGAAAAGATTAAGATTAAAGAGGAGCATAGGTTCTTTGTGTGGAGAAGTGAAGTAATTCAATGGGCAGAGAGAAAGCCAATGGATGATGAGACAAAGGATATTGCTAAGAAGGCCGAGGACAAGGAGACTAATTTCGCTTATATTTTAAGAGAAGAGACCCCAGGGGATGATTTCTTAAAATGCATTGCATACTTTGGAGACTACCACTCGGACCTGGACTTCTATGCGATCGATATTGCAAAGACAGAGGACGATAAAGTCTATGTGTTCGAGATTAATTCAGAGCCTGGTGCTCTATTCGGAGTAATGGCTCTGGTATATGAGAGAATTTACGAGGACTGGTACGAGACACAACTATCCGACGAGACCTCTAAGCTCCTACAAGAATTTAGACAGCAAGATATTAAACAGAATCAAAAACAAAATCCTAACTGGCAGGTTAAAAAATAATGGCATACCCTAACTCAAATATGACTGTAACTATTTATGTGCATCACATGCAGATTGATGAGCTGTTTGACTTTCTAAATGACAGAATCAGCGAGGCACCGGCGTACTGGTATTCAGAACACGATGTTCCATACTCGGTAACCGGTGGATATGCGGCGGTTCATCTTAACTATGAGTCTTACGCAAAGGTTAGAAGAGCCAGGAGCTGGAACGATCCCTTACACTCCATAAAATAAATTAAATTTTTTTGAAAATAAATGACCCGAGATTTTTTAGTCTCGGGTTTTTTAGTTATATTTACCTTATAAACAACAGCAATATGTCAAAGAAGCAAACCAAAGTTATCACGGTCCCAAATCCAAAGGTTGGTAAGACCTATCAATTCTTACACGCTGGGTTTATGACCAAAACCGGAGTCCTGGTAGAGGAGTTAAAGGACTTGACAAAACAATATGGGTATAAATGGTATAAGTTTAGCGTTAAGCTAGATCAGCAAATGGCAGACCGAATGGGTAAGCCAGAAATGTTCTACCCAATTTCAATTTTCGATATCACTAAAGAAGAAAAATAATGTATAGACAAGATGAATTAAAACAGATGTTATTCATAGACATTGAAACGTCTGCTTCGCATTCAGATTACGAGGAGTTTAAGCTGTCACTATCTGCTAATTCTCAAATGGCTTCTTGGTGGGCAGAAAAGTGCATGTTTATTCGTAAAGACAGGCCTGAATTAGAGGATAAGAATGAAGCTGAAATCTATAACATTCAGGCTGCTCTATTCCCAGAATGGGGCCGGATAGTCTGTATCTCAATGGGACAAGTTAAGTTTGATGAAGAAGGTCCCGCGAGTGATTTCAAAGCCCGCTCGTTCTATGGAGATGATGAGAAAGAGTTGCTTAAAGAATTTTTACAAGTGCTCACCGCCATCTTCTTTAAGGCACCTGGTGTCAAATTAGTTGGTCATAATATTAAAGGCTTTGACGTGCCTTATATCTGTAAACGAGCGATGATTCATGGGATTGAACTGCCAAAGCAACTTCACATGCAGAAAGTGAAACCATGGGACAGCTGCTTATTAGATACAGCTGATGTTTGGAAATTTGGTGGCTGGAATGGAGCTAAACTTGGTGTTATCTGTGAGATGTTAGGAATTCCTTCACCAAAAGAGCAGATGGAAGGTGGACAAGTGAGCGCTGAATTCTATAAAGGCAACATTCAACAAATCATGGAGTATTGCGAGAGAGACATTAAGGCAACCGCCGATGTGATGTTGAAGTTAAGTGGAATGACAATTATACCATAACAGTGACAATGTGTCCAATTTTAGCATAATGGCACACAAATTGATAGTATATTAGTTAATGGAATAATCCAGAGAAAATAAACTTAAATACAATGAATTTTACACAAAGACACTACCAAACTATTAAAGACATGTTCTCTCTAAATAATGATTTGCCAACATGGTCAACCACTTCATTAGTTAGATATAACGACTTAGAAGATGAACTCGTAGACATTGATTATGAAAATAGACAAATTCATTTTTTAGCACCGGGCTTAACTCTTAAGGAGATTGACGTGCATGTTGAATGCAGAGTCTTAACCGTTAGCGCCAATGTGCCTGCTGGAAATACTAATAAATTTATCAGCTCTTTTAAGAAGTCATTTACATTAGGCAGCACGGTGAATGCCGATTCAATCTCTGCAAAATTAAAGGCGGGTATTTTAACTGTATCCTGGACATGTGATGAGGAATCAAAATCAACAAAAGTAAAAATAGTTGAAGAATAATTTTTTTAATTCGGATAAATTAGTTATATTTACCTAAACTTAAAGATACTTACTATGTTTTTTGACGACATTAATGACGAAGATGAAGATTTTTTTGGCTCCGAAGATGACTTTCAACCCGATGAAACAACTGAAGAGATGTCACAACAAATCTACGATAGAATGATTGACCGATATGTCAGAACCAACTATGAAGCGATCGAGCGCAAAGGCATCGACATTCAAGGCTTAAGACTTATTTCAATCGACAATAAGGTCCTGTCTCAACTAAAGAGCACTATCTGTTATATGATTCAGTATTTTGTTGAGCGAGAAGAGTATGAGAAGTGTGCAGTCTTAAACAAGTATCTGCCAGAGTTGGAAGACATTGAGATAAAATAGTTTAATTGTTTGATTGATTAAGGGAGCCCTGGCTCCCTTTTTTCATCTATAAACAAAATGTGAAAAATATATAGAATAGATTAAAATAATATCTTATTATGGATGATTCAAAATCACTAGCCGAAATCGCAAAACAATTAAAACGAATTGCTGACTCAATGGAGCGTCAACAGAAGGCAGACTTATTGACAGGCGGAGTAGAGAAAATTAAGGAGGCTATTAAAACTCGCAAGGATGAGCTATTATCAAACATTAAAAGTAAGCGAGACAGCTAGTCAAGAGGAGATTAAACAAGCGTACAGAAAACTGGCTAAGGAATTGCATCCTGATAAGAACCCGGACACTGATACGAAGCAGCGTTTTCAAACCGTACAGGAGGCTTATCAAACTCTTGGCGATGAGGAGAAGCGTAGACAGTATGATAGGTCAAAGGGTGGTGAAATGGACTGGGAAAACCTGTTTCAGCAATGGAATCAGGGCAATACAAACTGGTCCAACGATTTCAACGTGCACTTTGGCAACCGGGCAGACTCTTCGAGAAAAGGGCAGGACCAGCGTGTCACAGTTCAATTAGATATACATCACATCTATAACGGCTTCAAGACAACTCTTAACACCAGAATCGATCAGGTGCCAGTGGAGATTCCAAAGGGAGCAAAGGAGGGCATGACTTTAAGGGTTAGAGGCAGAGGCTCCTGGAACCCATGGAATAGAGAGGCTCCCAGAGGTGACCTATTAGTGCAAGTCACTATCTTACCCAACGTGAACTGGATTATTCAGGGCGATGATGTTTGGATGGAGGTGAGCCTGAGATGGTATGACATGATACTTGGCACTAAAACAGAGATTGACACTCCTTCGGGTAAATTAGCCTTCACCGTTCCACCGGGCTCAAATCCTGGAAAAGTTCTCAGGTTAGCCGGTAAAGGCTTGCCTATCATGGGCACTAATGAAGCTGGAGCCATCTTAATAAAATTACTTACGAGTTTTGCGGGTATAAATGCCGATCAACTTGAGTTGATAAATAGAATAAAGCAACTTGAAAATTGATTGACTACGACGGCATACTCTCGAGTGACGACCACACTTCCTTCTTTAATCAACTTCTAACCTTGAACAAGGGTCAGATAATGGAACTAACATATCGGGCCTTGATGACGAAGAAGATGGGAGCGCTCTCAGAATCCAGCGCCACCAAAGAAAACAAGATAGAGGCCTTAGAATTAATGGTTAAGTGGTTCGAAGGCTTAGAAGAGTATGAAAAATGTCACAATCTTAAAAAAATAATTCAAGAGTTATGATTATTATTAATGTAAAGGACGGCAACATTGAGAAGGCTCTAAAGGAGTTTAAGCGTAAAACTATCAAAATCAAGCAGATGCAAGCCTTACAAGAGAAAAAAGAGTTCAAGAAAAAGAGTGCGATGAAGCGATTACAAAAACAAAAAGCTGAATATAAGCAACAGAAGAATACCAATCAATAAACACTTCGGTGATACAGGGCTCACATCCTAAAATATATTACATTATTAAAATTGTCCAAACCACACCGATTCATTACTGGTTAAAATATATAAACTGTTGAAAATTCAACATGATAAAAAACATTCAAACAAACAGAATGGGTTATTTAACAGGTGATGAAAAAGACCAGCTGATGCGTTCAAGCTATTCTATCATTACAAGAAATTTTACGAAAACTGTTAACAGGTTTATTGCGTTTCAAGACGGTAAGAACACTATTGAAATTCCACATGGCTTAGGCCAACGCTCAAAGTTTATTCAATTATTAATCGAATACTTTGTAGAACTGGAAGAGTATGAGAAGTGTGATACCTTAATGAAACTAAAGGAGCTTGTAATAATGGCTGGGGATTAAGTTAAAAATAAACATAAGCATGGGATCTACTCGAAACAATCAAAAGAGTCAACAACAATCTAAACCAAAGGCGGAAATTCAACCAACCGTTCAGTTAAGACAATCACAAAACGATTACGTAAACACAGTTCTTCAAAACGATATTACATTCTGCTACGGTCCAGCAGGAACCTCAAAAACTTTCACTGCATGTTATATTGCGCTGGAATTATTAAAAGACAAAGAAATCACTAAAATTATCCTATGCAAGCCTATTCAAGAGGCCGGCGAAAAACTGGGCTTCTTGCCCGGTTCAATCGATGAAAAGGTAGACCCTTACATGAAGTCATATAAATCTAATATTGAAAAGATTATTGGCTGGAATAAAACTGAACAACTTTTCGGAGATGGCATTATCGAGTTTCAACCTTTAGCCTATATGAGAGGTGACACCTATGATAATTGCCTGATGATTCTTGACGAGGCACAAAATGCGGATTTTCGACAACTTGCACTTTTTGTCACCAGGATGGGCAGGAACACTAAAGTAATTGTAGCTGGAGACGTTTCACAACACGACATCGCTAGAAATAAAGTATCTCTTCCTTCATTTATGGAAATGCTAAAGGGTATCAAGGGAATTGGAACTCACATCTTTACTGACAAGGATATCGTTAGAGCTAAAATCTTACAAGAGGTCGTAAAGAGATACGAAGCTTGGAAAGATAAGAACGATAAATAAAGATATAAATTAAAGGGATTTTCGACAATTTTCGTGAATATTGTTTGTGGTTATTCAATTGCACAATGTCGGCATCCCTTTAATTTTTTATTTTTTAAAAGATATATAGAGTAACCACAAACATATATCTTTTTCATGAAAAACGAATATCGATACCACTACGTATACCGCATAACTAACACGTTATTACGTAAATTCTATTACGGATCCAGGTCATGTAATAGAATTCCTTCAGAAGACATAGGAATTCACTATTTTTCTTCTAGTATGGACAAAGATTTTATATTAGATCAAAAGCAAAATCCAACTAATTATTCTTATAAGGTAGTTTCACTGTTTGATTCTAAAAAGGAAGCTATTGATTTTGAAATTAAGCTGCACCATAAATTTGATGTCGGTAAAAATCCAGCGTTCTACAATAGAAGTAAAGCATCGTCAAACAAATTCGATATTACAGGAACTACACTATCCGAAGAAACGCGTAAAAAAATGTCAGAATCAAGAACTGGTAGAAAATGCAGTGAAGAAACTAGATTGAAGATATCTAAAGCTAATACCGGAATAAAGCACGACGCTGAATTCAGAGAAAGATGTAGACTTCAAATGCTAGGTAATAAGAGATGTTTAGGTGTAAAGCACACGGCTGAATCTAGAGCAAAAAATTCAGAATCACATAAGGGGCAAACTCCATGGAATAAAGGTAAAAGTGAAGTATATTCCGATGAATCTAAGCGTAAGATGTCAGAGGCTAAGAAAAATATGACTCAAGAGCAAAAGGACAAGATGCATGCTTGGAAAAAAGGAAGACCTCTTCCTGAGTCTACTAAAATTAAATTACGTAAACCACAAGAAAAGATTGAATGCCCTCATTGTGGAAAAATAGGAGGCGTTTCCGCAATGAAGCAATCTCATTTCAATAATTGTAAATGGAAAGACAAGCACAATCTGTAAACTTTTAAGCCATTCTCTGTATAATCTCTAAACTATACAGAGAATGGACCAAGCGAGACACGTATTATTAAAATCACATTACAATCAGGACACTTCAATCATTGAGGTTGGCGTTGATGAGGCAGGCCGAGGAGCATTGGCTGGTCCGGTTACGGTTGCAGCCTGTATTATGCCGGCAGACTTTCAACACCCGTTAGTTAAGGACTCTAAAATCCTGTCTGAGAAACAGAAAGAAGAGGCCTATAAGATTGTGATGGAGAACGCTATTGCTTGGTATTGTGTTCACGTAGAGCCCCAGATTATTGAGGAGCAGAACATCTTGAAGGCCACTTTACATGGTATGATGCTGTCACTAAGCGGTGTTGAAGAGCAAACGGACTTTGATTTTATCCTGGTAGATGGAGACCAGTTTCATGGCTACAATGGCAAGAACTTTACGACTGTGGTCGGCGGCGATAACAAATATACTTCGATTGCAGCGGCTTCGATTATTGCAAAGGTAAAGCGTGACCAATGGATGAGAGAGTATGAAGCTGGTAAAAAGTATGGCTGGCCTTCAAATAAGGGCTATGGTACCGCGCAACACATCAAGGCCATTCAAGAGCATGGACCATGTGAACAACACAGAATGAGTTTCATCTCTCATATTGTGACAAAAACAGCAGAACTATTTTGAAAAATCTAATTAACGGCATCTTATTGCTCGCAGCTGGGCAGTCACTGGTCTGGTTTCAAACCAACGGTCAATTCATCTGGCCGGTATTTAATAGAAATCCAGGGTGGGTAGCATTGATCGGAGGTAGTATTGTGTCCTATACCTTTATCTTGGGCACAAAGGAATTGGCCTCTTATTATGGAGCCTTATGGCCAGGAAGGTTCATTGGTTTTGCTGCAGGAATGGTGGTGTTTGCCCTGTTAACCTGGTTTATGATGGATGAGGGAATAAACACCAAAACCTTGATTTCATTAGGGTTGTCTGTAACACTCTTATGTGTTCAGCTGTTCTGGAAATAAATTAAACTTTTTTTGAAAATAAATGACCCGAGATTTTTTAGTCTCGGGTTTTTTGTTTATATTTACCTATATCAAAAGAATATGAGTAAACCTTGTAAATCATGTGGCCAATCTATCTCTGAAGCCCGCCTCCTGATTATTCCTAACACCGAGCACTGTGTTAGCTGCACCTCCGAATCAAGATGGAGCTCAGTGCCTATCATCAACCATAAGACCGGTAACACTATTGAGGTGGTGAAAGACCCTGAAGTAGCGGCTGAGTTTCATAAGCTATCAAGTCGTGCTGGTTTTGGCACACTACGAGGCTTAAGAATGGGCAAGTCTTCTACTGAAAAGGTAAAGCTGACCGCTAGCGTTTCAACTCACTCGTTATATGTGACTCCAGAACAGATCGAGGAGATAGGCAAGCGTGCTACAGATTTATGGGAAAGCTTAGGCCAGGCAAGAGCAGAACGTTGGTTAAACGCAAAAGTGGAAGCCGGCACCATCACTCGTTTACACGCAGATAAAATCATTAGAATGATTAAAGTTATCCTGCAGCCTAAACCAGAACCCGTGCAAACCCGGATCAATTACAACCCAAAACCAACTACATCACACAAAGGCCCAGTCGACGAAGAGATCCAGCTGGCCTTTAAGCACTGGAAAAGATTTTAAAAATAATCAGTAAATAATTTTTTTTATTCAGAAAAAATAGTTAGATTTACCTATCTTAAATAATCAAACAAATATGACAATATTAACAATCGATCCTAAGTCTATCAAAGCCAACGGTATCTCCTATTACGGTTCAGTTCGTAAACACATAGCATTCATCGAGAACGCAGTTTCAGTATTTAGATTACGCTATTCATATAATGAATTAGTGAAGACCTGGCCACAGGATGATTACTATGAAGGCCGCCGCTTTCAAAACAACGAAGATGTAGCTGCTCGTTTATTATCAGCTGTCTCAGGTGCGGTCAATCAAGCACTACGTGAAGCTGGCATCGAGCCATACAATGAAGATAATACTGCGACGAAAGATGCAATTGCTCTAGGTGACCATTTCATGAGCACTCTATCTGGCACAGATTTAAACGGCTTAATCTCAGATGCTATGCGTGAGTGCGCTAGTGCTGACCACTGGTACACATTTGAAAAAGAATATTAATATGAAAAGAAAAGGCTCAACCCTAGGCTATTGCTGCATCAACCTAGATCTACAGGAAACCCAGAAAATAACGTGTAACCGGTCAATGGTTAAAAAGACTTTCTTGTTGAAAGGTATTGCATACGCGTCGGAACTAGCGCTTAAAAACCTAACCGATATGGAGCAAATCCTGGAATGGAACCATCGCAGAGGCATTACGCTGTACCGAATGTCAAGTGATATGTTTCCATGGATGTCAGAGTATGAAATAGTAGACTTGCCAGGTTACGAACTGATTAAGGCTCAGGCCAAGAAGGTGGGTCAATTAGCCAAGGAGTATGGGCAGCGCTTAACCTTTCATCCAGGTCCATATAATGTTCTAGCCTCTCCATCGGAACTGATTGTCGTAAAAGCAATTAAAGACTTGCGACAGCATGGTGAAATCATGGATCTTTTAGGGCAACCACGCACTCCTTATGCGGCGATTAATATTCACATAGGTGGCACATACGGCGATAAGGTAACTACCTTACAACGCTTCTGTGAAAACTTCAAGCGACTTCCAGAAAATGCAGCTAATAGACTAGTGATTGAGAATGATGACAAGCCGGCTCAGTATACAGTACAGGACTTGTATGACGGAATGCACTTAGGCGGTGCCAGATTACCAATCACCTTTGACTATCTTCATCATTCATGCAATCCAGGAGACTTAAGTGAGGAGCAGGCCATTAAGCTTGCGGCTAAAACATGGCCTGAAAACGTTAATCAGCTAACACACTACTCCTCTTCTAAGAAACTACACGAGGATGCAACTTCAATTATTAGAGCACATGCAGACTATATATATGAAGAGATTAACACCTACGGCCTAGATCTAGACATTGAACTGGAGGCTAAAGCTAAGGAGAGATCTCTAATTAAATATACAAAAGATTATGGTTTTGTTTGAAAATAATCTTTAAAATATTTTTTTATTTCGGAAATTATTGTTATATTTACCTATCAATAAAAATAACAAACAATGAAAAAATTATTAATCTTCGCAACATCTCTCTCGATTTTAACCGCGTGTTCAAAACCGGAAGAAATCGTACCGGTAGTTGATTTTAAACCGGAACTAGTGAAAACTAACAACACTAATCCGGCTGATCAATTAGATTCTCGAGTTTTATCTGTCAATTTAGAGAAGTCTATCATTGATGGAAAACAGGTGTATGCTAATTCTTTGGATGCAAACGGTAACGCATGTATGAATTGCCACATTTCGCGAGACGGTTTCGATATTGCATTGTTTAATAACTCCGATACTATTCCGGCAATGAATCGTGTTTTTCAACGAGCTCTAAACCACGTTCCTGTCAAGGAATCTACCGATGTAATGAATTATATTAAGAGCTTAACTAAAACCGATGCTATCGCTCCTAGAAATTCAACTCAAAATGTCTTTCAACCGGGTTTTGAGACCACAACTGAAAGTGCTTTAGCTATTGAGCTTGGTTTAACGAATCCGGCTTACACCGTAGAGCAGATCAATTCATGGGACTTTAAGAAAATTAAAGTGCCGATGAAGCTTCCGGGTTGGTTTACTATTGAAGACAATACAGACTGGATGCCAGACAGACCAATTCAATTAATGAAAAAAGGTGATGAGTCATTCAAGAATGCTTATAAGATGTATCTTGATAGCCCGACAGACGCTAACTTTGTAAGATTTAAGAGAATAGTCTTTAATACCCTCACTGAAGCAGATAAACATCCAGGTGAGCATGGAGGAAATGACTTTGAAGAGTCATATAACACAATGAGATGGATGTCCAGTGCTTATATGCAACATGTAATTAGATACCGAGGTGGAAAATATGGCCCTTTCGATATGATAGTAGACGGAAAACCATCGGATACTCGATATGAAAGCGTAATGGATCCAATCTGGTTAGCAGGTAATACGGCAAGAAGAAGCCTAGACAATGGAACCCTAGCAACAGTCTTGCCAAACAGAGATGAAATTAAAGCAACCTGGTTATATATGGGATGGATTGGTAATTATGGCAAGACGGTAACCTTTGAGTCCCAGTATATTGGAACCGCTTTAACCGATAAGGGCTACAATAATTTAGCGGCAGCTGTCATCCTGAAATCAATGGTTAACCGACCTGATAATAGCCTAGCTATCTACGACGATATTAGATCTATTGCAAGATTCGTTAAAGCCAACTCAGGAATGTATGAGAAGAGCGTAGACTTTGCCTTAACATTTGTCCTAAACAAGTTGAAGAATTCTCCAACGACAATGACAGTTGTTGGCACAGACAAAAAATATTCTCTAGAGGCACTACTAACTACAAAGTGGTACATTGAAGAGCGCGGCGGCACAACTAAAGCTGAACTATTAGACAAGTTAAAACAGATTGATGATCTAATATCTCAAATGTAATTGAAACAATTTTTAATTTAATTTATATAAAAATAAAAGATATGTCACAACTTAAAATCAATGCTCTTAGAGCCAGATACGAAGCACAAAAACTAGAAGCTCTAGCTACTATTGATGTTTATATGAATAACGCGGTTGGTGTCGGAGAACATCCCGGTATTATCGATATTCTAGATGAACAGCTTCGTAAAGTAGAAGAAGCAAATTCATTGATCAGTTTAGTTGATAACTTATTCTCAACCGTTAAGCCGGTTGTCGAAGAAACTAAAAAATCATAAAGATAATTGTTTGTTTGATTGATATAGAGAGGACCTTTTTAAGGTCCTTTTCTTTTTTCAATATATAAAGTAATGAAAAAGATTAAACTTTTCGAGGAATTCAATGCCAACTCAAAATTGAAAATAGGCTTATACCATGATAACGGTGTAGTAGACTCTACTATTTCGGCGTGGGATGATTTCTTTGAAACATATTTAGGGGTTGAACCTGTAAAATTAGATTCAGATTCTTTTGAACTTAAAAACTTTGAGAAACTTGACCTATTAATTATCCCGGGCGGAGATTCATTTCAGGAAAGACTCGGTATGAAAGAACAGAGCACGATAGAGTTAAAGGAATGGGTTAAATCTGGTGGCAAACTATTAGCAGTTTGCGCAGGCTTTCACTTAATATCTTATGGACATGACTGGTCCTTAAAAATGATTAACGTTAAAAGTTCTAACGCAAATCTGCCAGAACCTGCATATATGCCAATGCACAGAGTGACTGATGACAAAGTTTTAGTAGAATTTGAAATAACGCCGACGGGAAAAGATATTTTTTCTACTTCAAGGAATAGCGTTACATTAGATTATCATGGCGGTCCAATAGGAGAATCATTAGATAAGAATATAAACGTCATATTAAAATTTAAAGAGGGTGTTCCTATGCAATTACCAGGCGAAAATTATTCTATTGGCAAGATAGCCGGTGTTTTTTCATCGTACGGCAAAGGTAATATCATTGCGATGAGTCCTCACATTGAAAAGACGACTGAGGAGAGAGGTCTGCTATCAAACGCTATCGATTTTTTATTGAATATATAAGCTATGAATAAATCAGATAAATTTTCAGATTATCCTAAAGCGGCAACCGAAAATGCTAAGAAGGCTCTTGAATGGAGAGACAAATATGGCAGAGAAGAGGTAGACGCAGGAACACCAGTAGGCTGGCAACGAGCAAATCAACTTGCAAAGGGAGAAGCCTTATCCTATGATGTTGTGTCAAGAATGGCGCAATTTAACAGACACAGAAAAAATTCAACAATCGATCCTAAATTTAAAGACACTCCATGGAAAGACAGAGGCTATGTGGCCTGGTTAATTTGGGGTGGAGATGAAGGAGTTGATTGGGCTATGAAAACTATGGACCAGATTAAAAAAGAAGAGACTAACGAGAGATTTGTAATGACGTTTGAATCTTTTATTTTAAAATCTAAATCCAAATAAATTAGATATATAGAATTACTAACATATTAAAATAATAAATAATTATGGCAAATTTAAAATCATTTGAGCAGTTCGTAACAGAAATGGATAGAGCTGAAGAAATTGAAAAAGACATTGTAGATCAAGGAACTCCAGAAGAACATGATGCTGAAGAAGCAGATGTAGTTCAATCTCAGGGTCAAGAAACTAATGAAGCTGCTGACGTAACAGGCATTCAAGCTGATGAATTAAAAGATGATTCAAAGGACGTTACTCCTCCGGTAGTTGATGCTGATGGAAAAAAATATGCTAAAGCCGAAGACAGAGCTGAAGATGGTTCTAAAGAATTAGAAGCAGACTTAGCTAAAACAGCTAACGGAGAAGTTATCGCTAAGGTTGTTGTTGAAGGAGAAGAAGCTGTAGAAGTAAGCGAAGGAATGGATAAAGCAACCATCAAAAGAATGGAAGGTGTTGTTTCACAGTCAAATCTTAAGAAAATGTTAGATGGTATTTCTGGCGTTATTGCTGACCTAACAGATGATGGTTTTGAGTATGAAGAAGCTGTTGATTATGTAGCATTTAAAATTGACGATAAATTAGCAGGAAAGTTTTAATACGATGAAGACATTAAAATCATTTAACGAATTTGTTTTAGAAAATGCGGCAGCATTAAACGAAGACGAACCAAAGGTTCAACAACAATCTGAAGTTAAACCCGAAGAGGAAAAAGAAGAGGCTGCTGAAAATCCAACAGACTCTATCAAAGAAGAGCCGAAAGAAGAAGAGAAGAAGTCAGCATCTGACCTATTAAAAGAATGTTGTGAGATGATGATGGCTGAGGCTAAGGTTTGGGAAGAGGATGCGCACGATGAGCATACAATCGAATCTTATATGTGCGAAGCTGCCTCTTTAATGGGTAACTATTGCGCTAACACTCTAAAAGAAATGAAAGAAGAGTATGCGTTAGAAGCGTATGAAGCTGCTTGCAACTCGATGAAAGAATCATTCTGTAAGAAAATAGATGAAGCAAAGGATTCTAACATGGCTCCACAAGCTCCTGAAGATCTAGAACCTTCAGCTAAGGCTTAATAAATTTAACCACTTAATACACTAAGGGACCCAATGGGTCCCTTTTTTATTTTAGAAACTATCCCATAATAATCTGTATAAATAACTAAATTAAGTTATATGCCCAGAATTCCTATACAAATTATTTACATGCAAATAGCATACCAGGTTGCAAAGCTTAGTTATGCCGAACGCAGAAAGGTAGGCTGTGTGATTGTTAAAGACGAACAGATTATTTCTTTCGGTTATAATGGAACACCACATGGTTTTGAAAATGAGTGTGAGGTATGGGACAAGGATGAACACTCTGACTCATGCGGTTGTCACACTAAGCGAGAAGTATTACATGCTGAATCAAACGCGCTGATGAAACTTGCAAAGTCAACAATGACGTGTAAAGATTCTATTCTATACACTACAACGCTGCCATGTTTTGAGTGCGCTAAATTGATTATTCAGGCCGGCGTAAAAGAAGTCTTCTACTGTGAAGACTATAGAGATATGTCTGGCGTTGATCTGTTAAAAAGAGCTGGCATTGAAGTGAATCAAGTAATTGTTTGGAATAACGACTAAATACGATATAAATGGGATTTAATGTAAGATACGTCACATCAGTCAACGAGATTGAAGAGCTGATTAAAGAAAAAGGTAGACCCTGGTTTTATGAAAGCCTGAAAAAGAGCGATTCACTCAGAGGTAATGCAGACGCAATAGATTACATAGAACACTTCATAAATAATTATAACAATGGGAATTTGGAATCAAATCAGGTCAATGAATCCCCTAAAGCGTAAAAAGAATATGAAACAAGAAGAATTGACAATGGCAACACAAGATGAAGCTAACGAGGTAAAAAGATTCCAATGGATCAAAGGCGATAACTTTGGTGACGTGGTAGAAGTTTCTACTGAAGATACTGAATTCTATTATTTCACAAATGGATCCCAGATCTACAAATCTATTCATAGAGAATTTTTAATGCCTGTTCAGGGTGCAGAACTGCCTCTTCCGGTTGCAAATGAAACTCCTACAATTGTTAGAATCCCAGTTGATCATGTTGCTTCCACACCCCAAGAGACTAAAGCAGTCAACGAGACTCCACTTGAAAAACTAATCTTAAAGCTTTCTCAAAAGAATGTGGAATCTATCAATGTAAAGTTAGGTATTAATATTCCTAAAAGAGAAGTCGTAGAGATGCTAATTGAAAATTCAGATGAGAGCAGAGATGAGATCTTAGAATCAATTACGAAAATGGCTGTCGCGCAAATAACAATAGATAAGTTACAAGATTTTATAACTGAAGAAGTAAATTCACACCTAAACAAATACTATAATGAGTAGAAAAAAGTTATCTGGAAACAGAAGAAACAAAAGAGGAATGTACAAGCAAGCGGGCTTCTTAAAGATTAAGAACAACTACCCAATGTTTGGGGAAGTTAGAACCAACTGGTACGCAAAGAATGCTGAAGAGGGTAGAACATCTCACGCTAAGCAGGTTCAAGATACACAAGACTCTGTTGAGAATCAAGTGCAAACAATCTTAAATTCATGCAAAGAAACATGGGCTCAAGTTGGTTACAACACTGAAGCAATCTCAAAATTAGAGGAGGCTTTTACTTTAACTGCTATCAAGAACAGAGAGACTTTAACAGAGGATCGCAAATTAGCAAAAAAATTATTAAAAGAAGCAAATCAATCTTTAGCGTCTAAATAGCATTATATGCAAACTATAACCCTAGCACTAGCTGATAACGGAGTAATTAAGAGTGTCATTGACGATAACATCAATGCGGCTGGAGAGCGTTATGAGGCAACGGTTGTTTATGATTTTGAATCGAAAGAAGCAATCGAGACAAAAATTAAGTTTTTAACAGACCTTGCAATGGATGCAGGCTTAGAGTTAGGGAATCCTAAAGATAAAATACAGATTAAAATTATTCAGGATTGGGGCACAGCTTATGCCCCAACCAATGAAGAAATACAGGTCAAGATCGCAGAACATAAATTGGCTGCAGCTAGACTTGAAGCAATGTTAACTAATTAATGGAATTAATAATCGATTGCGTATGGTGTTTAAATAGAAAGGACTTTGTTAAGTTCAATAAGTCTACGACTGGAGAATACTCGTACGTGATCGATTATTATGCCATTATGACTAAGTTATCCAAGTCAGATGTCAGAGGTGAGGAACCTGGCGATTCGGTGATAGGTCTTCACATTATGAAATCCTTTAATAACTCATTAAACAAATTCAAGGAACTTCACGAGAATGAAGAGGATGTAACGGAGATGAAGATCTTATATCTTTTAAAGAACCTGGATCAAGAGACCATTACTGCTATTCAAAAATTCATTACGGCTTCTCATGGAGCAGAGTATGGATTTAATCTTATTGTCTTAAACAGGGAAGATCTTCCTAAACGAAAAGTATTAACATCATTCAGCAACGTTAGATTCATCGATATTTAATGGTTCGTCATCAACTATTTACTAAAGGAGAAACGGTTTACGCTTTACTGTCTAATTTTAGGCATCCTAATATCCTGTTTCCAGTGCGTTGCATTATCTACGATGTAAAGTTTGATACTGTAATGCCGCAGTATCAGGTAAAGATTCAAAATTTCTATGATGACGCGGCCTTCTTAAAAAGATACTTTTTTGGTCTAACGTTTAAAGGAGACTTTAATGATAGGCAAGTAAAGATTAATCTTAAGCGCTTAAAATATACTAACATCGAGGAGATTGAACGTCATTTTGCCGAGAAGTGGGAAAGTTACTTGATTGTAGTCGACTCCGTATATTGCACTAAAACTAAAGTTGAATTACAAACCTTATTTAACTCATTACAGGATTTCTTTGCCGAAAAGACAATGAAAGAACTATATGAGATTACAAACCGAAACTTCTATTCAAAAGGGCAGTATTACTACCACGTGAAAGGAGATTTTGAAGCCTCTCTTAAAAAATTCTTAGGTGATAGAGTGCCTAACGAAAAAGGATACTTTGATAAATTATTGTTTAGACCCGATTCAAACGAGCTAGACAATATAGAAAGTATTTAACATTGATATATATGTTTAGATAGAATCATTCTGCTTAAACATAATTATATTTGATGGGTAAAAATCACAAACCTAAAGTTAAACCGGTAGTTAAGCCAAAGGGAGTTATTTCTTCTGGTAAGGCGACTACTGTTGGTAAGAACGCTGCGGCGGAAGGCTCAACAATTTCTATCAAAACAGATTCCTCTAAATATTTACCAAGTGAGGATCCCGTTTCAGTATATGAGGCAGAACAACTTGTAAATTCAGCACCTGCATTAGAGGCAGATCAATTAACTTCTAGCACTTCAATGGTTGCGATGGCGCCAACTAATAATGGTGTAATTGGTTCTGCTAATACTTCTGAAAGCCTGAATTTGACCAAAGATAATTTAGCTGCAATAAGTTCACCCGAAAAGAAAACATATTACGATAGAATAGCTCAATCCGAAGTTTACAAAATTGCGGATCAAACTACATCAGATGTTGCTAGGGAAAGGGGTATTAAACCAACAGGCCCCGCAATCGCAACAAAACAAAGAGATATCCACGAGGGTAAAATGGTTCATTCTGCCTTTAACATGTATACTCTATTTAATTATAGAGGAACTCCACTACAAGGAACTCCGAAGGGTGTTAAGTATGGAGAATATAACAATCTTGACTTCAACCCTGACGTTTTAAAAAATCCAACAGTAGCAACTATCATAGAGCGAACTGCAGAAAGTGGAGGTCTTGGATATAGATACGCATATTCTGATTTTGCGTTATGCAAATACTTAGGCAGAATTCCAAATAATAGAATGGTCACACTTAGAAGATTTGCATTTCCTATCGAGGACGATATCATCACTCCGTTTTCAATAGGTAAAGCTGGAAAGAAATTCATCAAGCCCACACCAGATATTGCAAGAGCTATTACATGGATGTCAGATGAGACAAACAATAAAATAGAAGAAATATTAAATTTTGATTTTGGATATAGATGGGAAGATGTTAAGGCGGAAGTCCAGGAATTACAAAATCAAAATGCAGAAAGAAGAGGTAAGATCGGTAGTTTTATAGATGGAAATTCAACAGCACAGGCTATTTTTGCAGCTGCCAATGGAATTGGAGCTAACCAAAATATTGCAATGGCAACTAGAGATTCTTCATTTGATCCTATCAAATCAACGTATCCTAATCACGTATTTGGCCCTTATAATTCGATAAGAAACATGTTACAGCGTGAAGGAGGAATGGATTTTAACCATGAATTTACGTTGACGTTTAATTATGAGATGCGTTCTCTAGATGGAGCCAATCCAAAATTAATGTTTCTAGATTTAATGGGTCAATTGCTGGCACTAACTTATTCTACCGCTCCATTTTGGGGAGGAGCTGTTAGATACATTGGCGGTGGACAGGGAACTATTGGTAGACCTCTTGGAAACGCGGATTTAATTAGAGAAGGCAGATACAAAGACTTCTTAGGTAGCGTTATTGGAGATATTGCAGGATTAGCTAAAAATTTGATCGGAGACATTAGCTCTAAAGGAATTGCAGGTAGCAATTTAGTTAATAATCTATTAGGAGGTTCATTACTTAAGTTATTTAATACTCCACAAGGCGGACAAGTTGCCAACGCACTCTTAACAGGTGATTCTACTGGACAATGGCATGTTACGGTTGGAAATCCATTAAATCCTATGGCAGTGATAGGAAACTTAGCGTGTACCAAAACTGAATTAAATTTAAAAGGTCCGCTTGGAATTCAAGATTTTCCTGAAGAATTAGAATTAAAAATTACTCTGAAGCCAGCTAGGCCAAGAGATAAGGCTGAAATTGAAACCATGTTTAACGCTGGTAGGGGTAGATTTTACATTAAACCTTATTCTGGAAAAGATCTAGACAATGAGAAAAACATAGATGCATACGGAAAAGCTAGATACTCTAGCACTGGAGAAACTGGTCATTTAAACATGACAACTTTCATGCAAGAAGAAATGAGAAAATTCACTAACGGATAATGGACTTAACTACACTTAATAATAAAAGAATAGAAAACGGAAAGGTTATAATGACTGAACCTACTGTTCTATTTGCAAATTCAACTAGCATAATAGGAACCTTTACGGTAGATTCTGAATATGCTGGCAGAATTGACCTGATAGCTCTGCAGTTATACGGTACCGCCTCGAAAGCTGATTACATATTAAAATACAATGGAATTTCTAATCCTTTCTCGATTGAAGAGGGTGATGTTCTAATGATTCCTTATCATGATGCAATTTTACAAACCTGGAAAAATAAGCCAGCTTCTAAAACAGAAGATGGTAATATAATTAGAAATAAATTCTTAAGTACAAAAAGATTAACGGTCCAGGATCAAAAGAGAATAGAATATTTGCAAAGAAAAGCAGCTGGATATGAAAATGGAGCTTCTGAAATGCTGCCACCTAATGTCTTAAAGACTGGAAAAACAAACGTGGTTATCAAAAACGGAATTCTTACTATTAACGGACCTAGTCAAAAATAAGCATGGCTGAAGAAATCATTCAATCAAATTCTAAGGTTTCATTAGATAGACATGTATTTGCTATCACTGAACCTAAAATTAAACTAGATCTTATGCAATTTCAGGATCTAGATGAGACTAATGGGGGACCTAAGATATCTAGAGAAAATGGTAGTTGGGCTCCTCATGTTAGAATCAATAATTTTAATATCCCAGATACCGACATAGTTTCGTTTACATTAAACTGTGCAGGATTCATACCAAGCATATCTTTTTCTTTTATAGATTCTAAAAACTTTTTTAATATTGATTCACTTCCTAGAGATGGAGATGCGGTCAATATGAGAATTAGTGCTAGACAAGAAGATACATTTAAAGATATTAGAGCTGATTTCGATATTACCTCGATTAGGGGAACAGCTGGTTCAAATTACAATCCAGCAGCAAGATCAACATATAATGTGTCAGGCATCATGAAAATACCAATGCTGATGGCGGAAGAGTGTTCCAGTTATGGACTTGATAATTCGTTCGAGCATCTTAGAATGGTTGCAACTAAATTAGAATTAGGTTTTGCAAGTAACTTGGAATCGTGCGACGACAAAATGGTAAGGTTTAATCCGTATATGTCTAATCTTAATTTTATACAAGATACGGTTTCTCATTCATACGTTGATGATAAATCATTCCAGGTAGGTTCTATAGACCCTTATTATTATTTAAACTTTGTTAATCTAAATCAGGTGTTTAATGCACCAAACGAAATGGAAGAGACTCTGATTCATGTATTTGGGACAGATTTTAATATGAATCCTGAAAATGGAAATGAAATTAACAAAATTAAATCTAAATTGCTTTTAACTAACCACACCAATCTAGCCGGAAGTTCACAATATGTAACCTCACATAGAATAATTAATAACGCAAACGCAATCAGCATCTCTAATGGATATATTAGAAAATTGCAATATTTTGAAAATAATTCTCGTGAAAATCTAGTTTCATTTGATTTAAAGGCATTGACTTCCGATAAAATGAAAGACATAGAAGAACCTTTACGTGGTAGAAGAGATGAATCCCGTTTTGAAAACGAAGTTAAACAAAAATACGTTGGCCGAATAGATTCACATCCTGTTCATGGAAATTTACATCCTAACTATTTTTATTCGTCTGTTCATAATAGAATTAACCGAGAGGAGGTTGATAAAATGAAATTGGAAATTACGTTAGAGACCGTTAATCCTGGTTTATATAGATACATGAAAATCCCGGTGATTATGTTTCACCATGAGTACACTGCAAATACAATGAATAAATTTGCAAAAAAATTCAAAGAGGAGAAAGGTTTTGACACTGTAGGAAAAGAATACGGAGAAGACGTATCAGACCCAGAAAACATACAAACAATAGATGATTTTTTATCTGGTTACTATGTAATAGATGAAATATCTTATCATTATAACACAAATTCAATATTATATCAGAAGCTGGTTCTTCTTAGAAGAGAATGGCCAACTAGAATTAATAATGTTAAGCTTGAGACTATGGAATCTTCGACTTCGCCTAAAAAAACAACGGCGGTCATAAACAAGACCAGATAATTTAAGTTAATATATACAGTATGGCAATAAATAATTCTGCAGGTTGGAACGATTTTAGAAAATCTGGTCTTTATACCAAAGGCTCTTTAGGTGGTAATATTAAATTGCCATATCAGGATCCTACGTATTTAACGTTTGGATTTATGTTCGTTGAAAGCGAGATGCAGACTGATTCCAGGGATTCTTCTCCACTACTAGCTGGCGCAGCAGAAAGATTTTTAGAAAAATTAAAGAATACTGCTAGCGCTCCTGAAAAATATGCGCTTAGATTACAGAATCTTAAAGACTTTAAATCAGCGCTAATGAAAATTAACAAAGAGATGCCATGGTATTGGCAATCTTTAAAAGGTTTAGATAGATTACAGCAATATGATCCGAATAGACCATATTGGGGAGGAGATGAAGCTAAATTAACGATCGAATGTTTAGAATCAATTAATCTAGCAATCACTGGATTAATGTCTCTATATAAGAAAGCTGTGTTTGATGAAGAAAAATGGTCTTACATTATACCTGCAAATCTTAGAAAGTTTTCAATGTATGTTTATGTCAGCGAAATTAGAAATATTGACATTGGCTCATACGTAAATAATCCCAACTTTAATGATCAATCTTATGAAAAAGATGAAAATATAAACGTTGACATAGCAGCTAAAAATATCCCACAGATCCTATTTAGACTCGACTTTTGTGAATTCGATATGTCTTCTGGAAGTATGGCCATATCTGATTTATCTGCAACTTCGCCTGAACATGCTAAGCAAGAAATCGTAATAAAGTATGAAAAAATGCAAGAGGTAAATGGCGTATATTTAAACGGTGTCATTACACAAGTACCTGATAAAATAACTGAAAGAAATATTCCAACTGTTGAAGTAGAAGTACCCGCATCTGGATTGCAGTCAAGATTGAATGGAATAGCGGATCAGGCTTCAACATCATTGAAAAATTTCTCTGAATCAAAAAAGCAAGAAATATTAGGAGCAGTTACCGGCGCCATCAACGATAGAATTCCAACCCCTGAAAACGTAATAATGAATGCAGTTAGGGGACTAGATGAAGCAACTAAGATTACCCAGAAAGGAATAGAAGAGGCTATTTTGGGAAACGTGTACGGAGCCAATCCCGGAGATAAAATTATAGAAGCTTTACAGAGAGGCGGAATCAATGGTCTAGGAAATGTTTATAAATAAAACATGGCAACTGAATACGAATTAGGTTCTGACAATATCAGAGACACTCATTGGATTGGTCAAGTGGTTGATAACAAAGACCCTCTTAATAATGGCAGATGTAAGGTCAACGTCTTTGGAAAATTCGATATATTACCCATAGAGGCTATTCCATGGGCTAGTCCTGCTAATTCAATGGGAGCAGGTCAGCATTTTGTGCCTAGAAAAGGAGACATAGTTGCTATCACATTCGACAACGGTAACATATACCTACCCCTATACTCTTGTCAAATTAATCAAAATTTAGAATTAAAAAATGAAGTATTGGCTGGTTCTACTGAACCCGAAAATACCATTGCACTAGCGTATGACGCACTTAGAAATTTTAGATTCTATGTGAGTAAAGAAGACGGCTTAGTATTGACTACGGGAGAAGGCAAGTCTTCCGCGCCAATGTTACGTTTTCATGACGGTAAAATTTTCTTAAATTCAGATAACATCTTTATCGCATCTAACTGGAATGATGAGAGTGAGCCGGCCGTAAAGGGAGAAACGCTAAGAAAGATATTAGATAGATTCATGCAATCTGTTATTACACACAAGCATTTAACCCCAAATGGATCTCCTACGTCAGCTCCAATACCACCCGAGGTAATTAATATTAGCTCCGATAAGTCAAAACTTGAATCTATTAAACAGTTTAAATCTAAAGCTGCGCCAAGTACCAGCTCATCTAGTGGCCAATCTAGTGGTGGAGCGCCTACCACTGTAAGCGAAAATGCCTCAAATAATTCAAGTAAGACATCATCTCCAGTTGCACCTAGCACAAATCCTCAAAAAGGTCAGCCTGAAAAACCAACATCAAGTAATAAAAGCGCTGGTTCAGTTATTGCAGACGCTAATTCTACTCAATCTTCTTCTACTTATAGTACAACAGACGAATTGATATTGAATGAAAATGATGCCCCGGTTTCTTATACTGGAGTTACTACTGATGCAGAAGCTACATTGGATGATGATGGTGGAAAATTCAACGGTAACGATAATTCTACTTCATTCTACAACGGAAATGCTAGCGATAAAGCTAAAAATTCTATCATAAAAGCAGTACAAGCTACTCATGCCTTTGGTGGATCAAACGGTAAATGCGCAAGATATACTTATAACACAGCCAGAAATTACGTTCAAGGTTTATCCGGTAAACAGATGACTAAAGGTGCTAATTTCAATGCCGGTGGAAACGCAAATGGTATTGGATATATTCAAGCCTTAAAAAATCTTGGATATGATCTAGTTGCAGGCGGAAAAGAAATGAGCAAATCAGAAATTCAAACTCTATTGAGTCGGGATTTTGACATAGGAGATGTTGTATCTTACTGGGCAGTAGACGGACCTTCTACTGAAGTTAGCAAGATATATGGCCACACTCAGATGTTTACTGGTGGCTTACACGCAGGCTCCGATGGTCACAAATGGATCACTGATCACATTACCAACTACAGAACCTATTTTGCGTATGCTTCAAAACCGGCTACAAAATGGAACCTTTTGATTTTCAAAGCACCAGTCTCGTAAACAGTTATATAATTCATATTCACACTTTAACTTAACAAAAAATGTTAGAAACAAAAAAAAATCAGTCAACAAGTTCACAAATTTCTTGGAGACAACCCGATCCTAATTTTGACTGGGATCAGTATTCAGCAGATTGCCCTTCTGCTTTAAGACAAGGCAACAAAAAAATCAAAGTTTCAGAAGGCGTTAAAGTTTACTCTCGCAGTAACTATGCACAAGAGCTCTATAACATGATTATGGGAGTTTCTTCTAATTCTCTATTAAATCAAGTTTTAATCGGAGAACATCATACTGGAACAGTTTACTCTATCTCTGAAAAATGGGCTATGATCGATATTGGTTATAGAGAATTAGCGTATATTGATTTAGAAAAAGAATCACCTCAATTTAGAAAATTAATTCAACCTGGTAAAGAGTTTATGATTAAAGTCTTAGGAGACAAGATCACTAAAGGATTTATTTTAGGTTCAGTAACCGAAGGAACTAGACAAGCTATTTTTGCAGAATTACGTAATTCAATTGAATCAGGTAGAACTGCATATACTGGAACAGTAACTCAAATGATTCCAGGTGGCGGATACATTGTTAATGTACAAGGCATTGACTGTTTTATGCCAGGTTCATTAGCAGGAGCTAACAAACTATCTAACTTTGAATCTATCATCGGAACAGAAATGTATGTTGTGCCAGTTAGTTTCTCAGCTGATAAAGGAACTATCGTAGTATCACATAGAAAATATTTACAGGCGATGATTCCTGTCGCGATTGATAAATTAAATGAAGCTCCTGCAGAGACAGAATATACTGGAACTGTTACAGGAACAGCTAAGTTCGGTGTCTTCGTTGAATTTAACGGATGTTTAACTGGTATGATCCACGTGAATGACTTAAACGTTGAGTTATCAAAGCGTCTGTCAGCTGGCCAGATTCAACCTGGAGAAGAGATTACCTTTAAGGTTAAAGAAATTATCTCTGAAAAGAAGATCACCCTTACACAGGTCGAGATAGTAGAACAAGCAAACCCATGGATTGGTATCGCAGAAAGATACACAGTTCCTAGCCAAGTAGTTGGTAGCGTTAAAGCCACTAAAGATTATGGTATCTTTGTAACAATCGAAGAGGGTATTGTTGGCTTATTACACGTATCAGAATTAGAAGGAATTGATATTGCTTCTATTAAGAAAGGAGATCCAATTACGGTAACCGTTACTAGAATTGATGAGGCTACAAGAAAAGTATTCTTGAAGTTAATATAATTATCAGTGATATATATAGTGAAATAGAAAATATTCACTGTATATATCGCATGATTAATCTTAAAGATTCTGAAATCTTATCAAAAGGCCTCGTAGGAGTTGAATTCGAGTTCTATTCTAATACTAGTATTGAAGACACTGCGAAAGCCGTTGGCGAGATGCTAAATAAGAAGATAAGAGTAGAAAAGAAAGCACACAGCCCATTTCAGCCAACAGCTGACGAATTTAAAATGGAGCCAGATATGTCTGGAGGCGCCGGACTAATAGAGTTGGTAACTGGCGCAATGCCTTATTCGGCTGCAAGGCTGATGATTATCAAGGTATGCGAATGGATACAAAAGAACGGTTACACAACTGAACGTTCTTCAATACACTTAAATTTAAGCTTTGACTCTAAACTGTCAGGCAATAAAAACCTAATCTCCAAGATGAGCCCACTAAAGTTCATCTTGGATTTTAATGAAGATCTTGTTTGGAAATCATTTCCGAATAGAAAAGATTCAGCTTACGCTAAATCAATCAAATTTGTTATTCCTAGAGTTGAAACCTATACTTATAATGGAGAGCAGATTAGCCAAAATAATTTTATTTTTCCAAAGACCAAGTATTACGGTGTAAACTTTGATAAGTTACAGAAAAACTATCTTGAGTTTAGATACTTAGGCGGTGAAGATTGGCATAAAAAGCCAGCAAAGATTTTGAATATGCTCGACATTTTTATGATTCAGCTCTGGAACTCAGCCACCGAAAACGCATTTAACCCTTCAAATAAACTGGAGTTAAAGAGAATCTTGGCTGAAAACAAGAAGATCATCGAACTTAGAGTTGACTGGAAAAAAATCAGTGAAAATTTCCCAAAATGTAAATTTACAGTTGATTTAAACAATGATCCAAATGTAATAGACTTGTATTGGCCTCAAATTAAGGAGTCAGTATCTAGACTATTTACACATGGACAGATGGAAAAAGGACATATCAACTATGACTCTAACACTGGAAGAATTCAAATTAACGAAGGTAATTTACCATACTGCTTTGAACTAGAAGGGTATGAGTTTGTTGCATGTTCAATTCAAGGTGAATTAACACATTGTGATTTCTTTAAGTGTGATGTAAAATCTTCTGATATTAGAAATTGTAATTTTTATCAGAGTACACAGGTTAACAATTCAAAGGTTGGATCTTCTCATGTTGCAACGAGTTGCGTTCTTAAAAATTGCTACTTCTATGGGAGCGATGCAGTTCTTAAAGGCGAGATGCAAGGTGGAATATTCAGAGAGGGTATGTATGAACCTAAGACAGCTAAATTCAATGATGTTGAGATAGTGACTTCTAATAAAATAGTAAACGTAATAAAAAACCAAGCAAGATATGAGTGATGTTTTTAATGTAGGTGGTGACATGGGAACGGAGACAACTCCGCCATCATGGAACAGCATGTGCCTAGATGACTTCTTAAAAAGTATAGCCGATGACGTAACGGGTTCTTGTATGATCCCAATGAATTTACCCAAAAAGGAGGTTTATAATATAGTGCAACGTGCTAAGAAGTGGTTCTATAAGAACTACGAGTATAGCATGAGAGAGAACTTTTATTACTTACCGTACGCTATTTTTGAGACTGAATACTTTAAAAGAACTAGAAGCTTAACACTTGACAAAATGGACCCTACCACCGGAGGCGGAGAAGTGTATTCTGTATTTGGTGTTGGACAAACCGGTTCAAGATATGGAGCTGGAACCTCGGTTAAATTTACTACCGGTGACTTTGCACTAGAAAGAATGCTATACGGTGGTTTATATGGTGGCACAGGAACAGTCGCAGGTGCTGAAAACTTACAATACTATGTAATTAATGAAAGTTATTTTGACTTAACGAGACAGATCATAGAGAGCCCTATCAGCTATCACTATAATCAGCTAACACATGAGATTAGATTCACTGGTTTAAACCCAAAGAAAGATGTGATCTTAAACGTATATGAAACTATTCCAGAGTGTGCTCTTTTCGATGACGAAGCATTCTTTAGATACGTTTCGGCAAAAGTTAAAATTTCATTAGGAAATAAAATGTCTATTTTTGACTATACTCTACCGGGTGGAATTAAAGTTAACGCGGATGCAATACAATCTCTTGGTCAAGATGAGCTGGATAAAGTAATTGAAGAGATTAAATCAGATGAAGGCACTGACTGGATGATGCACTCGTAAGAAAATATATAAACCATGGAATTTTATATTAAATCAGTAGACGACCCTAATTTTGATCCTTACAAATTACAATCTGAAAGTGAAATAGCACAGCTGCTAGCACAGATTGAACTTGTATTATTTACAAATAAAGGAGATGTGCTGGGAAATCCAGAATTTGGATGCAGTCTTGAAGATTTAGTGTATGAATTTACATATAACGCTGGTCAGATAGAGTCCGAAATAAACACACAGATGTTATTGTTTGTTCCATTAGCTCAAAAGTATGATGTAAAAACAACAGTTGAGTTTTTAAGTGGAACGCAAAGAGATGCAATTTTTATCGATGTCGTGATTGATTCAAGATATCAGGTTCAGGTTGTAATATAAAATAAAAAAGAAAATGGCAGATTTAAAATTTTTACAAACATCTAGAATTCTAGCGTCTCAGACGATCGCAGACACTAGAACCTATATCTCTAGACTGTATGGCCGTTTAGGAGAAATGTTTACTTCTGCGTCTCCTTTTGCGCAAGTATTAGAGGTAATACATGAACTTGGAGAGCTGATCTTTTTCTATATTGAAGACTCAACGGTTGAGCAAAATATCTTGACGGCGCAACAGCCTGAATCGGTCTATGGTTTGGCAAGATTGACTGGCCATGATGCGTATAGAGGAGCTAGCGCTATTGGTGAAATTGCTATTAGATTAAATACGGGTGCAATCAATGAAATTGCAGGAGACGCTATCACAATACCTGCTAATTCTGCAATTGTTTCTAATTCAAACGGATTATCTTACCTACTAAGAACGAATAATGATCAGTTTAGAATTGAAAAATCTAATTCTGCTTATATGTTTATTCCTATTATTCAGGGTAAATTAGAGAATCAAACTGTTACCGGAACCGGAGAAGCATTGCAATCATTTAATATTATTACAAATGGAACAACTGATCATGATTCAGTTAGAGTTTCAGTTAACGGTGAGAAGTGGACAAAGTATGAATCTCTGTATGACATGCAACCTGATACTAAAGGATACTTAGTAAAAACTGCTGTCACTGGAGGCCTAGACATATATTTTGGAAATAATTCACTAGGAAAAGAGCCGCAATTAGGAGCCAGCATTGATATTAGTTACATTTCTACTAGAGGAACTGCTGGAAATATGGTTGATTCGAGAGATTTAACCTTTAAATTTCAGGATGTTGGATATGATTCTTCTGGAAATTCATACAACTTAAATGACATATTAGAATTAAAATGCACGTTAGCTCCAAAAATGGGAGCAGACGTAGAAGATATTGCGTTAACTAAATTAATCGCGCCACTCGCGTCTAAATCTTTTGTTTTAGCAACACCTGAAAATTATGAATACTTTCTATCTAAGTATGGAATGTTTTCTTATTTAGATGCATACAATACAACAGATGATGGATATTTAGATGATGACAATGTCATTTACCTATTCATGCTACCTGACATTAAAAAGAAGTTGACTTCTAATCAGGATTACTTTAGCATTTCAACACAAGAATTCTTCTTTTCTCAAGATCAAAAGAATGCGATACTAGGAGTTTTATCTGAATCTGGTCAACAAATGGTCACTACTGAAGTTAAAATAGTAGATCCTATTGTTAAGAGATTTAGGGTTGATATTAAACTTAGATATTTTGAAGGCTATTCTAAAGCACAATTATTTAATGAAGTTAGAAGTAAAGTTTCTCAATACCTATTAAACATTACCAGAAGAGATAGATTGCCTAAATCTGATTTGATTGCAGTGATTGAAGCGGTTGAAGGAGTTGATTCGGTCAACTTGAGATTTGTGTCAGAGGCCGAAGAAACAGCAAGAAGACTAGGATACTACACAGTAGATACGACAATTGTTACTCCATCAACACCAGTATTAGAAAGCATTGGTAATGGAAAACAAAAATATGTATTCTTTAAGAAGACTACAAAGCAAACAAAAATCAATATTGCTCCAGGTGACGCTCTTCCTGAATCAGTTGTTGCGATGGATTCGTTCGGAGACATTATCTTAGGCAAGGAAGAAGTTGCAATATTCAGAGGTGGTTGGTTAGATAGAGATTCGGTTATGGTAAATGATGACGCTAGACTTGGAGAACAAGCTGCTCTTTCAGTTTACTTTGATGAGCCAGCTGTACCTAATACAATATTTACAAAGATACAAACTCAAAATAGAAAAGCAATTTAATGGCAAATAGTAACTTGCATGATGGTTTGTTTGGTGCTAATAAAAAGAGCATATATGACGTTCAATCTCAAATCAAAGACGATAGAAAGAACCTAGGTCGAAATTTTGCTAAAGATATTATTTTTAGAAATACTTCTTCTTCTATTTCTAGAAATGCGTACGTTAAAGATTTTATAATACTGCTGCAAGATATTTTAGTTAAATATATAAACGCAGTTACATATTTAAAAATTTATAAATCATACACGGTTGGTAAGGCGTACAAAAAAGTTAAATAACGCATGTTAAAATATCAAAACCTAAGATTTTTTGATGGTATTTCCGGTGAACTTGATTTTTATTATGATGAAACATCACAATATTGGTCTGGTCACGTTTACATGCCTAGGGTTTCAACTGGACTGTATGAAACCTCTAATCTTTTTATTTTCGAAGAAGTTATCACTGAATCAGGTGACATACAATACATTAGGCCTATTTCTGAAAATGAAAATTCAACTACATTAAAATTTGAATTTATAGAAGAATCTGGCTCTAGTGATTCTATCTTTATATATGACGCTACGTTAAACGCGGATGGAACATACTTGATTAATGTCAAGGATTCTCTAGATTTAGATATGCAAAATTCCAGTGTTAATCAAGGAATAGTATCGTATCAAGAATCAAACTCTAGCGCAAATCATGTAACTAAAAACATATCATACAAGAGTGTTGATTCTTTATATAATAAAGAGGCTCTTCACTGTAACGTTGCAATAAACTCTAGCGATGAAGCTATACACGTTAGAACTCTTAATATCTATGAGATCGAGAATGGTGTAGTTACTTCCACTATAGCAGCCATCAAGTTTTATGGTGAGACTGTAGCGGAAGACGAAAGATTAGCAGTGTTACTATCAAACATGGGACTTTCGGTTAACGAGGATGACACGATTATCTTCAGAGACTCTGATGTGAATGAATTGGCAATTGACTGGCAACTAATCAATAACAAGCGTAAAGAATTATTATTAGAGGCACATAATATTGCTCCATTTATTGGAACATATAAAGCCATCTTAAACGCAATTAAATTTTATGGTTACGATAACCTAACTCTTAAAGAATACTGGTTAAACATCAACGAGCAATCTTCTAATTTTGGAAAATTAAAAGCCGTTGCTATCCCTAACCAAAACAGTAAAGGTTTTTTAGCTGAAAAGTCAGCTAATGTTGAATTGCCTAGTTCAAATCACAAAAAGACTAGCCGCTTTTCATTATCGTACAGAATAAATGAGGCCACCGGTGTCTTAGATGAGTGGGATATTCCTCAAACTAAAGAAATTACACAATTTTCTCCGGACGAAATTTTAATTAAGCTCTATGGATTAAAGAAAAAATTACAAAGAGAATACTTACCACTACAAGCAAAAATTGTAGATATTACTGGAGAAGCTGATTACTTTTCTCAGTTTAAACAATCAGTCTGGAACAACCAGCACAGCATTCAAGTTCAGAATTCTGGAGTTGAAGTTGATTTTACAGTTTGGCCAGAGAGACCTCTTTTTATAGAGGATCTTAGATTTGTCAACATAGACTTTAGTCAGTCTACGATTGATACGTCAGCCGAATTAGCAAAAAATGAAATAATTGCATTTTATGATACTTATTATAATAATGAGCTTACTACATTTCCAATTTTAGACAAGACACCTATCGGTTGTCCTATAATTTTAAAATGTAATTCTTTTCCGCAAAGTTGGGATGCAGCTGACTTCACTTGGAGTGATGCTGGATTTGCATCTAATGATTACACTGGCATTGACTCAAGTCTATTATCAATGGATAATTGGTGGTATAAAGGAGTTTACGAGGCAGAATGGACAGTGATTGGACCTAATGATTTTATGCAAACCGTTTCAGGTACCATTGGAGAAATGTATGAGTTTCCATTTATTTTACCTTACGCCGGTAAATATGATGTGATCTTAACTCTTCATGATCTATACAATGCTAGAAGCGCGAGTATTAAACACGACGCAATAGAAGTCAAATGTAAAAATGTTGACATATATGGAGTGTATGAGAAGAAAGAGGAGGTTCAATCTTGGAATGATTACAATATTCAATTCAATAGAGCCGGTGGAACATATGATTTTCCACAAGAAAATCCAACGGAAATCAGAGATGCTATTGCAACTTGGTACCTAACACTTGACAGAGCAAACTATACTATTGACGAATCAGCTGGTCATCAGTTCTCAATCACTAGAAGATACGTTGACGCTAATTCACCGACCGGTTATTCAGAAACTCCAGGCCCTTATGTTTGGAAGTACTTGAAGGAGGCAACGTGGAATGATGCTAATAATTTGTCATGGGATATGACTAGAGTTAGCGCTGATCAAAACTCATCATTCTTATTAGATATAAGACAAGATCAGGGCCACACTAATAAAGCACTAACTATTAAGTGGTTTAATCAGGCTAGTGGTTTAGAAGAAACTGAAAGCTATCTAATTCAATCTACGTACCCCGCTGATTTGCATGACGTGACAGCTTGGCAGAATGTTGCAAGCGAATTAAACGGATTAGATAAGAAACAGTATCCTTTGCTAACTAAGTTTATATTCAACCCAGCGTTTAAAGATAGTAATTCAGACGGCATTAAAGATTCTTGTGAATTTATTTTGGCAGCTGGTAAAGAATATTCTTCATCATACGACTTTACGGATGTTTATTTTGTGGACAATGGAGGCCTAGTTTATGGAAAGATTAATTATAAAGGATACAATCCTACTTATAATGACGTTAGATTTATAACAGGTCATCAAGATATTTCAATATTAACACATGTTGTTTTCTCATTCGATCAAACTAAAATGCCGGGCATTGCTAAACAGACTTGGAAACTAACCAATAATAGTAAAAATGACGGTGATATATACTATAATAATCAATGGCTAACATACCTATTTTCGAGTAGGGGAGATTACTCATTGGAATTAGAATTAACCGATTGTAACGGAAACACAAATAATATTAAAAGAAATATTTTAACTATAAAATAATTGTTCAAAATGGCAAACATTACACAAATTTTAGGTACTGATAGCGTATCATCATCTAGAGTTGTTATCAACGACAACTTTACAGCTATTAATAGTGATTTAGCAGACATCGCTGGATTATTAAACGTAACAAATCAGTCTATCGCATTGTCTGGCAGTGCCGCATTTGGCTCTGTTAACGTTGCAGCTGGGAAAGTTGTAATTAGCAATACTGCTTTAACTTCGGCTGTTCCAACCGCGATCAACGCTAAATTTACGTTAGGCGCTGGTTCTAATCTTTCAGTTAAAAACATTGCATCAGGTGACTTACCAAACGCAAATGCTTTTGTTCATGCCATTTATAAAATTGCAGTTTCTTCAGTTAACTTAAATATTGGAGATGAAGGACAAGAGATCTTTTTATTATCAGATAATGTATCTGTTGCTGTCAGTGTTACCAACATTGCTGGAGTAACTTCATTAACGATCGGTGCAAATGGTGGAGTTTCACTTAAATTTGCTGGAACTAAATGGTTTATCGTTGGTAGCCATGGTGCAACTATTGCCTAATTTTTAAAATTATAAATCTATACATTAAATGGCAACACCATTAATTAGAATACCACAAGAGCAGGGAGGAACGATGTATGCGTTTGCCAATGCTTCTAGAGATTTGACTAGGTCTTATTATAACCCAGATTTAAACTTTGAATTTTCAAAGTTTGCTCTGATTAAAATGCCAGTAGTCACTACACCCGCTCTTGGTTCAACTAACAATTATATCCAATTCAAAAATCTATTTGATATTGGAGGTGCTGCTTACGATGATGCAACGGTAGATAATGCAAATGTTCACTTTGCACAAACTTTTCAAAACTACGCCTTAAACTTAGAGCAATTAGTATTAACTGACTCTTCGTTTGATTCTACTATATTAAAGTCTGACTCTGAGAAAATATTCTTTAAGTATTTAAACCGTATTGGAGCTTTTAAAGCCAGAACTGCTAATTCGCAAGAAGTGGTTTCTGGGTTAAGTAGAGCTGTTGAGCAAGACAATTCTTCTTTAACTGGATCTGAATATGAGAAAGTTATCAAGTACGTTGGAAATATTGATGTGTCTAACGATAAGAGTTATGAAGGAGATACTTATAACGAGGTATTTGTTAATGTTCCCTCGGCCGTAGGTTTTACACCAGAGATTCTTTTAAAGCAGGAGACTTATAATACTGCAACCAAAACGTATACTCCTTCTACATATATCCAGGGTAGAGCAGGACAATCTCACCCAGATGCAAACTTAAATCTTGTTTCTGTCGTTGATCAGGCCGATGGTGAAATAAACATTGATGCTAATCAAGTTGGTTTTATTGAAAATGCAGTTGGAATCGATTTTGATTCGGCTTCATACTCTAGAATTGTAAATTCATCTAATCTAAATACGCTATTTGATTATTCAAAACTAGGTGGAGATTTTAGCTTTAACGCTATCTTAGTTTACTATGATATTTACTCTAAGTCTACTCCAGTAAATAGAGCAACGAATCTATATGGAGTATTGATCTTGGATAATTTTAAAAACGATCCAAACTTAAATGGATGGTATATTCCAACTCAAACAAAGTACAAGCCAAACGATATTACTGGACTTAACGGTAATGCGTTTGCATTAAAGCTAAATGTTAAATTTAACTCTTCATTAGAAAATGTCGGAGTTGAAAATAACATTAATGATTTCTCTACCTTTGGAATGGACATTTTCCTAGACACTGTTTCAGCACTAGGACATGCTACGAAATTATTAGCAGACTCAAATTCAAAATATACTACGATTGCACAAGAGGTTGAGAGCTTAAAGAGTTTAATTCTAACATCAACCAATCTTACGGATATTCAAACTCAACTTAATACACTACAAGTTGAAGTTGAGAATGCTAAACTAAACTACTCTTCCTCATCTTCTTTACTGAAATTGATTCAGTCTACTAACGCAAGAATCAATCAAATGATAGATGGAACTATTCCAACTAGTGTTCAATATAATATTGATGTTCTAAGAGATAGTGAAGGAATAGCTTTAGATAAAACTGTCAAAGATAAAATTAAAATCGTTAATACAGTTTATGGATATGAATTGCTGGATTCTTTTAGTTATGATATATCTAACAACTCGTATTTAAACTGGAGCGTTGGTGATAAATTAGATGTTACTAATCCATATAATCCACTTAATTCTATTAATAACGGAATGTGGGCCAGATTAAGACCGTACACTAACCGGGTTTCTATTTACGTAGATCAAAACCAGGCTGCGAGTGACATTAATATATACATTGATGATAGTACAGTTAGCTGGAAAAATGGACAAGTTTTAAAAGTAGTATTTAACTCTGCAATAGACTTAGGTATTTATAACTTCAAAATTTACACTAACAAGTTAAGTTCTACGGGTTGGAAGCTAGCCGCTTCATTTAATTCATCGCAGATGATTAGTCAAAAACCTTATGTAGAACTTATTTGCATCGATGAACAAAACAAGACATTTGAGCTTGACATTTTAAGATAATATGAGCGCCAACAATTCAATTTCACAATTATTAGAACAATTCATTGAGTTGTACAATAATTCGTTAACAACTTTTGAAAAAACAAATGAAGCGATCACTTCAGATAAAGAATCTGTTGTGATTAATTTGTATGATCCAGCCAACAAGGCTGTTAAAGCCGTTCAGGTTCCTTCATTTGGTTTCTTAAAGAGAGAAATTGAAAGATTAGGTAACAACCTAGATAATTTATCTTCGGTTGGAACTGCGTCATCTACTGTAAAATTAAAGGATGGTACTTACCGTAAAGTTTTTTCAAGTAAATTAAGCGGACCAGCTCCTAAAATCAATACGTTGTATACCCCAACTACGTTTGACACTAAAGCAAATCAATTCTTCGAGGATTTTTTAAATCCTCTTTTGACTGTCAACTTAAACGTTAATGGGCAAATTCCAGCAAACACTGAAAAAGTGTACGTTGAAAGATATGTCTTTAATAGTCAAAATGCAGCGTCTGTTCAAGCCTTTGACACTCTATATAAATCAGCAAATACGATTGATTACACACTATTCAAGAATGAATTAGTGCAGAATCAATATCAGTATACATTAGATTCTTCTATTGTTGAAATGCCTTCTAGAAAAGTGCAATACTTTGGTACATTTGACGTAATTAGCGTTGATAATGTCCAGAAGACACAGATCGTTGACGGTGTTACTCAAACCAACACGGTTAGGTTATTTACTCTAAATAAATTCGTTTATTCAGACTCATCTAAAGCGTTAAAGGAGACAGAAACTCTTAAGGTTGGTGACTCATTAGTGGTGAATACAGGAAAACTAGCAACTAGATACATTGTCAAATCTTTAAACAGCAGCACTTACCAAATAGAGCTTGAGTTAATTGAAGGATTTGAAGGAGTTAACATTGGAGCAGATGAACTTAAAATCTATAAAGAGACTGAAATTCAAACTAGTGTTGAGTTAAACGTTGCATTCGATGAAAGACAAGTTATCTTTATTAAGGCTATTGACGTAGATTCTAAGATAATGGCAGAAGAATTTTCTCCAGGAATTGCATTCTACTCAAACGATCTTAAACTAAATATGAGTGACGGCAGTTCTGTCACTCTAGCAGATTACTATAAAACTGAAGTTGCTGATTTTGGGCAATTTATTAAGAGCTTAAAAAACGACTTTATTCCACCTGCGACAGTTGGTTTAGTACCGAATGCTCCTGTTTTAGAGGTAAATAACTTCAAAGTTGTGCAAGTTAATTCTCACTTGACGGATAACGATGCAACTAACAAGATTACAAAATTAAAATCTGACAAGGCTGCTTCAGAGCAGGCTATTAAAAAATTAGATGAAGCTATTGGTCAAAAGAAAACTTCGATTATGACCAAGAAGTATACGTCTACTGTTGAAAAAGACAGAGATCAAAATGAATATAAAGCTTTAGTAGATCAGAGAAATACTGAGTCTAGCCTATATGCTTCTTTAGTTTCAGAAATTAAAGCAATCGCTGATTCTAATAATTTATCGACGGTTGCTCCTAAATTCAAAGTTAGAGGCTTCTGGTCAGTTCCTTTTGCTAAAAAATTAGCTGATTCAGTTCCACAAGAAGTAGTTCAGTTTAAGATTAGATATCGTTATGTTTCAACAAACGGTAAAACAAGTCAAATTGAACAAATACCATTTAACGATACTAACAACGCTACTACTAAAACCGCAGCATTTTCAAACTGGATTGAGGTACTAGGACCAGTTAGAACACGTGTTAAAGATTCTAACGGTAAATATTATTGGCAGATTGAAAATGAAGAGGATGCACAAGTCGTAAACTTTAATTCATTAGATATTGCTCTTCAGTCCGGAGAAGCGGTTGAAATTATGGTTAAGTCTCTTTCAGAGGCAGGTTTTCCAGCAAATCCAGTTGAGTCAGATTGGTCTAATATTGCAAAGATAGAATTTCCAGAAGGACAATTTACTGGAACCGCTTTAACAGATACTATCAATCAAAACTCGCTTGAAGTAATTAAGGTTCAGGTTGATCAAGATTTAAAAACAACCGGCGTTTATAATCACTTAGATGATTCATTTATTGCCAACTCTAAATATTTTGCGCATAACGCAACTACGATCGCATCTGGTTTTTTAACAACTGAGCAGAATCCGGTTAGCTTATTCGATAAGTTAGTAGAAATGCAAGCACAGATTCAAGCCTTACAAGCACAAATTGCTGGAACTCTTGGAGAGCTGGCAGTCTATATTGAAGATCAGGCTGGAAATCAAACCATTGTTAATAATCACTCAGTTGTCAAATTATTTGCAGGCTATTATGTGGATGAGATTACTGGACAAACAGATAGAAAAGGTGCAATTGTAACAAAGAACTTTAAGCTTAAGCTGACTAACACTAAAGCATCTGAATTAGAATTAGTTGCAAGATTAATTGGAGACAGAGAAAAGCCAGCATACGCTTCAGGAAATTCAACTGTTTTAGGTGTTTCTCCGTCAGCAACACCTGACGCCGAAGTGTTAGCGAATACTTACTATACAACAGAAGGTAAATATGATTTAGTGCCAATCTTATACCAAAATATAGATGCCACTTCTATTGCCAATAATACCTTCTTTAATTCTATTCCATTGCAGTCAGGTCAATTAAGAGGTCAATTCATCTATTCTAGATTCCGTAATTTAGCAAATGACGCAGACCTATATTCAATGGATGCCCCTGATTTAACAGATGTTAGTGGTATTGATGATTTTGAATATGGTTTAGGATATAAGTTTAATAATGTTATAATTGATTCTAATAGAGTAAGAAATTACGATAACGCAACTTCTGTTGATTTTAACACGTCTTCTGATTCTAATGCATTCATTTGGTCTGGAGCATATAACAATGCAACTACGCCAAGATTAACTGAACTTGCAATTGGTTCTGGTGATGCGGTATTAACAAATGAAAAGTATGATAACGGTATTTTCTTACATAAAGACCACCCATTGTTAAAGAATGGTATCATTACTCCGCAACAAATTCAGGGTAATGGTCTTGTTAGAATGTCGAAGAATTCAGCTAGAAGAGCTAACATGACAGACGGTGCTCTTCAAAATCCATACAAATTAACGACATGGATTAACGATGGTGGAGTTTCAAAGACTCAAACGTTAAAGATGTCATTTGATGCAAACGATCAATACTTATTAGGTGGTCATTCATGTGGTGCATATCTATATCTTGCTCCATTAGAGAAGACGAGTTTAAGCGTAAGCGCTGATAATAAATTTGGAACTAAAGCTCTTAAACAAGGTGCTACCAATGCAATCTCAGTAGATTTAATCTTCCAATATAGAATGACAGATTATTATGGTATCGCAGATACTGGTATTAGCACTACTAGCAGCGTAAACGAAACTGGTAGAATAGGTGGTATTGTTGGAAATACGCTAAGCAACATTACTTACTCTAAGAAAATTGGTATTGATATTTTAGAAAAGAATGGAGATTCTTTCTTCTTTGACGTTGAAGTATACGCAAAATACAAGCAAGAGGGTTCCTCTTCAACAAACGTTACTAGTGGAATGATAAGCAATTATAATTCAACTTTGCCGGGTGGAGCTCACAAAAGACTCTTTGTTGATGCAAATGATTTCTCTACACCAGGAGAAATTTCACAGCTGAGATAATGTTCTAAGAAATTCCTATTGTAAGTGAGTGTGATATATATTACTAACAATACATATAGGAATTTCTAATGAGTATAACAACCAACTTTGATGCGATAAATAATAAGGTAGATGATCTTTCATTTGGCTTATTGAGAACGAATCCAAAGTTAACTACTAACGTCAAATTGGTGGTTAATTCAGCCGGGTCGTTATATATGGATTCTATCTCGTCGAATTCATCTCTTTCAAATACAACATTTAAGAATAGACCAGTTGATCATACTGGAAAATATTCAAATGATGTCGCATCTTTCTACGGTCTAAAAACTCCTAGCGCAATTAAGTATGAAACTCTAAGAGAGAATTCAGACCTAAGCGTGTATGGTGATTATGCCAAACAGTATGAAACGCAATATCAATATGGAGCGTATTTCAATTCTTCTAAATTTTATCCTGAACAATACAGATTCTTTGCACCTATTTGGTTAGAGAAGAATATGCCTTCTCACTTTGTAATTTACAGAGTTGAAGGAACAGACTTCAATAAAGACCTTGACAACACCACAGTTTCTCAAAACGAAAGAGTTATGCAGATGTTAAAGGGAGCAACCATCGTTAAAACATTTGATCTCGGCCCAACTTCAAAGCTTGGTACATACCTTAATTCACATGTAAACGATGTCAAATTCCCAAAGGCAGCAATCACTCATAACTTTGACGTAAATCAACCAACCGTATTCAATGGCATTGATGTTGTGCATGGTGGATTTGTTCAAAAGAAAGAATATACAAACGGAGATTTAATTGCTGATAAGATTGAGATCCTAAATAATCACATCTTAACTTCAGGTTTCGAAAGAACTGAAACCGCAATTGCAAATCTTATTAATCTGGAATTTTTATTTGACGATGTAAACGCAGACACTTATAAGATATACAGATATTTTGGAATGTATGTTGATTCTATTAAAGAGGGAGATTTCATTTCATATAACGCAAACAACGGAGAGAATACAGAGTCCCTAGACATTCAAGTCGGCTCAGTTAAAACTGAATACAGTCTACAAGGAACCTCTCTAACGAATGATGACATGTTCTTAACTGCGGCGGATTTAGCTCTACCCACATTGAACTGGGTTAAATCTACGGCCGGTGATTTTTATCACATTAAGAACGGCGTTAAATTTAACAACATATATTCTCTTCCTGTTTCATTGAATAAAGCCAATACTTCAACATTCACTGATAAATTAAAAGGTAGCTCTATTCAGTTAGAAGATCTTTTAAAAGACATGAAAGATGTATTAGATATTCAAATAATTGCAGTTCCTCATAATGGTGACAAGCTCTTATTGGCCGCTAAATCAGAATTAAACGCAGTTAATGGAATGTTGCATGATTTTGAATTTGTAGCCGAGTCTAGTTTATCGGCAGGCACATATATCAATAACACATATTCTAATGCTGGAACCCTTTCACAGATTGCTTCTGCGTTAGCATCCGTAATTACTGCGTCTGAAATTCCTTACACTGCAATTCATATTGGTGAAAGACTAATCATTGAAGATTATGGCATAGGTAACACTAGAAAACTAACGGCTTTCGGTGTATTAAACGCTAATATTTCCACATTTATACAGGTCAATACTGGAATACAAGACTCAATTGGATTAACTCTTCCAGGCTGGACCGTTTGGACTCCAACTGGTGGCGGAGTTAAAGGAACTACGTTTGTAGTTAATATTGAAAATAAAGGAACTATTACAGCTGGTCAATATTTCAAAAATTATAAAACAGAAAAGTTTGTTAAGATTAAACAAATAACCAAGGATCCATTTACAACCGGCGCATACCGAATTATTACAGAAGAGCCGATAGAATTATCTAGAACTAAAATTGTAAACGTGTATTCTGATTATAGAACAGAATACGGTAAGTTTAGTGCGTACGCATTAAAGGATTTTGACTTTGATTTTTATGATCAATCTAATTCTGATTTAGGTGAACTCATGGTTGAAGATCTTTTATTAGATTTAAACTCTTATAATAGATATGAAGCAGCATGTGAACCTAATTTTAATGAAAGAGCAGTTGATTATTTTCCAACGATTTATCCAGTATTAGAGAGCGAAGTTGTTAATAAAAGAGAAACTATCTCGAATTTAAGCCAAGACGCTGCTCTTAGCATTAAAGATTTTAAAATTAATTCCGAATACGATAGACTGTTTGAAAATCAGTTAAAAGAAACTGCGGTATACTCAAGAGTTACGCCTGTGATTAATAAGTTTGCTCTTAAAGACGCGTTTAACGCTAGAATGAAGCCTTATATCTTAACATATAGTGAGGCTTTTGGCAGTGATAACATGTCACCTGTTCTAAATACTGGAAAACAGAGAGATCCTCTTGATTACAGTATGGAACATTTTCATATTAATTATATTCCATCAATCTACGAAGGATCTTCGGCAAACATGAAGAAATTACAGAGCTACGTTGGATATAACACTTCAATTACAAGTGAGTTAACTGTTGAAAATTTAAAGAGAACCGATAAGAATTATTTTGATAAATTCTTTATTTGGGATGGTGCATACTCTGATGCTGTTTCAATAAAAAGCATACAAGTAAATGGATTAGCGCATCTAGTCACTTTTACTGGCAAGTTTAAATCTTCTATTATAGATGTAAACAAGATTATCGCATACAATGGAACTGAGTATACTTTACCTTCAATGCCAATTATAGGTCTAGGGGAAGACACTATCTCATTCTATGGTGAAAACCCTGGTTTATTTGTGGGAGAGACGTTTGATTCTTTTTCTATCAACTTTGTCAAATCTGAAACTAGAAAGATGTATTCTAAATTTGAAGATGGAAGCTCGCATAACTTCTCATCGACTATATTTAGAGGATTGCGATATCAGTTTAAATCCAGAAAAGAGAATCGTAAAGCGCATCCATCTGAATTCAAAACGACTGATGTGAATGGTTATAGGTTTGCTTCGGTCTTAAACTTAGAAACAAGCGCCAATACAAACGGATACAGCATTGAAGTTATAAAGAATGATGCACATCAATTTATTTGCATCTACATAAATCTTAGACTACAACATAATGACATAGATGCTATAACTAGAAAAGTTCTCTATGAAATTAAGCATGCAATTTTAGATGGAAAATATATTGACACACCACTAACTGGTATTCTTGATTTAAACACAGGGGATTGGAATTCTCCAAATGGAGTAACTTTAACGGGATTAACTGATCAAGTTGGCAATAAGCCACAGTTTGAAAAGCAGATCAATCCAATAAACACGGATACTGTTAACGGATATTCATATCTAATTTTTGACTGGACTAATTATTTAACGCAGGTTGTGCAGAAAAAAGCTCTTAAGGTTATTGAGGTGCTTAACGATTCTACTATTGTTGTGGATGGATTACCATACGAATGGGATCCTAATACAAATACAACTGGCGCAAGATGGAATGATGTGACTGGAGTTTCTAAATCAATTCAAAAAACACTAACTTATACTTATCACCAAGGAGGTTATGATGCGTTTAGAGAAATTGTAGAGGGTTTACAGGCTAAGAACATGAGCGAGGTATTTAACACAAGTTCCGCTTCAATTAAATATTCTACTATCTCTACTTCTGGAGTAGAGACTCTAAATGATTACATCTTGAATATTCAGGATGGAACTTCATTAGTAAAGCCTTCATTTATTAAAGCAGACGTAGATGCAGATAAGCCTCTTTCATATAAAATAACTTCAACCGAGGTTGGAAAGAAAATAGTTGAGCGACCAGATTCATATTTTGTCGAGTTGCGTAGAATGAATGGGCACTACAATCCATTAACATGTGACGTGATCACATTCACTGACATTTATACTGAAAATAAAGGCGTTGACTCAAATGGCATTGACGAGAGAAAGAAATTAATCTATGATAAATTTAACAGATTAGGCATTGCTTTTGCGTCATACTTTGCAGAAGAAGGAGAAGCTGGATGGGGAATAATAAAAAATTATCATTTCCATAAAGTGAATCCAGACGCACCTGATTCTACTCTAAAATTATCGATGGCAACTGATAAAACTCCAGTGTATCCTAAGATTGGTGAAATTGCAATTGATAAGAGAGACATGAACGTTCTGCAATCCAAGTACGCGTCAAACTATTTTGTAAAGTCTTCAGCCAATATTGGAAATACTGAGGTTAATGGAACATTTAGCCCGGTTGAAAAGAGAGCTTTCTTGGCATCTACCATTATGAAAGTCAATGACACTTACGATATTACGGCATTTACAACTTCACAGGTCGCAACTGTAGATGAATTAGATAAAATCAGATTAAACGGCTTAAACGGTGGTTCTAACACTGCAATCATTTGGGCCGAAACTGCTGATAAGGTGTATGCTGATTTTTACATTGAACAGTCTATTCTAAATGAATTGATTGAAAATGGAATCTATTCAAACTTCAGTAAGTACGTGACACCTTCTAAATCAGCAGGTAGCCTAAACACTATTGATGATGATTTACAAGAGTATGTAAGGGCTAACATTGCGCCTAGATTTAACATTCAATTTGTTCAAGTGTTTGCTAATGAAGGAAAGAACCTGTCTACTGATTTTTTAAGCGTAGTAAATGCAACAGACATAGATACAACTGTTTATAAAGAACAAACTGGATATGCGATAGATACATTTGCAAATGACAGCCTGAGTTTTAGATTGATATATAATAAAAGATACGAATATAGTTATCAATTTAAACTCGTAGTTAAAATAAAGGCGTAAAATGTCGATTATAATCAAAGAAATTTACGCATCGGATATAGATTCATCTGGTGCCTTCTGGTCACTTCAAAAATTAGATAAGTTAAACTATAACTTTGAACAAATTAGAGTGGCAGGTGGTGGTCCAATGGGTCCTGTTGGTGAAACAGGTTTACCTGGAGAAGAAGGAGTTAAAGGTGTTAAGGGTTTAACTGGTTTACAGGGAGCTACTGGTCCTCAAGGTGAAAAGGGCGTTGTCGGAGATTCATTATGGATTAAAACTAATGACAATTCATTATCCTATTCAACTCTTAAAACCAACCAACTAGATAAAATTTACCCAACTACTATTTCAGTTGGCTATGAAGAATTAGATACGAACTATGATTCAACTGACCAAGATTCAGTTGTAAGAATTAGAACAAAGAATATACTAGATCCTTTAGATTATAGAAATCACATTACTCTAAGAAATGTTGAAGCCGATGATACAGTTAACGGAAATAGATCACACACTATTCTATACCAGGATGGAATAAGCACCTTCCTAGAAGAAAAATGGACAGACGATACCATTGGTGTATTTAGATATGAAGCGGCTTCACACGTTTTCACAAACGTAAACTGGGCCACTATCGATTCAGCTGTTGGATTTCAGATCCACAATCCAGTTACATTAAATGGGCAGGTTAAAATCGATAAGACTATTAAAATCAATACTACTGGAGTTGGTCTTGGAAAAGTCTTAATTTCAACAGACAATCAGGGTCATACTGCATGGGAAAAGCTAAGTAACCTTATTACTACGTTTCCAATAGGAAGCATAATTGGAGTTGATTCTGCTCTTTTCACAGACACTGCTTTTATTACACACGAAACGGTTTCACAGACCGGCACACCAAAACTTTTAACTTCTGTCGGAGCCGGTAAAGCAAATGGACAGTATGAAGGCTGGTATGTTTGCAATGGTGAAACATGGACAAACGGAACTAACAGTTACTTTTTACCAAACCTGAATTCTTTTCAGTATGACATTGCATCAAACGGAGGAGATCAAACGCATGAAGTTACAACTACAAATACTTTAGGCAAGTCTTTTATTACAGGTGCCGATGTTAGAGTAAACTATTACTATAATTTTCCAACTTACCTTATTGATGAGCAGACCCTAGCCACATATTTAGATGCAGGCGAACAGCCTACAATTCATTCTAATGCAAGTGGTGCTAATACGTTTAGCAATAGTAAACTACTATACGTTTGTTATTTGGGTGCATCAGACTTAAAGTGGGATACGGGTGGCAATGAACTCACATGGAATAGAACGAATACAGGTGTTACTGTATTAGGATTTACTCCAGGTTCTGCTCCAACGCCTACTCCACAGCCAACTATTTATACTGCAACCCGGTCTGGGCAGTTCTCTAAGAATAATTGCCAATCTGGTTTTACAACAACGCCAGTAACTTACACTAAAAATTACGCTTCTATAATTTCACAGGTGATCGTTGATAATATTGCTGCTAGTGATCCTAACTTTGATTCACAAGGACAAGCGTATGCAAATACAGTGGGAGTTTGTATAGACAACACAGTTCCAACCTGGACTTCAACCAGAAGCGGAAGTTTTACTCGTGATAATTGTGGTTCTAATTATGTAGGTTCTACTATGACGTATAGCAAGCAGTATGTGTCCACTATTTCTCAAGCGGATGCGGATGCAATTGCGGCGGCAGACCCTAATTTTAATACTGAAGGTCAAAACGAAGTTAACATTTCTGGATCATGCACGTATGTTCCGCCAGTATATACGTATTATAAATTAAATTCATGTGAACAATCAGGTGGAACATTATACACTCAAATACAGCCAAACATCGCTTCACAGCAATATTATGATTATGGCAATAATGTGTATTACGTATGGGATAACACCTCTGTCACAGATACTTCTTCTCCCGGAGCGGTTGGAAACGTTCAATTAGTGTCAGGCCAAAGCGGATGTCCTGTTACACCATCTGCACCTTCCCCATCTTCTCCTTCTGGTTCTACTAGTGGAACTGCAGGAACATCGGGAACCGGAAACCCGGTTCTGCCACCAGCCCCAGTTGCATTAAGTTTGGTAATAAATAAAGGCATAACTTCTTCAACCGAAGGATGGATTTCAGTATATGCAACCCCTTCTGGTGGAGATGGAACGTACGATATTAGATATTATATCCAATTAAGTCCTCCGTCTCAACCATATTCTACATCGATGATAGAACCAGTTAATAACTATTCTACATCACCTAGCAGATACAGAAGAGACAATCTTACTGTAATGCAAGACTCCTATTTGCAATATACTTATTATGTAGGAGCGTATGACACAATAAGCGGAACAACGTCTGTTACGATGGTGACTATTTCATAATGGTTGTCGACTAAATAAAAGACAGATAAATACTTATATAGAAAAAAATAGACCATCATGGCGATTAATCTTAAAGAAATACTTATAAATGATTCCGCTAACGTAGTGTTAGACAAGCTTAATTATAATTTCGATCAAATTATGGTTAACGGTGGTGGTCCTATGGGTGCCCAAGGCGCTCAAGGTATAAGAGGCTTTGATGGTTTGACTGGAGACACGGGTGATACCGGAGCTCCAGGATTACAGGGTCCAGCTGGACAAAAAGGAGATCCAGGCCAAGAGTTCTGGAAAGTTAACGTAGGTGCTAATAACAACACAATCGTTCCTATACACGATCACACTGCTAAACCAAACGCTCCGACCATAATGGTGGGTGTTGATAAAAATGATCCTTTATATGATGTTGTTTTACAGGAGTCAAGCCTTTTAATTAATAAAAAGACAGGTCTTCATAATTATAACGTTCAACTATTAGATGATGGAGTTACCAATACCAATGGAAACTTTGCGTATATTAACATTGATTTAGTAGGTGACAAAACTGTCAAAACAGAATCATTTAGTTCTCTTACAAATACTGTTAATAAAAAAGTAGCAGCAAAACATATATTTTCAGATGGTGCGAACGATCTAGTTACAATAGACGCTGATCTGCTAGAGGCTAATGTTGCTACTAACTTTAATGAAGGTGTAACAATTACAGCACCTCTACAAATACACGTTGGTACGCCGGCACTTAATAAAATTTTAGCAGGAACAGACTCTTTAGGAAATGCAACCTGGAAAAATATTTCAGAAATAGGTGGAGCAGTTCCAGTAGGAACTATTGTGCCGGTATTAACCGACATTTTCGATAATCCTAATAACTTTGAACAAGGAGCATTTCTTCCAAGCGATGCCTCACCTCTTCATATCCTATATGGCAGAGGAAAAGGAGCTTATAAAGGATGGTATATCTCAAATGGTAAAAACTGGATTGATGGGGCTGGAGTCTCTTATTCAACTAAAGACCTATGCTCTTTCAGTTACAAGATCACAAACAACACGGAGAGACCATCTGGTCAAGGGCAAGGTCCGATTGAAATAATTAATTCAATTTTAGCCTTGAACGGTGGCGCTGACTTAGGTTTAGATGCTACGTACGAATCAGTTCATAACGAGTATACTATTACTACAAATCTTAATACTGCTAACGAGTTAATTTATCCGGGTTCAAGTGGCGTGGCGATGGATCTTTACAAAATGGTTCATATTGTTTACTTAGGCCATGATAATTTATATTGGGAAGATGCTGGAGATCAAGGCGAAATTATTAATAATTTAATAATTGCTTCGGTTACCATGACTTCTTCTACTAATCCATGGGATTCATGCGCAGGTTACAACTCGAATGTATATGATATTTCTATTCCACCTACCAATCCAACATACGCTTCATGGATTCAACATCAAGTTGCAGGAACTAAAGCGGAAGCATGGAGAGATGTTGACTTAAATTACGAAGGCCCAACAGGTAAGGTTTACTTATATCAAACTGGTACAACTTTACCAGCTAATGATGGATACTACACCGTAGACGGATACGTTAGATATGTTAACGCTGGCGTTATCTTTGATAACCTATTCCCTGCGCCTTGCTTAGAGAATGGAGATGCACAGACATGTATTTTACCGGTTGCAGCATTTGATTCGGTTGGAGGTCCTAGCAATAAGAGTATGATTATCAATGAAACTGCAACTTTATATTCATCTAAGAGTTTACCTGCTTGGAGAAATACATCACAACTTACTCACGCGTATCAGTGGCAGATGAGATTTGGTTCAAATGGAATGTTTAACATTTCAGGAGCAACTGGCTCAACCTACGTGATTCCAACTAGCGGCACTTATGCTCTTTCTTCTGTGGAAACCTATTATTTTAGAGTAGGTATAGTGACGCTAGACGCTGCAACAGGAACTCAGAGCTCGATTCAATACTCTCCTGAAATAGTTGCAAACGTTGGAGCTGCGTATACTTTCTTTGGAGGAACAATGGTCAGCGATGCTACTACGCTATCTACAAATGGAAGCTTATCGGTATCAGGAACTTCTACTATTACTCTTAGAACAACTCGCTCATTCTCTAGTGGTGGAACAGGTTCTTCTCAATTAATTATTTCAGGTGGTAGTCAGAATTACACGTTATATGGAGACGTTGACGCTAATAATCCACAGCAAATATTAACTGTTCAAGTTCCTGCTGGGAATTACTCATACACTTTAGCAATCACAGGTGGTACTTCAACAAATAGAACAGCCTCAATATATTAATTATGAACTTAAATAGAAACTTAATTATCTTTTTATTGTTAGCAATATTTGCTCTTCTTTTTTTAAGACAGTGTAATGCTATTTCTGAATTAAAAGCCGAGTTAGTAAAAACTAAGGCTGATGCAGGTATTCATTATAATAATCTGCTTGCAGCAAACGATACTATTAAAAAGTATAAGAGCGAAAACGTAGGCTTGATTGCAGAGAAGAGAAGTTTCGTATATGACATAAATGAATTTATGGGTAAATATAAAGATTTAGCAAATGAGTATTCTGATGCTTTACAACTTTCTAAATCTCTAAAGTCTACTAATGCACTATTGAAGGCGCAAGTTAAGATAAAAGATGAGATTAAAACAGAGACAATAGTTTCAAAATTAAACGATACGACTACTGTATTTAAGTTTAATGATTTTAAAGACTTTGGAAAAGGTAACACTAGAAGATTCGATGGCTCAGTAAAATTTACTTTAAGTGGCGACAAATTTAATGTTCAAAATTCAGATTTCAACCTATCACAGGAAATTAAATTGTACGCTTCAATTGATGAGAAAGATGGTTATAAGAAAATTAAAATGAGTTCAACTTATCCTGGATTAGATTTTGAAAATATTGAAAATATAAACTTGATAAATAATAAATTAAACGAAAAAACTCCTAAGAAAGCAAGATGGTCTATTGGGTTTGGTGTTGGTTATGGTATGACTCTAATCAATGGACAAACTATTCAATATGGACCTAACATAAATGCTGGTTTATATTGGAGTCCTGCGTTTCTACAATTTTAAAATTAAAAACCTAGAATGGCTAAATCTTCTAAATTTTTAAGATTAGATACTGATGTTCTACTAGAGTTCATCTATCACGATCAATCGAATAACTCAAATTCGATTATCTCGGTAGATAACAGTGGAAGCCATATTAAATTCTTAAACACAATTGAAAACGATAACACTAAGACACGATATCTGATCCACGAACTCGGAGATGATGTTGTGAATTTTACAGTTTCTCAAACTGGAGCGTACTTGGTTATCAACGATTTTGCTTCTAGGGAATTACTATTACAAAACGGTAAAACTTACGTGTTTAATCTATCTGCTCTCTCTGTGCCTGCTAATTTTACGATTAGTGGAGGAGGTAGCTTTAGTATTGTAGGTAGCGTTGCAACTTATGTTCCAAACACAAACGGAACCTATCATTATTCTTATCCTTCTACGCAAACTGGTTCTATTCAGGTAGGAGACAAAGTTAACTCTATTTATGCAACTCCCGAGCAAGAAACCGGAAACACTATTAAAACTGGTACCGGCGAGGTTGGAAGATGGTATGCTATTTTAGATAATACAGATGGAACTAAATACGCGTTATTAGATAATTCATTGACTCATTTAAACAGTATAAACTGGACAGGAACAAAAGCAATTGACCTGGTAAATCAATCTATCGCATCTAATCATGTAAATTACGATACAATTAGACTACATTTAAGAACTGGTTTTTCATTTGCGGCTAGAGGATATCAGGGTTTTATTTTTCAAACTAAAGCTAAAAGAAATTCAGGAATCTACAACTTCTTTACTTCTTTAGCATATTTAAACAATTCAAGCTATGAAGTACAGAATCCATCTCCATTTATTTTAAGTGGAGTTGCATTCTCTAAATTCATTGAGATTAAAGTTCCATCGTTAGTTGATATGTTTGACAATCAGCTTAATCTTGATTTCGAAGAGGCTTTCTTCGGCGCAGTCGGAACGCAAGCTGCTTTAAACCCAAGCGCAAATTATGAAATAGCATTTAAGTTAATAGATAAGTTAACGACTATTGATGGTGTTAAATACGCAGATACGGGTTATGAATTAGAATTAATTCTACCGCAAGAAGATGAGTACCAGGATATCGCTGCTGTTGTTGAAGAGGCCGGAGACGGAGATTACTTCAATCTATATGGAACTAAAGATGGTTCTATTGCTAATTTTTCTCAATACATACTAGATAGAATTCAGAAATCATCAGATGATATTACAGTTTTCTATGATATAGAAGTATTGGAACAAATAGGGTTAAACTACGCGCCAACTTTTATTGGTTCTTATGTTCAAACTGACAGATTTGATGAGCCTATTAGTTTTAGGCCAATCATTAAGAACGCAAACGTTGCAGCTTCATTCTTAATTAACCTAAACTTAAGAATCTATAACGTAACCGATAACACTCAAATCTTGAAGCAGGCTTCATTAATATACAGAAAGCCTTCTAAATATGGAAAGAAAATGTTACAACTCGCGATAGGCAACAATGTAATTAATAAAGTATACAATACTATTGCGTCAACTGCTTCTTCAAAAACAATTGAAACATTTGTAAATTCGATAAGACCTTCTGTTGGAGAAACTAGATATGTTCCTGTTGCAATAGATACTGTTAACGTAAGAGCTGGCAACACATCTGTTATATTAAACGGAACAGAAGTGACTTCTATCTCTCCCATTTTATTTAAACCTGAAGGAGAAGGAGTTATGACTCTATCTAAAGTCGCAGACAATTTTATTAAATTTAAAGTGGTGCAACAAGACGGAAACTCGATGAAAGAAGTTTCATTAGTTAATGCTGATTCAATTGACATTTTAATTAAGAGTGGAACAGTAGAACAACTAATTAGTGCTGATCTAAGTTTTCCAGATATCGACATGGGCAAGGGTGAAATCATGTTTAAAATACCTAAGTATGTTGCTACAAGATTTGACCAGCCTGACACTAATTTAATGACCGACAAGTTTTACATCAATATAACTAACGGAGCCAGCAGTTCAACCTTATATTACGGAATAGTTAACATTGTATAATGATATTAAATAGTAGAAATAATCTGTTTAACTTTCAATTTCCTAGGACGTTTATTCCTAAGGAAGTGGCTGACAAGTACAAGAAGTATTTGAATAGAATGCCAGGTAATATCATAACAGAACCTATAGATTTTATTAATTACTCTATTCAAGGTGTGAGTATTCCCGGAATAAACTTTGATCCAGTTACACAAAATAACAACGATGGTACCACTAGATATTTTAGAGGTGCTCAACCCATTCAAAATTTAATAGATCGCCAATTCTCAGTTACGATGCAATCTTTAGATGGATTCATAAATTACTGGATTATGCAAGACACTCTTCTATATTATTACTCAAAGGAGGTTGCTACTCCATTTACAAACGATATTAAACTACAGTTATTAGACGGTGAAGGGATTCATCTTGTTTCTGTGGTATTTGAAAAGCCTATTATGAATTCTATTTCTGATCTAGAGCTTAACATGAGTCAAAACGTAGCAGAGTTTAACACGTTCGATATTAACTTCTATTATAACAAATTTAATATAGAGCTTGAAATAGACTAATATATAGAGTATGAAAACATTCAACGAATATCTTGCAGAACAGAACGTAACAGTCAATGAATTTGACATGTTAAAAGAATCCTTGACATCGGAATTAACTCCTGAGCTTGAAGAGAAGATAGGTCGTGCGATTGACGAGTTTATGACAAATTACTCAGATGAGAATGGTGTACTTCAGATTGGAAAGTTCAACGAGGAACTAACTAATGAAGGTCTTCTTGGTTCTCTTCTAGGTGGTCTTACTGGATTTGCTCTCGGTAATACTATTGGTAAGGTAGTGGCTAGAGCCTTAGGAGTTCAATCTGGCCTTCTTTATGATCTTTTAACTTCAAGACTGGTTGGCGCCGCAGTTGGCTCATCACTTGGTACAAGAATCTAATATGCAAATTATTGCTGTTGACTTTTCTCTTAACTCCCCGGGCATCTTCTTAAAATCAGAAGAGGGCTCTAAGTTTATCTCATACCTTAAAGCAGGTGGCACGAAAGCCGAGGTTAGAATTCAGGAGGAACTGTCCGCTTGCAAAGACATTACACTTCAATATCAACCGGGCTTTGAAACCTCAAAAGAGTTCTCTGAAAAAGAGATGTCGAAACTAACTAGATATATGACCTCTTCGGATGAAATTATCTCTATCATTAGGGACTCTGAACTAATTGAGCCCTTTAAGCCCACTATTGTTGCATTTGAAGGTGTTTCCTATGGTTCCGGCGGAGGTGGTACCAATAATCTAATCGACCTGGCCGCGGGAGCAGCAATCTTTAAGTTGAATCTTTACAGAGCTTTCAGCCCTTTAGCTAAACCGTTTAACATTGTAACAGTTGCTCCTACCTCAATTAAAAAGTTTGCGGGCGGTGGTAGAATGAACAAGAAGGATTTATGGGAAGCTTTCACTGCAAACAGTCTTGGAGACAAGAGTCTTGAAAGCTCAGAAGTGTGGAAGTTTGCGAAAGGACTTGAAGTGGGCACTAAGGTTCCTAAACCCTTTGATGATCTAGTCGATGCTTACTTCTTAGCCCAGTATATCTCCTCCCTTTAAGTAGACCTTCAAACCCGGAAGAACAAATCTTATATAGCAGCTTTAGGGGATAGTTTCACAATTCTCAGATTATTTTTAAATTATTTACAAATATATAGAATATGGAAAATCAATATCAATCCAATCAACCCGAATTAACCACCGGAGAGTACTTTCAACTATATGAATTACTAAACAAGATGCACTTATCAGGTAAACTGTTAGGTACTGAAATGGAACAGCTTCTATGGAAAGCAGGCTTAACTAAAATAGAGGCCGGCAAGTATGAAGCGCCTTCTGGTGAAATTCTGAGTATGATAGTGAAACAATAGAGAGTATTCCTGTATAAATTACAGTTATTAAAGTTTAAGGCCTAAACAGATTAACGAAATTAACAATTTTCAAAGAAACTTAAAGTATTAAAGACATGGCAGATTTTGACATTTTCAACCTAGGAGTTGATGACGTAGACACACACAAACAAGCAGCTTCAACAGGAAGCAACGACTTGTACAAACCAGATGCCGAACAAGGCAAAGACGGAACCTATAAAGCATTGATTCGCTTTGTTCCAAACCCAGCAAACCCTCGCAATTCATTAGTTAAAAAGTATGTACACTGGCTGAAAGATGCAGGTGGCGAAGGTAAATTAGTTGATTCACCATCTTCAATCGGAGATAAGTGCCCAATCGCAGATGCATTCTTCAAATTACGTAAAAGTGATTCAGCAGTAGACCGTAAGATGTCCGAGCAATTAAAGCGTCGTGAACAATATTACGCATTAGTTAAAGTTATCAAAGACCCTCAATTTCCAGAGTTTGAAGGCACGTATAAAATCTTCAAATTTGGTTACAAAATCAAAGAGAAGATTGACGAGGAATTAAAGCCAGCATTCGGCGAGCCAACTCAAGTATTCGATTTATTCGAAGGCAAGAACTTTGAGTTAATCATCACTCGTCAAAATGATTATAATAACTATGATAAGTCTAAATTCTCTCCAAGCAAGAGCGCTATCTTAGTAGATGGTTCTCCAGCTGAAAAGACCAAAGAGAACATGTCGGTTATTAAAGCAGAATTAGACAAAGCTCCTTTATTAGAGCCTTATGAGTATAAAGTATGGGATGATCAAACTCGTGATTTTGTAAACTCAATCTTACGTCAGTATTTAAACCCAGGCTCTGCGATGGAAGACATCGTAAATAAACCACGAGCACAAAAAGCAGCTCCAGTTAGAGAAGCAGCTGCAGTCTCATCAGGTAATGCAAACATTGATTCTTTTGAATTAGGTGCTCCATCTGAGACAGGTTTATCCAGCTCATCTTCTAATGATGACGCAGGTGATGACTTAGATGCATTCTTAAATGACCTAGACTTAGGTTAATCAATTTCAATCAGTTTAACAGTAAAGACTTGCCGTGAGGTAGGTCTTTACTTATTTAAGCAAGATGAGCAATACCAAAATCACAGAGCAGCTTAAGGCAAAAATCAAAACCCTGTTCAAACAGGTTGTGGTGAAAGAGCATCGTACGGGTGGCAAGATCATGATCAAAGATATGCCAGGTCGTATTACTATCGCATGTCCCTATTGTGGTGACTCCACCAAGGATGAAAAAATGAAACGTGGCAACCTATACTGGGATTCATTACAGTATCACTGTTTCAACTGTGGTCAACATAATGACGCTTATCAATTCTTAAAAGATCATGGCATTAAATTAAATGCGGATGATACAATAGAAATGATTGACTATGTAAAGGAACACAGAATTGAAACCAATCACGCAGATGTTCTACAGCATGGTACATTTTCAAAAATATTAGAACTAGCGCCAACCAAACAGGACCTAAGAGATAAATTAGGATTTAAGGATATCGTAGTTGGAGAAATGGCCTTTATGTATTTACGAGGCAGAATGCTTCATAATAAGATGGATCATTTTATGTATTCTCCAAGTGATAAAAGACTCTATATTCTTAATCTAGGACCTGAAGATAAGGTGATAGGTATGCAATCAAGAGCCCTAGTAAAAACTAAAAGTTCTAGATACTTGACTTACGAGCTGTCTAAAATCAAAGAATGGTTAGGGCAACCCTATGAAATAGACGAGCAAACACACGATAATATTAATAAGATTTCAACCCTGTTCGGCATTATGCAGGTTGACATGACAAGGCCTGTAACAGTGTTTGAAGGCCCAATGGACCGATTGTTTATGGCAAATTCATTGGCATTAGCTTCAGCGCAGAGAGACACGACAGAGCTGGACGAGATTCCAACCATGAGATATATGTTCGACAACGATACAGTGGGTAAGGAAAAGATGATGCAGAAATTAAAGAGAGGCAAGAGTGTTTTCACATGGGAGAAATACTTAAAAGAAACTAAGATGGATAAATATAGTAACAAAATAAAAGATTTAAACGATCTGGTAATGGCATCCTATTCAGTCAAAAGCGACTGTCTAAAAAAGATTGAAGCCTATTTTAGCACTTCACCCTTAGACGCATACTATCTATGATCGGACTATTAAGAATGATTGAGCAAGAATTTGATGATTTCAACGAAGAGAGATCAAAACACAAAGGATTAAAATCACTGGTTGATTTCAGTACTAGTGTACCAAATTACGAAGGGTCTGAAGTGACCCTAGAGGTTAAGCCAGTATTTAAAAAGAAGCTTACTGCCTCGGTTTACATTAAAGAAGATAAGAGTAAAGGTCAATTGTTTTAAACAACTCATAAATGTCAGATACACCTGAAGAAACAAAAGTCAATAAACTAGTTAGGCTAGATGAAATGCTAGCTGCACAAAGACTAGATTGGACTAATAAAATAAAAGTTTTGGCGGAGGATTTAAAGGCGGGAACTTCTCTACACGAAGTGGCTTCATTCGCCTTGAGTTATAGACAGATTCTAGTAGAGGCTTTAGCATCTTTAGCCTCTAAAGTTAGAACACAAAAGAGTAAGATTGACAAATTATATAAAGAAAGATGGATTTCATACTATACGTATGATTATAAATTAACAGACTCTCAAAGAGAGAAGTTTATTAAGTCTGATTTATCAGATGAATTACAGCTTCATGAAATGTTAGAGGACCACAAAGATTTTTTGACTGGTACCGTTAAAACATTAGACAACATGGGTTTTGCAATAAAGCAACGCATGGATATGAAGCAATTGTAAAAATACGTTTACGTGTTTGGTATTAAGTTTAACGCAAGATAATAGATTCTTAAGCATTGATGAGGCGTCGGAACTGGAGTTAGAACAATTAAATATAAGTCTAACAAAAAGAATCGAGGGATGGAGATTTAATCCATTGGTCAAAAGAGGTGTCTGGGATGGCTATGTGTCATATATAAAAGACAATAAATGGATTCCAGCAGGGCTGTGGAGACATGTGATGACTCTGTGTAAAGAGTACAGGTTTGAACTAAAAATTAACGGGGTCACTAGAATGTTTGACCCTAACATATCGGCCGAGCAGTTTGAAGCCTGGGCCCTAGCTTTTTTTGACGGCTACAAAGATACTCCAAGAGACTATCAAATCGAAGCGGCCTTTAATATCCTAAAATTCAAAAGGTCCTTATCGGAACTAGCAACTTCCGCTGGTAAAACAATGATTTCATTCATGACGGTTGCCTATATGTTAGAGCATCAAAAGGCAGCTAAGATTCTTTTCATTGTGCCTAACGTTTCACTGGTTGTACAAGCGACTGAGGACTTTCAAGATTTTAACTGGCGAAACGGGGTTAGAATCAAAATTCAACAAATATTTTCAGGACAAACTATTAAGCCCAACTCAAACGTAGTAATAGGTACATACCAGTCTCTGGTTAAGAAAGACGTAGCCTACTTCGACGAGTTTGACGCAGTTATAATTGACGAGTGTCACAAGATGAAATCAGCATCTATTAAAGAAATCTTAGGTAAGTGTAGAAATGCAAGCTATAAATTTGGCTTGACAGGAACCATTCCAAAGGAAGGAACCCTAGACAAATTAACCCTAATGTCGCAAACCGGACCGGTTATCACAGAGGTAAAAGCAGCTTTCTTGCAAAAAGAAGGCTATATTGCAGGATGCAAAGTGAAAGTGATTGAAATGAATTATGCCCCAGAAACAACAAAACAAGCATTCCAAGATTTAGCATTAAACCGTTATGAAAATAAAGACGTCTTTCAACTGGAGCAAAACTATGTGGTCAATAATCAGGCAAGGCTTGATTTCATTGTCTCAGTCATTTCCAGAGTACCAAGGAATTCTCTGGTACTTTTTCACCGAATCGAACACGGTAGAAAACTATACGAGGCGCTTAGAGAGAAGAGCAATAAGAAAGTATATTACGTTGACGGCGGTACCGATAAGGACATTAGAGAAGAGCATAAGAAGAAAATGGAAAATTCTCAAGACGACCATACTATCATCGAGTTTGGCGAAAAAATAATAAAGGTACTACAGTACGCAAAGGTGCCACTATCGGACGGCAGCTTTAAGTTTGCAAAGGATATTACACTAGACGATGATATAGATGATGAATGGATCATTCAAAAAATAAAAGAACTATAACTGGTATTATCGTAAAGTTTGACGAATATATAGTATATGAAAGACGAAATTTACAATATCTTTATATCAACAGAAGGTTTTCCAGATTCACCTCTTCATTTAGAAGAATACATTGATTTTTTATTAAATTACACATACGATAACGAATCATATTCGGAAGTTCATCATATATTGCCAAGGTCAAAGTATCCTGAATACATTACTGAAAGTTGGAATATGATAAGGTTGAAATATGAAGATCACATTAAGGCTCATGAAATCTTATTTAAAGCTTACAATAATAGGGCGTATCAACGCACTCTTAATTTTATGAACTCTAAAGTTTATAAAGATTCTGATTTGGTTTCGGCTGCAGCGAAGAAGGGATGGGAAACACTTAAAAACGACAAGGAAAAATATGATTCTTTTTGTAAAAAAAGATCTGAATCTATGAAAAAATTGTCATCCGAAGAACAGGGCCGAAGATCAAAAAAGGGATGGGACAATTTAAGCGAAGAACAGTACGAAAAAAGATGCGAGATCAATAAAGAGAATTGGACAGATGAACTTAAATTAATAAAGTCTGAACAGATGAAAGAATACTTTAAGAATAATCCGAATGTTGCTAGCGAAAGAGGCATCAAGAGATATGAAAATATGAGTGAAGAAGAACGTATTTCATTTAAAAATAAAATGAATGATGTCAACAAAGATCCTGCTAAAAGAGAAAAGGCGGGAAGCACAATAAAAAAGCATTGGCAAGATCCAGAATTCATTGAAAAAATGAGAAATAGAAAGAAAAAGCCAGGAGATAAATACGAAATCATAGATAGAGACGGCAATATTTTGTATAGAGAAGGTTTACATGCAATAGTCAATGAATTCAATTTCAATATAACTCTGATAAGACAATTTGCAAATACAGGATTGCCAGCTCAACAGCTTACGAGCCGTAAAAAAAGTCAGGCCGCAATAAACACAGAAGGTTACAAATTTAATAAACTATAAAAAAAGATAAAGGAACATGAAGCCAACAGCTCATAAAAACATAAATGCGGAAGAGGCAGCGGTTGTTATCGTTGCCTCATATTGACGGAACGTTTTCAACAGGAATCTCAATCAAAAAAATACACAGTGTCTTTTTCACAGAGTCTTTTAAATCAGAAGTGATTATTAGACAGTCGATTGGTAGAGGGCTAAGACAGCATGAGTCAAAAACCGATGTCTTAATTGTTGATTTTGTTGACAATCTATGCACTCTAGAATGGGAAAACTATCTATATAAACATGGCATAGCGAGACAGCAAATCTACAAACAAGAGCAATTCACTTATGAAATAAAGAAAGTTACGTTTGAAAGTGAATAAGTTAGATATATAAAAACAAGATTATAATACACTTATATTAAAAACAAAAAAGAACACTATGTCAGTACAAAGAATTTCATCTTTTAAGAGCTTTACTGAGGTTAAGAACCAACAGGCTTCGATTAAGATGCACGAAGAAAACAAGACAAAAAGAGAGCAACTTTTAGCTAAGATTGGTCAAACTCTTGAAGAAGAGGGAGTTACTTCGTTTGATGAATTAGACGAGGAGAAAAGAACAGCCCTAGTTGCTAAAATTTTTAACGAAGATAGAGCTGAGGATATTGAAGCTGCTAAAGTTAAAATGGGCGAGCCTAAAAAGCACGAAGATGAAGAAGGCAAGAAAGTTCAGTCTACAAACGAGTCTTTAGTTACTGAAGCAACTCGTTCTCAAATTGGTAAGATTGACAAGGCCGGAAAAATCACATCGGTGTATGTTCACTGGGACGGTAACCCAAACACAAGAATTCCTTTACTAAAGCACTATAAAGATTCAAAAACACTTAATAAATTATTAGATTTAGGAAAGTACGGTATTTCATCTTTAGAGAAACAAATTGGAGATAAACCACAAGATTTTGATAAGCCTGATAGAGGTATCACTTTATTCTATGGTAGAGATAGAGATGAGAAGGACAGAGATATGACAATGAAGTCTGATGTTAAATCTATCTCAAAATATTTAAAGGATGCTGGTAACGAATCTAATTCAGAATACGTTTACTTATTCGATGAGAGAGATGGTAAGTGGTACATGGCTGATGTATACGACGATAAAGAATTAAAGCCCGTTAAAGAATCAGTTGAAGTCTCAGAGGGTTTTTCTTATGAAGAGAAAATGATTGAAAACTTCTTAAAGAAATTAGCAAAAGACATGGATTACTCTGTAAAAGATGCAGCTAACTTCGTTAAGCAAACTATTAACAAATATGGTTTAGCAGAATCTTTAGAAGTGAACGAAGCCAATAAACCTAAAGTTGGTGATGAACTAACAATGGTAAAGAATGACAAGAAAGGTAAAGTAGTAAAATGCAGTAGCGATCAATGTGACGTTGATTTTGGCAATGGAGATGTTTACGGCATTGTTTATCGTAGAATCAAAGGCGATAAAATAGAGGAAGCAATCGAAGTAAATGAAGACATCGATATCCATGACAAAACAGCTGACCTTATGAATAAATTACAAGTTCAAATTGGTAATTTATTACATGCTACAAAAGGAAATAAAGAGTGGACTAAAGAATTAGAAGCTATTAAATCTGCTTTTGAAAAATTAGAAGACAGATTTTCAATCGCTGTTAAAAAATTAGGAATGATTCCAGAATCAGTTGAAGTTTTTGAAGGCATGTTTGGTTCTAAAGATTTCGATAAGACTCTAGTAACTTACGCAATTGATAAAAAAGCTGATGAAATTTATGTTGTCAGCGTTGATAAAGTTATTCATTCATCTTTCCCAGACGTATCAAAGCTTGATGATAAAAGATTTCGCATGATGTTTGGTGTGATGCTCGAAGAAAATTGGCTAAAACAATACGATAAATTACCAAAGGTAGGTGATATTCTTCCAGCCCCTAAAAAAGACAAAGCATTTGAATCAGTTGAAGTTAATGAATCTGAAGAGTACGTTGCTTACGTTGAGCTCGAAAAGGGTAAAAAATTAATAGACACATTCAAAGACTATAAGGCTGCTAAATCATGGGCAGATAAAAACGTAGATAAATTATTAGACGACGAAAAGATTGAAAGAGTTGGCACTATGCCAAAATCAAAGTGGGATAAAGAGGAGGCAAAACATGCAATTAAAGAAGGTGAAGATTTAAATGAAGCCGATACGGTTTGGTCTCTATGGGGTAAAAAAGAACCTATGGGTCTTTCTAAAGCTGAAACTAAAAAAGTAGCAGAAGTTTATGCAAAAGCTATTTCAAAGAAAGACAATTGCAAGTGTACTGTCAATCAGAGAACTTTAGAAGAAGATTCATTTGATTTAGATGTTGATGGAGAAGAATTTGCAGGAGGCTCATATAACATTTATGATGATGGTCAAGTAGTTAATATGGCCGTTAAATCTGGAGTTGCTTATGGTAAATATAATGATTCAGTTGACACTATCGTTAAGAATCTTAAATCAATTAAAGAATCGGTAGAATCTATCGATGAAGCTCGTTCAATCAATAAAATTCAAAACGAGTGGACTAAAGTAACAGCGGAGATGAAATCAACAGTTGACTCTTGGAAGAAAGCCGAAGGAGATGCTAAAGCACCACTATTAGCTAAGTTAAAAGAATTAACTGCTAAGAAAAATTCATTAGAATCAGAATTAAATGATGCTATTGCAGATAAAGACAAGGATTTAGAATTAGTAGTTTCTGAAGGCAATGCCTTTGTATACGCTGCAGCTAAAGCTAAGCAAGAAGGCAAAAAAGAATTTGAATTCAATGGTAAAACTTATAAAGTTAGCATCTCAGATACTAATTTAACAGAAGAAGTGGAAGTTGAAATCAACGAGGAGGATATTACTTCTGATGAGCAATTTAAAGAATACGCATTCAAAGTTTTAAAGCAAGCTTTTGAAGCAGACTTCGATGAAGCTAAAGCTCAAGAAGTAGTAGATGGTATTCTAAAAGTTGCCGGCTCTAATTATGGAGAAGCAGTTGGAATGCTAACTTCAAGCTTAGGATAATATAAATAAAGATAAATAATAGACCTGGATAATTCCAGGTCTTTTTACATTAATATGAAAACACCTCTTTTAAAATTTCAAGATTTCTTATTAGAAAAATGGAACAATAAGTTCCCAACACTAGTTTTAGAAGGTGGAGCAGCTGGTCACATGATGCACCCCTTTGACGATGACACTCTAACATTTGGAGAAATCAAGCATATCGTTGATGCTGCATTACAAGGTCGTCTTAATTTTGAAGAGGCTCCAACCGAAAAAACAGATGGTCAAAATCTATTTGTAACAATGAAAGGCGGACAAGTCTTATTTGCACGAAACAAAGGGCAGATGAAAACTCCTATTGACTTAGCGACAATTACACAGATGTTTCAAGACCATCCATCGCCTGCAGTTAAAGATACATTTACTTTCGCAGCAAAAGACTTGACATCAGCCCTGCAACACTTGTCAAAGAAAGATCAGGCTGAATTCAACGAAGGCAAATCTTTCATGAACATGGAGCTAATCTACTCAGGCAATGCAAACGTTATCTCCTATGAGAAAGACGTTATTCAATTCCATGGAATGATTCATACTGACGGTGAAGGAAATCAAACTGGAGCAGACTCTAAATTGGCTTCTCAAATTGCAAACGCAATTAAAGGCGTAAATAAAGACATACAATCTGTATTCCAGATTATTCCTCCTCAAGAATTACAAATTGGCAAGGCAATCGATTTTGAAGAGAAGAAAGGCTACTTCATGAAAAAAGTAGCAGATTTACAGAACAGATACCATTTACAGGACACTGATCCGGTTTCAAAATACCATTCAATGTGGTGGAAAGAATTGATCGACAAGGACTTTAAGAACCTAGACGAAATCGATAAGGCAGGTTTAGTTCAGAGATGGGCTTTTGATGATAAGAAGACTCTTAACATTAGAGACCTGGCAAAGAAAATGTCTGACGCTGAATACAAAGAGTTTCAACGTTTCGATAAAGAGGACGCTAAAAAGAAGTTTAAAGAGAACATCGAACCTTTTGAGAACATTTTCTTAGAGTTGGGTTCGGTTGTCTTAAAGAACGTTTCAAATCTTTTAGTGGCAAATCCTGATAAGGAGATGCAGAGACTTCACACTCAGATTAAAACTGAAGCAGATAAAATCAAACAGAATGGAGACCTAAGCCAGTTAGCAAAGGTTGAAAAAGAACTACAGAGACTTGATAGAATTGGAGGAATCCAGTCTATTGTTCCATCTGAAGGCCTAGTATTCCAATATAAAGGAAAGCTGTTTAAGCTTACTGGGACGTTTGCAGCCATTAATCAACTGATGGGAATAATAAAATATGGCAGATAATTTTTATTTGTCAACAAAATTAGTTATATTTACATATAATCAAACAGAAAGAAATGGCACTACAAAGACTTAAAGACTTTTATCAAGCAACAAATTCAAACGCTTTCAATGAAATGTTGAAACAAAAGGTGGTAGTAACTGAAAAGATTGCTGCGGCCTCTTTTCACGTTAGAAGAGGTTTAGAAGGCTTTGAATACTTTAAATCTGGTAACTCGGAGCCAATGTCAATGGTAGATAGAACTTTAACATCATTATACGAGACAGGAATCAAGCATTTTCAAGCCCTAGTAAAGAATACTAAGCTAGACATGCCAACTGATTGGAAATTTGGCTTTGATTATTTACCAGAGACTTCAGTTTCTTCAATTCAATATGATCAGACTCCGTATAACTCAATGATTCTTTCACACATTCAAGTGTTAAGCAATACTGGAAAAGTTAAGAAAGTCCTAACAGACCCTGTCATCTTAACTGAATGGGCTACTAAACTAGAGGTTCAGGCTCCCTCTGTAGTGTTTGAGGGTATTCTAGATGAATCACAGCGAAATTTACTAGTAAATCTATTAGCCACTTCAAATGAGGCTTACACTACAAGATTTGCAAACGAATCATTTACACAGTACGTATATAAGATGTTTAATCCTTCTGCATATAAATCAGTTTTAAACGAAGATTTAGTAAAGCCGATTGATGGATTAGTGATTAGCTTTATTGACTCTACTCAAATCAAATCATTTAAGTTAGATGACCTAAAGGCCGAATCTAATAGTGAGCCGAGAGAAGGCAGTCACATGTACCAATTAACAATGGTAGATATTTTAGAATTCTTTTCTAATTACAGCATTGATGCGGTTGAATTGACAGAAGCGGCCGCCGATAAAAGATACATTCAGTTAATTTCAGTAATGTATAATGATTATGTAAAAGAGAATGCCACAAAGTATGTTGGCGTTAATTTTCAGCCGGCAGAATTTGCAAAATCAGAGGTGTTCGAGTTGAATACAAAATGGATTGAGAACGAAAAGACACTGAATTACGTTGAGAATCCAATGTTAGCCGAGTTGTTTAAGATAATTTTAGGCTCATTCAACAAGAGAAAAATTAAGGAGTCTTCATTGATGAATCAAACAATGATAGACCAGTTAAACGAGATTATAGATAAAATTGAGGAGCACATCTATTCTGAAGTAACAGATGAGAATGCTATCCATAATTTTAACACATATATGCTTCATAATAAGATTAAGACCACTAAGTCTAACCTGAATGAGGCTCTTAAAGTTGCTCATGCCGAGCAAGGAAAAGAGAAGGTTAATATCTTCGTTGGAAGATTTCAGCCATTTACACTAGGCCACGTCAAAGTCTTAGAAACATTATACAAGAAAAATGGTTTTCCAGTGGTTGTATTCTTAGTAAAGGCTGCAAAAGCAAAGAAAGAAGATGCAATCAAGAGACCGTACGACACTGAAACACAGATTGAAATGTTCAATCACGTTCAAAAAGAATTTAAGTTCTTAAAGGATGTGATAGTTGTTCCATCTGCTGCAATTGACGTAATGTTCAACGAGTTAAGACCTAAGTATGAACCTGTTTTATGGGGCACAGGCACCGATAGAATGAAAGCCTATGGATACATGGTTAATAATGATAAGTATCGTGAGGAGTTAGGAGTTCTTCCAGAATTTGAACTGCATGAGATTCAAAGAGGAGATGACGATATCTCGGCCACTAAAGTTAGAGCAGCATTAGAGTCAGGAGACACTAAAGAATTCAATAAGATGACTCCGTCCTCGTTGCACCCTATGTTTAATGAGTTGAAAGAAAAGCTAGAGAAATCTTTAAGCCTGGTTGAAGCAGTTGAAACCTTTGAGGAATCAGAGATATTAACATTTGAACAATTCAAAGAATTTAACAAATAAGAGAATGGCAATTACACCAGGAGATATTAGAGCCAGATTTGAAATGGCGCTTAACAAAGCGATCAACGAATCTAAGCAAGCAGACGCTGGAAAGCTAATAGATTTTATAAGACCAGTTTTAGATAAAGCTGGATATGATGGAAAATCTGAATCGGGTAGAAGGCCTAAACATCTACGATATATGATGGGTAAAACTGTGTCTGACACAGTTAACAATATAAATGCTATTCTTAAAAAGGAATTGAATAACTATTCAGTTGAAACCGTTGAACCCGGTAATTACGGAAATGGATCGTACTCTGGAAAATATTACACATACAGAGTAAAGTTAGAGGACGCAGTCACCATTAAAGGATTAGAATTTCCAGCAGGGTTAGAGTTTAACATTGTAAACGATGATGTTGCGGTTGGTTCTTTTAATTCAAAGGCACTAACTCCAACGGGACTAGGTTTGCCCAATTCTTATTTACAGCAGAGTCAACTTGTAAGTTTGACAAAACAAGCGGTGATCAATAAATTCAGTGATCAGCAAGTAATAGTAGATTTATTACATGCAATGGTAGATGATGTTGCATCACATCGTTCAAAATATAATTTTGAATCTCCGGGCTTTATTAAGACTCTCGATGAAGTCATTAAATATTCAAACAAAACAGCTCACTTAATTACACACTTCGATACGTCTGATCTAAATACAGTCGGTAAAGATTTTGGTGAAATTCTAGGAGCAATCTATATGCTAGGAGTTACTAAATATGTAGATGGAATTGAGTTTCCTTCCGGTAATAATCCGCTGGTTGATTTTTACATTGACGGGTATGGAGTTTCTTCTAAATATAAATCGGGTGCTGCACCTACTCTTTCAGGAATCATTAAAAATATCAAGGCCGATCAGTTAACAACAGATGCGCAAGAACAACTGTATAAAATATTTCAAATAGTTGACGGTAATAAAGTTTCTTCAGGATACTTAGAGATTGCAAAGTATCTTCAAATGCCAGGATACGTTAAATTACAACAGATTACAGGAATTGCCGACGTGACAGTAGACAGTTTAAACCAATACATCACTGAAATTCTAGCGAAGAATCCAGATCAATTTATGACTATCTTTGCCGATTTCTATAAAACAATAGGTAGAGCACCTTCAGGAAATAAAGTAGAATGGTCAAGGGTAAAAGATAAAAAAGTATATGGCGCAGTAGTTGGACCACTTTGCTATCACGTGACAGATATTTTAAATCAAAATCAAGTTTATCAGACAGCTTTAACAGAATTACTCTCAAAGCTAGAAGTCAAGCAATTGTATTTAGACTTTGCTCCAAAGAAACAGGAGATGTTATTACATCTTAAGTCTTTCTCAAATGAGGGAGTTAAATTTACTTTCGAGGCACCGAATCAGTCAGTATATAGCCCAGATAATGGTAAGCTAGGATTTAAAATGAAATAGCGATATATACATTATAAAAATAGAATAAAGAAATGAATTTTGATGATTTCTTAAACGAATCTAAAATTACTTTAAAGAGACAATATACTGAAGCATATCCTGCTAAAACAGCCGGTAAGCATGCAAACGTTAGAAATAGAGTGATTGAAGCCATTAAAGATGGCATGATTACTAAAGCAGATTTTAAAGCTATCTTAAAGGAGATGTCAGCAGACGATTCTAGATGGTTAAGAAGAAATGCAGGATACTTTAACGTCACAGAGGATCAGGTTTCATTATCTAAACACGGACAAAAAATACTAAATCATATCATTATGTCAAAGGAGAATTCTCAAACTACAAATGAATCCAACTCTGAAATCAAAGTAGGAGATACAGTTTCAAGAAAATTTATTGGAGAAGATCCAACTCAAACTTTTACGGTTGTTAGCATCTCAGGCGGCAAAGCCAAGTTAAAGGACACTAAAACTGGAAAAGAAAATGGCATGCATCTTTCAGATCTAATTAAAGAAACAGAAGAGGTTGATGAGTCAGGTTATAGACCAATGACAGACGCCGAAAGACAAAAAGCCCAATATAAGAAAAATCAATTAGCAAGATTAAAAGCAGTTGATAAGAAAGAAGAAGAAGGCAAGAGATTAAGAGCTCTGCAACAAAAGTTACACCAACAGAGAACAAAAAAAGCAAACGAAACATTTATTTATGAATCTTTCGCTGACTTTGTTGAAAATGAATTAAATGAAAAAGCGTATCAATTAACAAGTTCTTATGGAGCCAAAGGTATACCGGGCAAGGTTTTATTTGCATTTAAAAAACACGTAGAACACGTTAAATTTGAAGGAGATGCAAAATCAACTTTAGAAAATATTAACAAAGAATGGTCTAAATGGGCTGATAAAGAAGGTGCTAAAATCATCGAGCAAGAGGTGATGAAGCAAGTTAAGGATAAAGAATCTATTGTCTATATTGTTGCAACTTTAAGTGGAGAAGAATGGGATGAGGAATCATCTAATGAAAATCAATTAATTGCTAGAATTCCAATGGATTTTGTAATTAATATTGGTTTTGCAGATGACGTAGATTCTAATAAATTCTCTAAAAAATTAGGAGGTATGCAAAATGCTGCGCTGCTTCGTAAAAACAACACTGAAATAGTTGGAAAATATGAAAGAGAAGTAGGCGAAAATAATGTTGAAATTAGATCGGGTTTTTACTTATCATTTGACTCAAAATAAAAATTAATAATATGCCAGCTACTTCAAAATCACAACAGAGATTAATGGGAATTGCATACGCAGTTAAAACTGGCAGTATGTCAATAGAGAATGTTTCTTCAGAATACAGGGACAAGGTAAAGGATCTTGTAGTTGGTATGACAACGAAGGAGTTAAAAGATTTTGCTTCAACTCCGCATGAAGGTCTTCCTGATGAGGCTCCCGAAAAGACAGAAGAGGGCTTAGCCTTTGCAGCAAGCTACACATCTCCGCAAGGTGCTTCAATGCCCGGCGCGGGAATGGGCAAAATACAGTTACCAAATTTGTCAAACGGTGGAGTTGGTTCTGGAGATAAAGCTTCAGGACAAGGAGATGCAGAAGAAGTATATAAACAAGAGAAAAAGAAAAGAAAGAGACTTATGCAAATGATTAAAACCTACGAGAGCTTTGCTAACATAAATGAATCAGTTTCATTTAAGGCTAAATATAAACTAAAGGCAGTTAAACAGGAAGTGAGTTTCCTAATCACTTACAATTCTGGAGTAGTTCAATTTGTGCCAGCCACAATTAAAGACGTAGATGCTTTAGAAGGAGTTGATGCTACATCTGAATTACAAACATGGTTAGATCATAAGTTTGGTAAAGGAGGTTTCAGTAAGAACCAAGAAGGCAGTGCAGGATATAGTTTCAATATCACAGATGATTTAATAGAAGATTCAATCTTAAAGTATTTAAAAGTTTAACGCGTATCATCGTTTAAACTAAAAAAGGACCTTTCGGTCCTTTTTGTATTTTAGCGGCCTTGGCCTCTATACTTCTTTGCGTAGTTCTTAGAACCTCTGCTCGATGAAGTTTTTGTTTTTGCAGCTTTACCTCTTCTTTTAACTTTTTTAAGAGCGCCACCCATTGGATTTGCAGCTTTTGCCATTTCCTTATAGTATTTTTGTTTGTTTGATTAATAACGAGATATTTATTCAAAAATAAACAGAAAAATATTTTTATTTGTCGGTTTTTTATATTATATTTACTACATAATAACAAACAAATAAAAAGATGAGCACTATAGCGATTACGAAGAAAGAAATTTACGAACAGGCACCTAAAATGGATGCCGTTAGATTCGATGCTTTTTGCGAAAAGAACGGAATCGAATCCACTTGGTTAGATGTTACACTGACTAATTACAATCAAGAATACTATAACGTAGACTTACCCGCATTGGGGTTGAATGTAATTTATTATGATGGAGTACTTGAAGAAATTGTAGAACTATAAATAATAAAGGTTATGACTAGAAATGAATTAAAGGTTGAGATGTTATTAACTCAATTAGAAGAAGCTTCAATCAGATTGGAGCAGTACAAGGCCAAGGGCTGGTCTTCGATGGTAGAATCTGTTGAGGCCCTTATGGTTAGATTAGAGGACAAGATTGATGCGCTAGAAGAATAATCTTTCACATGGCTTATAATAAATACAGGTGGTATACTAAGGGCAGACCCAGAAGACCTCTTCCGGCAAATGCACCACTTCTGCTTAAAATCCTTCACGGTGACTTTGATTACTCTTATATGTTTCTAGAGGCAGAACATACTCGACAAGAGGCCAACATGTCATACGATGAAGCATATAAGAATTATCGAGGCTCTGAAGAATGGAATCGACGAAGAGCGGCTGAAGATGCTGCTAGAATGAAAAGAATCAAGGCTTTGAAACTGATGGAAAAAGCTCATGAAGAAGAGCTTAAAATTATAGACCATTTAAAGGCAGAGTTGGCCCTTGAATTTGGAGTTTGCCTATGGGATCGAGCGATGGAGTCAGACTTCAGTTCTGGAAGCATTGAAGACCTATATTGGTGGTATAAAAGAGAAGCCGGCTTGGGTCAAACTCCATCCGAAATAGCAATTCAATTAGGTAGAAAAAGCACTAGAGGATTAAGATAAATTTAACATGGAACCTTTTTTAGTTTATTATTTACAATACAAAGACGAGCTGCTTAGACTTCCATACTGGAACGTGAAGCAGGATTTTTCATGTTGTGTAATGGCATGGACAATGGATGAGGCAATTGAAAAAACTAAGAAGATCGCAACCAAAGGCAACGATAGTTTTGTAAAAATTATGGGTGTGGCCAAAGGAAAGGTGGAATGGGTTAATGAAGAAGCACCGTTATGAGAGTAGTTATAGTTGGCCACTCTCCCGGTAAAGTCTCAGAATCTAAATCCATTACTAGAATTAAAGTCAAGCGATGGCTAGGCGAAACACAATATGATTGGTATAACTTAGTAGACTATCACACAGCCTCTTTGAAAATGAAAGAGGTTACACTGAAAGCAGAACAGCTCATAGGGTATGATAAAGTGATAGCTCTTGGAAATCAGCCGAGCGATTGGCTGATAAGAAATGGGGTTAATCATCTTAAAGTTCCACATCCAAGTGGGCTGAATAGAGTATGGAACGATCCAGGCGCAGAACCTCAAACTATCAATCTAATTAAAAGTTATTTAGAAACAAAAGACATATATACTGTATAACTCTTAAATATTATAGAATGACAATTTTAGAAGAAGCAAATTCAATCGTTAACAATCGTTCAGAAGAAGCAGATCGTCAATATGGCCCTTTCTCCGAAGGCATGGACAGAGCAGCAATGATTTTTAATGGTATGACAGGTCTCTCTGTCACCGGTCGTGAAATGTTCATGGCTCTAGTAGCACTTAAATTTTCTCGTGAAAGCTACAATCACAAGCGTGACAATCTATTAGATGCGGTCGCATACATTCAAGGTCTTGAAAATTACATTAACGAAAAACAAGTATAATGAAAGCAGCTATTATTTTAGGTAGAGGTATCGAGGGTTGCGGCGTTACCAGGTACGCATTAGAAGAGCAGAAATGGTATCGTAATAATGATATGCAATGCGATATCTATGCTGGCTCAGATAAGAAATGGGGCCGGAAGGACGCACAGGAAAATGACATCATTGAGTTTGGTAATAATGAGATAGAAGCTCTTTCAAGAAAGTTGAACGAAGAGTACGACATTGTATATTATCAATCTCTTCCGTCAAAGAAAGGACATTCAGAGCCTTATCAAAAGGCTTTCTACGACCATCTAGTTTGCGGAGTTACTAAGCCAATCAAATTATCACACCAGAATGACCACAAAGCGCAGTCGTTGATTAGAAACTCAATGATATGGGAAACTATGGGTCAAATGGACGCTTCATTCACGCACTCCCTATCGTCTCCATTTGCAAAGAAGATGAAAGAGTTTAATCCAAACGTGCCAGTCATTAAGATGGGTCTGGGTTTTGACTTTGACTCCTTAAGACAATATTGGAAGCCAGTTGAAGAGCAGAAGAGACGCATCTCATATTTTGGCAGATTTGCAGGCTTTAAGGATCCACAGCGAATTGTAGATATGCAAGCAGAACTTGAAAGGGTCAATGTGATTGGAGAGATGAGAGGCATTGAACGCTCCATTGGCTCATTAGACCTATTCTATTCAGACTTAACGGATCGTCAAAATTCATACAGACCAAATATTTACGAGGTCAACAATAAGAACCCGGAACCAGCTGAGCAAACTGCTGATAAAGTTTGGATCTACGGACCTTACAACAGACTTGAAGGAATTGAAGAGCTTTCAACTTCTATGTTTGGTGCTGACTTCTACAATTTAGATGCTGAGGCTTACGGCAATAATATGGAGTTTGCAATGTGCGAAATCATTGCATGTGGAACCATTCCAGTTTTTGATAAGCATTGGGCGGATAATTGCACCCATCTAAATGGAACCTTGTTTGCAAAGATGAAAGACTTTGCAGTATACAGTGATCGTTCAAACCTAGCCGATACAGCAGATCAATTAGCAGAATTGGCAAATGATCATACAGCCAGAGAACTACGACGTCAACGATGCTTTGAAATTGCAAAAGCACACTGTGGCAATGACGTAGTGTATCGCCAAATGCATTTAGATGCAATTGCAACCAAGAAAAGAACACCCAGCATTGAAGCTGAAACGCCTAAGCCAAGCGCTTTATTTTAATTGAATGGCCTCTTATCGAGGCCATTTTCTTTATATCTAACCATTGGATAAAAATTCTGATTTTTCCTTAAACAAAAGGCAGTCTCATCATATAACTTAAAAATAAAAAGATATGGCAAATATAGATAATGAATGCAAAGACCTGGAAGTAAATGACTTCTATGACCAATCAACAACACACCTAGCAGATATCATGCAGCATCAGAAAGAGATGCAGGAGAATACGTATGGTATTAAGTTTGAAGATATGACAATCAGAGAAGTCATGAATTTTTGGCATGTAAATACGCACGCTGTGATTGATGAAATTCACGAGATGACAGATGCTTTAGGCGGTATTAAAGATGGTAGTGGTAATGCAGTTTGGAAATATTGGAAGAAAGACTTTGCCAAGTATGACACATTAAAGGTTGCAGACTTGTCAGAAGGAGATAAGAAAGAACTTTACATGGAATGGATTGACATTCTTCACTTCTTTATTAATTACGCAGCTTCTATTGGCTTAGATGCAAAGACAGCTTATAATTTCTATTTCACAAAAGCTGCAGAAAATAAGGCACGTCAAGCAAGAGGATACTAATATGCTATTAGATATAGAACAAAGAGATAAGGAAATTATCGTATCGTATTACAATAAAGAAGGCGAAGTAGCCTTTAAACGTTACCCGATCGCGCAGTTTAAGAATTGGCATGTGTGTGATGCGAAAGAGCGTGACACTAGTGAGAAGTTTAAGAACTGGGATGGTCGTTCTGTAAAAATGTCTCCGTCCAGACAGTTTAATAAGTTCTCATTGGTTTATTTCATGGATGGTTTACCTGAGGCAGATAAAGCAGAAATCTACGAGTACAATATGCCAAAGACCTACTTTGTCGATATTGAAACTGAAATCGTCGATGGTTTTCCAAAAGCAGAGGAGGCTAAATCAAGAATCTTAGCATTTTCAATCGTCACTCCTTCTAAGAAAGTAATTGTATTGGGTTTAGAGGACATGGAAGCCGATAAGATCAAGAAGATTGAAGATGATACGAACGAGTATTTTAAGCAATTTAATGATGAATGGTCCTTTCAGTATATCAAATTCAAGACAGAATATGATATGGTGTATACATTTGTCAATAAGTTTATGACTCGCTTTCCAATGATGACAGGTTGGAACTTTATCAACTATGACTGGCAATATATTGTAAATCGATGCAAAAGATTACAGATCGATATCACTGAAGCCGCTAAAACTGGTTCATTGGATTCCGAAGACTCACGTCCTCTTCACATGGGCATTCTAGACTACATGCAGTTATACGATAAGTATGATCGCTCTGTAAAAGTAAAAGAGTCTAACGCTCTAGATTTTGTGGCCGGTCAAGTACTTAAAACAAATAAGATTAAATACACAGGATCTTTACAGGATTTATATAGAGATAACTTTACAAAATACATCTACTATAACGTTGTCGATTCAATTCTAGTCTATTACATTGATAAAAAGTTAAAGTCAATGGAAGTCTTATTGACTCTAGCCTCGATTGCAAAGATGCCTCTATATAAAGCAGCGAGCCCGGTGGCAGTAACCGAAGCTCTTATCGCTAGAAAATTAACCGAAGACGGCAAACGTATTGGAACAGAACCAAGAGAAGACAATAAGAAAGATACGCAGTACGCTGGAGCCTTTGTAAAAGAGCCTTTAGTTGGATTCTACGAAGGAGTTACAGCCTTTGACTTTGCATCTCTATATCCTTCGATTATGAGACAATTTAATATCTCGCCCGATGCCTTTGTTGAAAAAGTAACGCCGGATAAAATAGCAGAAAGACGCAAAGATAAGAACGTAATTGTTTGTGAAAACGGTGTAGTTTATTCAAAGGAAGAATCTATTTTGAAAAAAATATTATCTGATCTATATGACCAAAGAAAGCATTATAAGAAGCTCTCGTATACTTATTACACTAAAGCAGATTTATTAAGAAAAAAAATTGCTGAAATAGAGAAAGCAAATTTAGCCCCTAAAAACTAAGTTCGAATATATAACAAGTTAGCATATTTAATCTAGTTTTATAAAAAAAGACAAAAATGAACAATAATATTTTTGAAAAAAGAGTTAACATTCTACCATACGAGTACCCGTCACTTCTAGCTTATAAAGACGCAATTAGACACTCATACTGGATTCACACTGAATTTAACTTTACCACTGATATCGATGATTTTAAGACAAAAATCACTGATCAAGAAAGAGAAGTAATTAAAAGAGCGATGCTAGCCATTGCACAAATTGAAGTTAACGTTAAAACTTTCTGGGCAGATCTTTATAAGAGAATGCCAATCACTGAAATCGGCGATGTAGGCATGACCTTTGCTGAATCGGAAGTAAGACACAAAGATGCTTACGCACAGCTATTAAGAGTTCTAGGACTTGAAGAAGAATTCCAGAACGTAGTAGAGATTCCAGCAATCAAAGATAGAATTGCATACCTATCTAAATACCTAGACGGTACTAGAAGCAAGGACAATAAGATGTACACCAAGAGCGTTCTTTTATTCTCTCTGTTCATCGAACACGTTAGCTTATTTAGTCAGTTCTTGATTATGATGTCATTCAACAAGGAGAAGAACGTCTTTAAGGGTATCTCTAACGTGGTTGAAGCCACTTCAAAGGAAGAAGAGATTCACGGTAATTTTGGCTCCGAGCTGATTAATATTATCAAGGCTGAAAATCCAGAGTGGTTCGATAAAGAATTCGAAGAACTGATTGACTCTGCTTGCAAAAAAGCGTATGCTTCAGAATGCAAAATCTTAGACTGGATCTTTGAAGAAGGAGAACTTGATTTTCTTTCGAAAGACACAATCAAAAACTTTATTCAAAATAGATTCAATAATTCTTTACAGAGAATTGGAATGGAGCCAGTATTCGAGGTTGACTTTCAAGAACTTGAGAAGACTCTATGGTTTGATGTTGAGATTCTTTCAACTAAGGAGGGAGATTTCTTTTACAAAAAATCAGTTGATTACAATAAGAAGAGTAAGAGTATTACAGAAGACGATTTATTTTAATCCTAAATTTTAAAAACAATTAAATATATGCAAATGAACGGCAACGATCCTATGGAGGGCACAAGAGAAAGATATTATTGGTTAAATGAAGAGAGCCGTACTTTTTTATCAAGGGGTTATATTACAGAAACGCCTGAACAAAGAATTAAAGACATTGCAAATAGAGCAGAAAAATACTTAAAGGTTGAAGGCTTTGCAAAGAAGTTTGAAGACTATATGGCTAGAGGATTTTACAGTCTCTCAACACCAGTTTGGATTAATTTTGGCAAAGACAAAGGTCTTCCAATCAGCTGCTACGGTTCTAATGTCGATGACACATTAGATAGTATCTTAAATGGTTCTAGAGAAATTGGAATGATGTCAAAGTATGGTGGAGGAACCTCCATCTTCTTAGGTAATATTAGAGCAAGAGGCACGAAGATTTCAACAGGCGGAACAGCAGATGGCCCAGTTCACTACGCTAGAATGTACGATACAACAGTTGACGTATGTAAACAATCAGAAGCAAGAAGAGGAGCATGCGCAGCCTGGTTACCGGTAGAGCACAGTGATATCCTAGAATTTTTAGATATTGGTTCGGATGGAAATCCAATTCAAAACTTACAGTATGGTGTTACAGTTACTGATAAGTGGATAGAAGAAATGAAAGCCGGTGATGCTGATAAGCGCAAGATCTGGGCTAAGATTATTCAGAGAAGAAACGAGTTTGGTTTTCCTTACATTATGTTCAAGGACAACTCTAATAATAATTCACCATATAAGGCTCTAGGACTTGACATTACAGCAAGTAACCTGTGCTCAGAGATTCAATTACCGACCGACTCATTCAATTCGTTCGTATGCTGTTTAGGTTCTATCAATCTTTTACATTGGGATGAATTAAAGGACACTGACGCTATCGAGATCTATACAATGTTCTTAAACGCAGTAATGGATGAATTCGTTAAGAAATCATATAATCTACCAGGTATGTCAAGAGCACACCGGTTCGCAGAGCAGCACAGAGCTCTTGGAGTTGGAGTCTTAGGGTACCATTCTCTATTCCAATCAAAGCTAATTGAGTTTGATTCACTAGAGGCAAAACAGTTAAACTTCCAAATCTTTAAAACTCTTAAAGAGAAGACAGAACTGGCTTCAAAATGGTTACATGATGAGAAGGGATACCGTTCTTTAAGAGAAGGATTTGCAAACACTACCTTGATTGCAATCGCTCCAACTAAATCAAGCTCTTTTATTCATGGGCAAGTGTCAATGGGAATCGAGCCTATTAAGTCTAACTATTTTGTAAAAGACTTGGCGAAATCAAAGACCATCTATAAGAATCCTTTCTTAATTAAAGAGCTAATTAAATATGATTTGAATACTCCCGATGTTTGGGAAGGAATCTTGAAAAGAGATGGTTCAGTTCAGCACTTAGACTTTCCAACTAAAAGGGTATTTAAGTCATTCGTTGAGATCTCTCCAAGTGAAATTATCTTACAAGCTGGTCAAAGACAACAATTTATTGACCAATCACAGTCTCTGAATTTAATGATTCACCCAAGTGTGCCAGCAAAAGATATTAATCAATTATATCTTAGAGCACATGAGTCAGGAGTTAAGACTCTATATTATCAATTTAGCCAGAGTTCAGCGCAGTCATTCGCAAGAGATATATTGGATTGCGCAAGCTGCGAGGCATAAAAGATCCGGTGGCCTGAAAGACGGCCACATTTTAGGACCGTTCTTAGTTAACGGCTTGGGCAGGAAAACGTTCGCTACTATTCCTGCCCTTTTTTTGTTTTGAAACAAACTGCATCTTTCATATAGAATAACTAAACGTAACAAAAAATAAATATGAAAGTAACAATCTCTAAGGTTGATCAGAACTCATTCATCACGTTCGTCAATCGTCTCAAGGTTATCGATTCATTCATCTACTTCAAGATTAAGGATGATCGTATTATCTCTTCGGCTTATTTGCCTCAGCGTGACGCAGTTAAGCATCACCAAGTTCCAGTAAATGAAATCTTTGCACTAGCTAATAAGATTGAAACCACAAAGGAGCTTAAAGTTGCATTCTTTGATGCAAATAAATTAATTGATGCATTCCGTCAATTTGAGTATGATTCTATTCAAGCTGAAATTGAATTCTTAGAAAATGATGAAGATTTTGTAGCTTCTAGCTTTAAGATTTTTAATGACGAGTTAGAGATTACTTTAGCTTGTTCAGAGCCATCTCTTGGCTTCAAAGACTTAACTGAAGCACAATTACAGAACATCTTCTCTCTAGAAGGAGCTGACGTTAACTTCGACATTACTCACAACGAGGTTACTAAAATCAAATCTTTATTTGGTTTAGATAAAGATGAAACCTTTACAATCTCTTCTTCTAAAGAAGGTGTTCGTATTAAAGGTAAGTCTTACAGTAAATTAATCAACACTACGGGTGCTGCTAAATCCAATGCAGTGATCTACAAGAAATACTTAAATCTATTTGATAAAGAAGATTATGCGGCAAACGTATTCTCTAACCGAGTAGTATTACGCTCAAAGGATTCAAATACTCTTCTAACAATTGCAACTTGTCAATCAGCTGATTAATGATAGAACAACTTCTAAATAAGCCAGAAGAAGAATTAACGCTTGAAGAGATGAAACACTTAGCAGATTTCTATGAAGTAGAGTCTGCTAAGTTTACTGCATACGAACAAGCCGTTAAAGTTATGCTTAACTCAATTTATGGTGCATTTGGAAATAAGTGGTTTCACTTCTTTAATATCGATATCGCAGAGTCTATTACATTACAAGGACAAAACGCTATCTTATATTCAGAAAAGATTCTAAACAAGTATTTTCAAGACTTTTTCATAAAGGACACAGAGATTCATAAGAAGTTTAATATCAAGGTAAATAAACCAGTTTATAAACCGGCTGTAATTTATATTGATACAGATTCAAACTACGTTCAATTTCAGGAAATGTATGAATCTATCGAATGGTTAGGTGAAAAGATGGACATTGTAACATTCATCTTAGCGATATATGATCTTAGAATTAAAGACTATATTGTTAAGGCACTTGATAAGTACGCTGAAAATACAAATACAGATTCCTTCTTAGTTTTTGAAATGGAATCGATTGCGTACTCAGGAATCTGGATGGCAAAGAAAAAGTATCTGCAGAATCTAGCATGGGATGATAAGTTGAGCAAGAGCGAAAGACATAAAATGCTAAAGAAGATTAAAACAGTTGGATATGATACCATTCAATCTTCTACACCAACATTCGCCAGAAAAAAACTAGCAGAAGCTTTGCAGATTCTTTTTGAAAAGAAACCTACACCAGAAACACTAACCACCATTGTGACATTCTTAAAGAAAGTCAAGAAAGAGTTTAAGATGGTAAGCGTAGACGAGATTTCATTCAATAAGAGAACCAATAACATTGAAAAGTATATCATAGATGATCATAGTCGTTTTGAGTATGGTCTTAAATGTCCACCTAACGTTAAAGCTGCTGGTTTTTACAACTACTTAATGAATAACAATTCAAAGTATAAGTCTAAATACAGAATGATTAATAACGGTGAAAAGTTAAAACTATATCACTGTGAACATGCTGTATGCGAGATGTTTGGCTACTTGCCAGGAGATCACCCCTATGAGTTTGCTCCAGCAATGGACTATGAAACTCAATTTGAAAAATGTATCATTGATCCATTGAATCGAGTATTAGGCTGCGTAGGTCTACAAACTTTAAATAGAAATTTAATCTATTCATCAACACTATTTTAATGCAAACGAATTCGGAACACTTATTAGATAATTTAGATCAAATTCAATTAGAATTTGTCGAGAAATATCAAGAGATTTTAAATAGAGTCAAGGTTTTACAAACTAGAATGGCTATGTTAGAATCTGAAATTAATCTAGCAACTAAAGAGCTGCAAGATTTAAGAGAATTAGAACAAAAAACAACACAAGGAAATGGCAAAAAGTAACAAATCTTTCACGTTTGATGATTTAAACAGTGAATTAGCTGCATTAAATCCAATGGGCTCTATCATGGAGCTATCAGACTTTAGTGAAATCACAGAATATATTGATACGGGTAATTATCACCTAAATGCATGCGTATCGGGTTCTCTTTTTAAAGGATGGCCAAACAACAGAGCGGTCTCAGTAGCTGGCCCTTCAGGAACAGGCAAGACTTTCTTAATGTTGAATACAGTAAGAGAAGCAATTGACATGGGTTACAGTGTCATCTACTATGATTCTGAAGCAGCTATCGATAAAGACCTAATGAAGAAGTTCGGCATCGATATTTCTAAAGTCAATTATCAACCAGTAAATACAGTGCAGGAGTTTAGAACTTCGGTTACTACTATTACTAAGAAGATGCAAGATGCTAAAAGAAATGGAGCAGAATTACCAAAGGTAATGATTCTTTTAGATTCGGCTGGTAACTTAGCAACACAGAAAGAAATTGATGATGCTGCAAACGGTTCAGATAAAGCAGATATGACTCGCTCTAAAGTGCTTAAGTCAATCTTTAGAATCATCATGACTCCTTTAGCAGACTTAAAGATTCCTTTCTTGTTTACTAACCACACTTATTTGTCACAGGATTTTATGCCAGTTCATGTAGCCGGTGGCGGAACAGGCCCAGAGTACGCAGCTTCTATTGTATTGATGCTTACAAAAGCACAGTTAAAGGATGGAGCAGAAAGAGTAGGTATTATTGTAACGGCTAAACCTGCTAAGAATCGATTTGCAAAACCACATCCTATTAAGTTTCACCTTGACTTTAGCAAAGGTATGAATCGTTATGTTGGATTGGAGCAGTATGCAACATGGGATATTTGCGGTGTAGCAAGAGGAACTATCGACCCAAAAACAAAGGAGAAAGTTTTAAAGGATACAGCAAGAACATGGGTATGTAAGCACTTAGACACACCTATTACTAACGCAGAATTCTTTACTGAAAAAGTATTCACTAAAGAAGTATTACAGCAGATTGATGAACACATCAAACCTATCTTTAACTACAACACTGATGTGAACGATTTTACTATCGATGACATCATTAACGAAGAAGATTAAAATGAGTAACGTTCATCAACTATCAGAAGATATGTTACCTATCAAATATATCTTGGGTATAGAGCAGGAATTTGAGCAATACCCAGATGCGTTTGACATAGTGTATATCTATGTGCAACGTGCCAGAAGAAATTCAGAAAGATATAAGGACACTTTTTCTAAACACGCTCTAATCAAGTATGAAGCGGCTGGATTTCCAGAGTCAAACATAGAAGCTGGATTAAAACATGCAATTGAATTAGGATTAATTGAGTGCACATGTGAAACAGAAGGCAAAGAAACGTATAGAATAATTTTAAATCCATTCGCATGAAATTCGGACAAGACTTCGAGAAAATATTCTTTAAACTATCTCTACAAAAACCAAAGTATTTAGAAGCAATTAAGAAAGGCTTTTATACTAGTGAAGAGATAGACGCTATGCACTATCTGGCAACTAAATTTCATGATAAGTTTCATGAATCTCCATCTCTAGAGCAGATGAAGTTGCTAGTTCAACGTGCAAAAACCGAAGTTGATCCCGACATTATTGATGTCGTGTATCATTCTGACTTAACACAATATGATGAGGAATGGTTAACTACAACAGCCGAGTCCTGGATTAAATGGCGTAACTTCGATACAACTCTGATTGACACCATCGAGTTCATCAAGACAACTCAGGTGAATCCAGATAACGTCGATAGTATTATTACTAAGGTTAAAGGTTTAATTAACGACAGGAACTCTCTGACCTTTAATTCAGACATCGGATTAGACTTCTTTAATCCAACTGACCACGTTCAAGAAGGAGTTACTAAAACTTCATCAGGCTACAACTTCTTAGATAGAGCTCTAGGCGGTGGATACGATAAAGATGGAACTCTAGTGGTTTATGTTGGTGAACAGAACATTGGTAAATCAATCTATCTTGCAAATGAAGCTGCTAGCGCAGTAAAGATGGGAACAAACACAGCGGTTATTACTGCTGAAATGTCAGCTCACAAATTCATGAAGCGTATTGGTTCTAATGTTCTTTCGGTAACAATGAATGAGTACGATGATAAAGCAAAGAATACTGATTGGTTGAAAAGAAAGCTGGAAACTGTTGGCGACGGGTTAACTCCTCCAGGTCAACTATTCGTTAAGCAGTTTCCAACTTCTCAAGCAACTGTGCCAGATATTGAAGCCTACCTAAAGCAGATCGAAGAAGAGCGTAAAATCAAATTAGGTAAAATTGTAATTGATTACATTAACATCTTATCAAATTATAGAAACCCTAACTCAGAAAATACTTACTTAAAGATTAAGCAGATTGCCGAAGATTTAAGAGCAATGGGTGTCAGAAACAAGTGGTTGATTGTAACAGCAACTCAGATTACAAGAAGCGGTTATAACTCTTCAGATATTTCAATGTCAGACGTAGCTGAATCAGCCGGTCTTTCACACACAGCCGACGTCATGCTAGGTATTATTCAAGACGATATTATGAGAGCCAGTTATGAGTACTGGTTAAAGATCTTAAAAATTAGAGATGGCGAAGGCCGAGGAGTTAAGTGTAAATTAAACATTAATTATCAATACATGCGATTGACAGAAACTGATGAACTCAGTAATTCAAACATCCATGAACTATAAACAATAACCCCATGGAAAAAAGAGATAAAATATTTGACAATACGTTTCATGATCAGGCGTTTGAATTAGATTCGAGCATCTCGTTTCAAATCTCTCCACAGTACGCAGACAATACTGATGAAGAAGACAAGATTCAATTAGATATGATCAGAAGAGATATTCACGATCTGGTAGTTGTGTCTAGATTCAAATCATTCAATGACCTAGATGATTTAGCAGAGGCTAAAAAGTTAAAGAAGCTTGACATTAACGAAGTCTATGAATTTATTGCAGCTGAGTTAGATGACAAGTATTCATTGATTGAAATCTTTGCAGAGACAGCAGATTACTTTAACGTTAATCCAACCAAGTTCTATTCATCGTTAAGTAACAAATTTAAAGAGGACCTGATTCAAGCCCTTGATGATAGAACTGAAATCTTAAAGCGTAAAAAAATTAATCGTTTATTCTAATGATTGAAGAAAAAGTACTAAAGCAACCTGTAAAAAGAATCTGGGTTCTAGGAGATGTTCACTTTGGAGTTAGATCCAACTCAATTGAGTGGCTAGACATTCAAACAGAATTCTTTGAGAAGGTAATGATTCCAACATTATTGGAACATGCAAAACCAGGTGATGTCCTTGTTCAAGTTGGAGACGTGTTCGATAATAGACAGAGCGTTAATCTTAAAGTTCTACACTATGCAATCGATCTATTTGAAAGACTTGGAAAAATCTTGCCAGTTCATATTATATGTGGCAATCACGATATCTGGGCAAAGAAGTCAAATGATGTAACTTCAATTGACGCTCTAAAGTGGATCCCTAACGTTGGCATCTATAAGAAGCCTAAGCAGTTTAAGTGGCACGATAAGCAAGTTCTATTAATGCCATGGAGAAGAGATGCTGAGCACGAGGTCGAAACTCTTGCAAAGTATTCCAACTCCAATATTGTGTTCTGTCACTCTGAGGTTTCTGGAGTTCATCTAAACGCAAAGGTACAGAATCATCATGGAACAGATACTGAAAACTATAAGGGATTTGACGCAGTTTATTCTGGTCACATTCACTATCGTCAACGCAAAGGAAAGTTACGCTTGGTTGGAACTCCCTATGAATTGACACGTTCAGATTCAGGTAACGTTAAAGGCTTTGACCTCGTTGATTTAGAGACGATGGAGGAGACTTTCTTTCAGAATGATGTATCACCTAAGTTCCTTAAATTTAATTTAAAGAGCCTGTACATGGTGCAACTTGGAGAGTTCAAGAAGCAGATTCAAAACAACTTCGTAGACTTATACGTGCCTTCTAGTATTGCAACCAGTTCTGCTCTATCAAAGCTGATTAATAAGGTTCAGAAAGAGTCTAGAAAAATTGAGCCCAGTATTTACGAAGACGAGTCTCTAGTCGATAAGGATCTATATGACATGGATCAGATCGAGGACATGTATAAGAACTACAATATACTCCATTTGTGTAATATGTATATTGAAGGGCTGGGTCATGACGAAGAAATGAAACAAAAGTTAAAGTCCAGACTAAAACAGATACACGACAACGTTGCTTATAGCTACGATTTAGAACAATAATATGCGAATTAGATCAATCGAATTTAAAAACTTTGCATCTTACGGTAACAAAGTTCAGACCTTATCATTTGAAGACGATAAGGCTGAGCTGTTTTTGACACTTGGTAAGAATGGCGATGGTAAAACAACAATTGCAAATGCAATCGTCTTTGCGCTGTATGGTAAACTAGATGGCGTTAAGATGAGTGAACTACCTAATCGTATCAATAAAAACCTAATGGTCAGGGTTAAGTTGCAGTGCAAGAGTATTGAGGTTGAGATTGAAAGAGGCCTAGCGCCAGCTCATTTTAAAGTCTTATTGAACGGCATAGAGTTTGATAAAGCAGGTAAGAAGTCAGTTCAAGACTATTTAGAAGAAGAGATTTACGGTATACCATATCACGTATTTAAGAATATTATCATCTTATCTGTGAATGACTTTAAGTCTTTCTTAACAATGTCAGGCAACGACAAGAAACAGATCATCGATAAGATGTTTGGTTTCTCAATCTTAAATGATATGCAATTAGCGGTTAAGAATGAAAGAAAGAACCTAAAGCAGGATTTGGATTCTTTTGAGAGAGATCTTCGTCAAATTAATGAGAGCATGACTTCAGTTCAAATGAAGTTAAATGAGCTCTTAGCTGAGTCAGATCAGAAAAATAAAGATAGCATACAGGATCTTAAAGATCGTTTAATCCACATGGATGAAAACAAGAAAAAGTTAGAAGATGCTCGTGACAAAATTAAAGAGGCCATTGGTAAAGAAACTAGCTCTTATGAAAAGAAGTCTGGCTCTCATAATATCTTAAAGTATGAGCTAGATCAATTAAAAAAGAAATTGGCACTTTATGAGCAGGGTACATGTCCAACGTGTGAAGCTCCTCTAACGGGTGATTTCCACCAGCATAGAAAAGAAGAATTAAATACCAAGGCAACAGAAATGCCGGCTGAAATAGAGCAAGTTGCAACCGAAATAGATCAGGTTAAGATGGCTCTGCGTGATTTAAAGACCAAAGAGACACAAGTGTTAGATAAGGTTTCAATGTTAAACTCAAGCATTAGAAACTTAAAGAATGAATTGTTATCAATTAAGAGTAGTTTAGAAAATAACGGTCAGTTTGACCACTTAAAACAAATTATAGATGATTTCGAACAGAAAGAGAACCAGACCGGCCAACAAAAAGACAAATCGTCCAAGGAATACGTATTCCTTGAAGCAATAGAAGAGATTCTAGGAGAAGATGGAGTTAAGAACCTAGCCATCAAAACAATTTTGCCAGGTCTGAACGCTAATATTTCAGCAATGAGTCAGACAATGCACTTACCGTTTCAATTAAAGTTCAATGACAAGTTTGATTGTGTTATTACACACTTAGGACAAGAAATTAATGCAATGACCTTGTCAACTGGAGAACGTAAGAAGGCAGACTTTGTAATTATCATTGCCATCATCAAGATCATGAAATTAAGATTTCCACAATTGAATCTCCTGTTCCTAGATGAGCTATTGAGTTCAGTGGATCAGGACGGTATCTATAACATCTTAAAGATCTTGAGTCAAGTAATAAAAGAAAGCAAGATAAATACATTTGTTATCAATCATTCGACCTTGCCACACGAGATCTTTGATAAGAAGTTACAGATTTTTAGAGAAAATGGATTCTCTAAATTTGAAATAGAAGTTATTGAATAATAAAGTAAAATATGGCGTCGTATAACGTAAAGTATAATCAGGACGATAGTGTAGTTAGACACATTATCATCGGTCTTCTAGCAGACTTAAACAATAAAGTCTTCTTTTATCGTCAACTAGACAATAATACTAGGACCGCTATCGACGTTCCATTCTACTATTCAATCACGGGTGACGATCAATTTTTACGTGATCATTTTCTATTCTCAACGGTCGATGGGGTAGACTGCCTACCGGATCCGGCAATGGCTGACGGTAATTACGATAAGATTCCAAGAGGTGTGGCAAATTTAAGTTCTATGCAGATAGACTCCTCTAAGCTGGTTAATAGAAGAGTTAGAGGTAACTACACAAAGATGAATGATCAAGGAGCCATGGAAGGCTACACGTCTGAATTCATGATGATCCCGATCACCCTATCCTTTGATGTAGAGATTCTAGTATCTTCACAGTTAGATGCTCTTAAAATCACCGAGATGATCATTAAGAAGCTATACAAATCTAACTATTTTAATGTTGAAGTAGGACACTTAAATGAAGGCACATATAAATTGGCTTCATACTACGCATTGCCAGAGGATTTTACACAAGAGAGACCCATTGAGTTTACGTTCGATGATAAGGGTAAATATAAGGTTACTTTTCCAATCGAGGTGAACTCCTTTATGCCAGTTTTTGAATTTGACACAGAGATTCATGCAGGAAATAGAATGTTTGAAATCATTTCAACGGTGACTGATCAAATGTCAGAACAATTCATGCGAGGCAGGTCAACAGATGATGTAAACATAATTGGAAAAAATACCATATAATAAGAGGATATATAACAAAAGAATAAAAACGGATAACAAATGAAAATTAACATTTTAGCCCCTGTATCAGTAACGGAATCCTCTAGCCAATTTTACTTAAATGGCAGAGTTTTTGAAATGACAGGCAACCAAATCACTGAATTAGAAAAGATTGAATCTTCTGAATTTGCAAAGGCAATCAGCGCTTTCGAATCTTTTGAATTTACAAACGAAAACGTTAGATGGTATTTAGGCACTTCTAGATTCAATTACAACTTAGCTGAAAATAAATTCACATGGGGTAATACTGAAATCCTAGACGAGTCTTTTGCTAATCACATTTTTGCAGCAGGTGGAATCAGATATGAAAATTTAGCGCAAGCTGAGTTATTTGAAGCAATTCCATCAATGTTAGAAAACTTTACAATCTTAGATTTTGTTGCTTCTTTCGAAGGAAATAATGTAACAGTTGACTTAATGAAAGTCGAAGAGAAAGTTTTCGTTGCAAGATATAATAAAGCTAACAGCATTGCTAAATTCTTTGAAGCAAAGAACGCTAATGCAGCATTAGAATACGTTCATTTGGCAACTGATGAAGATGCTACTTCATTCTTAGCAGAATTATTAGAAGGTGCAGCTGCTGAAATTGCTAAAGTAAACGAGCAGGTTGCAGAATGTCAAGACATCATCTCATTCTTAAAAGATCAGAGAGAAGTTATTGCAAATCACGATAAATCAATTGCTGAAATCAAAGCAGCTGATGATTTAATTAACTCAGAGATCAAAGTTTGGGAATCTAAGATTGCTGAATTAAAAGCATAATCTTCTATATTTTATAGTTACAAAAGGGACCTAGTGTCCCTTTTGTCTTTAATAAACAAATCAAAGATTCTGTGTATAATTAATCAAAAAGAAGATAAACAGTGAATCCAGAAAAGTCAGAAAAGCCAAAGGCACCCAGAAAAAAGAACTATTTGAACAACGCAGATTTCTACGCTGCAATTGTTGCTTCAAAAGAACAAGACAAGTTAACGAGAGACGCTGAAAAGATGCTGATTCTCTTAGCACAGAAAGCGATCATGAAAATGAAATATGTTGACGAAAAAGATAGAGAAGACTGTCTTCAGTTTGCTATCTTAGATCTACTAAAGTATTGGCGTAATTTTAACCCAATCTACACTAACGCCTTTGCATACTTTACAGAAATCGCAAAGAAAGGTTATGCAAAGGGCTGGAATGCTATTCACCCAGAAAAATATAAAGGCACACTCTCAATTGATAGAGCAGGAAGAGGTAGAGATGGAGAAGAAGGTGGCGGTATTTACACAATATAATGTCAATTAAAAACGTTAAACCCACCAAGAACTCTGGTTTTAATCAGGGTTACTTTAATCCCAACAATCCAGCAAAATATGTAGGACCTAGTCCAATCATATATCGCTCGTCTTGGGAAAGAAAGTTTATGATCTGGTGTGATTCTAACGAGAAGGTGTTATTGTGGTCGAGTGAGCCTGTTCAAATTGAATACTTATCGAGACAGGATCAAAGAACACATAACTACTTTCCAGACTTCTATATGAAAGTGATACAAGACGATGGTAAGTTAAAAGAATTTTTAGTTGAAATAAAACCTAAAGCACAGATTCAAAAGCCTGTAATGCCAACCAAGACTTCTAGAAAGGCTCTTGAGTCTTATAAGTTTCTTGCTGAGGCATACGTTAGAAACATGGATAAATACACAGCAGCAAAAGCATACTGTGCTAACAGAAACTGGCACTTTATAGTGCTAACAGAAGATTCAATCAATGGCCTACATTAGACTTAAGAAGCAGATAGACGATTTAGTAAAGACGGCTGGTAGTAAAAAGTTGGCCAGAGTAGAATCAAATCAATGGTTTGAAGATGGTTTAAAATCCAGAAAAATAAAGGACGTTGAATTTACCCCTAAGCCTTTTTCTCCGGGCAAAATCTATGTTTTTGATTATAGGACACCATTAGGTAAAGACGATCTGGAATGGTTTGACATTAAACCAACTGTTTTAGCACTATATCCAATAGATAAAAAAACTGACTGTGGAATTAATTTGAATCTGCTACCTATTAAAATAAAAGAACAATTGTTGGACACATTTTACGGGGCATATCATATTAAAATAGAAAGCCTAACCAAAGGAATTAAAAGCGGTAACGCTGCATTACAAAATCCTTTGATATTTAGGTATGAAGAAGTTAAAAAATTTCTGGATAAGTTTGGATTTGGATTTGCAATTAGAAGATATAAAACTAATCTAAAGAAGAATCAAGCTGTGGTGAGCTATGAAAGTTGGGCTAGAATAGCATTATGCGATTTCATACATATTCATGGTTCCACGGCATCAGCGGTAAGAAGAATGTTCACAGAGTATAATATTAACAGGCTGAAATTTTAAAAGAATATATAATCAATATAATAAAAACTTTAACCCATAAATTATGGCAGGATTCGTAGAGAGAAACGGACCATTTAGTACCGGTAAGAGACAATTTAACTTAAGTGATACACTTAAGAAGTTGTCGTCTTTTGGAATGTACTACGATGACTTGGTATTGAGACAATCTCAAGCGATTGGACCAGCAGAAGATCAGTATGGTTATGGTCAAATGAACCTAATGGGTGTCGATTCAGATGACATCTACGGCGCATTTGCAGCCCTTTCAATGGCAGATACAAACATGAGAAAGAACATTCCGTTCTTCGACATGAACTATAAGTCAAAGAGAGAAGAGTTAAGACAATTCTCTCTATATGATGAGATTGAAGACATTCTAGACATTCTATGTGATGAGACTATTGTATTCGATGAGAAAAATTTCGTCGCATCACCTTCTCTAATCGGATTAGAAGTGTCAAGCGATGTTACAGAATACTTAAATAAAGCCTATAGAAATATCTATCAATACTTTGGCTTTGCGCAGGATCAATCAGTTTGGTTCTATTTCCGTAAATGGTTAATTGACGGTTATCTAGCTTTTGAAATTATCTATAATCCTGAAATGACAGAGATTATTGGTTTCAAAGAGATTGATCCAGTTACACTAGTTCCAGCATACAATAAAGAAGATGGTAAGAAAGTTTGGATTCAATTTAAGGATGATCCAATCAAAGAGCGCAAAATGTATGATGCTCAAATCATCTACATCTCTTACTCTTCAATTACAACAGCTTCTAGAATTTCATACGTTGAACGTTTAATTAGAGCATTCAACTTAATGAGAGTTATGGAGCATACCAGAGTGATCTGGGCAGTTACAAATGCTTCATACCGAATGAAGTTTATTATTCCAGTTGGTGGTAAATCTAAGACTAGAGCAAAACAATCGCTAGCTCAATTAATGAATAACTACAAGGAAGTAGTTGACTTTGATTGGGACTCAGGCGTTCTTAAGACGAATGGTAAGCCAATGCTGCAGTTCAATAAGGAATATTGGTTACCTTCAAAAGATGGTGAGCAGCCTGAAATTGAAACTCTTGGTGGTGAAGGCCCAGAAATCAACGATACTGAAGCCTTAAAATACTTCTCTGATAAACTAAAGCACGTATCAAAGATTCCATTTAATAGATTCATGTACGAAGATGGTGGCGGAGAAAATAACATGGCTGCCGATGGAATGATCAGAGACGAGATTAAGTTTGGTAAATTTGTGAATCGTTTAAGAAGTTCTTTTCAAGAGATCTTAGTAAAGCCGCTATGGTTGCAAATGTGTATGAAGTTTCCTGAATTCAAGGAGGATCCAGCATTTAAAACTCAAATCGCATTAAGATACAATGAGGAGAACATGTTCGCCGAGATGAAAATGATGGAGATCATGGAGAAACGATTAGACTTTATCTCTAAAATGAAAGACGATTTAATGATCACTAATCCAATGACGATGGAAGAAGAACACTTCTTCGATATGGACTTCTTAGTTGATAAGTATCTTAAACTTTCTCCAGATGATAAAGCGGCAAACGAAGCTGCTAAAGCAAGAGCCGCAGCCGAGAAAGCTAAAGAACCACCTAGCGATATGATGGGAGGATTAGGTGGAGGACTAGGAGGAGGACTAGGAGGAATATAATTAAAAACAAGTATAAAAAATGAAAAATATTAAACTATTTGAAGAATTTATAACAGAGTTGAATACAACCTATACTAGAGATGAGGTTGCAACCGCTAATAAATTTATTGCGAAAGAAACAGGGTTGAAGAATTCAGATTCTACTAGATATCCATCTCTATTGGCAGCAACACTACATAATGGCACGCAAATAGAGATTTTGTTTGACAAAATAGTTAGAGATAGACCAGCAAGCGAAGATAACATGACAGTTGAATATATTGACGCAACTGCCGTTGTTAGATATATTACAATGATGCACCCTGAAGAACTTAAACTCATGAAACAATGGGCTAAGAAGTATGGTTTTAAATTAGATAAGTCAGATCAAATATATGCTAACAAAGAAATTTCTCCTAAAGATGTTAGAGGAATGATCGAAGAATTTACAAACATTCTTGCAATGGTATACGGAGAAGACAACGTAAAATTAGCATATTAAACAATAATAAAGACATAAATGAAAAGCTATATTAAAACATTCGAGCAATTTATTTTCGAAGCTGAAAATCCAGTAAAGGCTCCCGATTCTAAAACATACGTTGAAGACGTAACAATAGAATCCGGTGAAGTTATTAAAGCTGTTGAAATTTTAGGAGCAATTACTGCATCGGAAACAGAAGAACAATTTAAAGATTATTTCTTTCAAACATACGGTCAGAATGATTTTACGCCAGAAGACATGAGTCAACTGGTTACATACTTCAACAAATATCAAGAAGAGAAGAATCAAGAGGAAACAGACAAAGAACAGAAAGAAAAAGAATCAGAAGACGATGGTTTAGGAGATATTGGCGGTGGCGATTTAGGAGCAGATATCTCTAAGTTATAATTTTTTGAAAAAGTAGATTAAGAAAAAGGATATATAATTAAAATAGTATCAAAATATATGAATACAAATCATAAGCTTTTAATTCTAGAGAGAAGCGGTAATACATTATCTTTTGCACAGGACAATTCTGGGGCTTATGTTCTTGAAGGCGTTTTCGGTGAAATTGATAAATTGAACCGTAACAATAGAATTTACACTGAAGATGAATATCTTCCACAGGTTGAGGCTCTTCAAGCTAAAATTCAATCATCTAAGTTATTAGGTGAATTAGATCACCCTCAAAACTTTGAAGTTTCTTTAAAGAATGTTTCACACATCATCGAAGAATTAAGATACGACAAAGCTAGCAAGCAGATTCTAGGTAAAATTAGACTATTAGATACTGATGCAGGCAAGCAGGCGAAAGCCCTAGTTGATGCAGGAGTTCCTTTACACATTTCATCTAGAGCAGCTGGTACAGTTGAATCTAACGGTAAAGTTAAAATCAAACAACTTTTCACATACGATCTAGTAGCAGATCCAGGTTTTGCAAACGCAGAGCTTAAAAGAGTTAACGAGGCTTACGGTTTCGAAAACGACTCAGACATTCAAATCTATGAAGTAGGTTACGATAACACTAACGATAATACAAATCAAACTCAAATAAAAGAAGCAGAAAAAATGGAAACATCAAGATTCATTAGCTCTGAAGACTTCCAAAATTACTCTAAGTATTTAGCAGAAGAAATCAAAGCAATCAAAGAATCTCTTGCTAAGCAAAACGACAACGAGTCAATGTCAGCTCAGGTCGAAAACTTAAAGGAGTATTCTTCTTACCTTGCTGAAAAGTTAAACGATGCAATTGCTTATTCAGAGCACGTTGCAGAGAAAGCAGATCAAGGAATTCAATTCGCAGACTCATTAGCGGAGAAATTAGACCAATCAATTCAATACTCTGAGCATATTGCTGAAGGAGTTGAATCTATTAAGAAATATGCTAACTACTTAGCAGAATCTCATAACGAAGGTGCAATGTCTCATGAAAATGTAGTTAAGTATATGAACTACTTAAAGGAGAACTTACAACAAGTTACAGAATACGCCGAGTACGTTGCAGAAACAGTTAACACTAATCTATTAGTTGAAGCTGATGATGTAGTTGGAACCGAAGCAGACAACTTAGATGGTAAAACTGAAGATGTTTCAGGTAAAATCGAATTCGATGATAAAGCAGTAGACCAATCAGCTCATGATGATTCTAAAGAATTAGAAAAGGATTTAGAAGGAGAAGAAGAAGCTGGTAAAGAAGTTGCTAAGGACGGAGAAGCTGAAGATAAAGTTAAGACTGTAGATGGCGAAAAAGCTGAAGAAGGCGAAGCTGGTAAAGTTGTAGTTGAGTCAGTTGACAGAATGGAAGCTTACAAGAACGAAATCTCTGCTAAGTTAGAGGCTTTATTAGAATCAGCAACCGCAAAGAAAGTAGAAGAGCCACACTTCTTCAGATTTATTTCTGAAGCAAAGAAAGAAGAGTTCGAAACTTTAACAGATACGGAAAAAGTTGCAGTAGTAGATGCAGTAACTGGTAAAGGTTTCTTAACAGAATCTCAAATCTATGCGTTATGGAACTCATCTTTAGCAGGTGCAGTAAATACAGAGAGCAACGAGCCTTACGTGTTAGCGGCAATGCCAAAAGAATACAAAGAAACTTGGAACACATTATCTGAATCTAAGAGAAGTCAGTTAATAGCACAATCTAAGTATCACAGATTAGAAACAGAATATCAAGTAAGAAACTTCTGGCAAACAAGAGACTTTAGAGAAGTTGCTCCAGTGATGGAAAAAGTTGAAATCATCAACGAATCAACCGAAGTAGAGACTCAACAGTTACCATACAACATGGACGGTGTAGCAGAAGCGTTAAACAAAAGATTCAAAAAGTAATTTTTTTTAAAAAACACATTTTTTAAAAAGATATATAGAGTAACAGAATAACTTAATCGACTCTTGGATAAGAAGCAAAAATCCGAAATATGTCGAGTAGCTACAACATAGTAGCAAAACAATAAACATAAAAAGAACATTTTACAAAAATGGCACAATTAATTAACGAAGCTGAAATCAGAGCAACATGGGCTCCGATTATCGAATCAGCAACTGGTATCTCTGATGCTGGTAAATTAGCATGGATGTCTGAGTATTGCCACAATCACAAGCTTTACGAAGATGCAAACATTATGAGATTAGACCCAACTATGAACTTAAGAGGTATGGGTGCTGTATCTTTCCCTTCAGGATTTGGTTCTAACCCAGCTTCAGTAGGTTCTGGTGACAAAGCTCCAACTTTATTACCTTTAGCAATGCAAGTTGCTGCTCAAACTATCGCTTTAGATTTAGTTCCAGTAATTCCAATGGCTGGTCCAATGGGCTTATTATCTTACTTAGACTTCGTTTACGAAGGTGGTAGAATCGATAACGGTGTTGCTCCAACATACATCAAGTCTGCATACCAATCATACGAGTCAGATCAAGCAGGTACTCCTAACCACGGTTTATTATTCGTGAAAGTTGGTACTTCTAGAATCGACGGTAAAGCTATTTACAAAGTTAACGGTACTTTAGAAGCTGGTTACACAGTTCAACAAGCTGCTGAAGGTGCTCAAGATTCAGGTACTGCTGCTATTGTTGAATTAGTTAAAGCATTAGAAGATCACATTCCAGGATTCTCTGGCAAGTCTAACACTGAAGCTTACTCAAGAGAAGAAGGTGAAAGAACTCCAGACAAGTTAATGGGTCTTTCTTTATTCTCTAAGGCTGTTGAAGCTAAGACTATTCAAGTTGCTGCTGCAGTAACTAGAGAGCAAGTTCAAGACTTAAAGCAATTTGGTGTTGATGCTGTTGCTCAAGTTGAAGCTGTTTTAGTTAACGAATTAACTCAAACTATTAACGACTTAATCATCGCTAACATCGATTCATTAGGTACTTCTAACATTTCTAAAGCAGTTACTGCTGGTGAAATTTCTTCAGGTGCTTTAGATGTTAAATTATACGGTGCAGCAGATTTCCAAGGTGGTAAAACTGAAGGTTCTGAGCACAGAAAAATCTTAACTGGTATCTTAGCTGGCGCTAACTTAATCGCTAACAGAGGTAGAAGAGGTGCAGGTAACTTTGCGGTTGTAGGACCACAAGTTGCTACAGCTTTACAATCAGTTGCAGGTTACGTACCAAATCCATTTGCTAACACAGTTTCTCAAGCTGCTGGTGCAATCTACCCAGTAGGTTCTATCGCAGGTGTTCAAGTTTACACTAACCCTAAGTGGAAGTGGAACAACATGACTATCTTAGTTGGTAGAAAAGGTGATGGTAATGGTCCTGGTTTAGTATTCATGCCTTACTTAATGGCTGAATCAGTTCAAACTATCGCAGAAGGTACAATGGCTCCAAAGGTTGCTGTTAAGTCTAGATTTGCTTTAGTTGAAGCAGGTTTCCACCCAGAAACTCAATATGTTAAGTTAGCTGTTTCACCAGTTGCTGGTTCTACACAGTGGACTAACTTAATCTCTTTATCTTAATTTTAAGATAACTAGAATAGTAGTTTTATATTGAAAAGGTCTCTTCGGAGACCTTTTCTTTTTTAGGTAGAAAGGAATGAATATATAGACAATAAGTTAAATAATAGTACTACACAATGGAAAACAATATGACATTCGAGAGTTGGTATAAATCAATTACAGAATCAGTTAAAGAGAATGCAGAGATGGCACAGACTGCTCCAGCACCTGCTAATCCTACAACAACTACACAATCCACAACTGTCAAATCAGAAATCTCAGCTGAAAAAAGCGACATCATAAAAGACGTAGACAGTATAATGTCACAGCTAGCAACCTTATCTGTTCAGGTTAAGGAAGCAATGAATTCTCTTGATGAGTTTGAGAGTAAAGAATTGAATGAAGAAGAATTAAATGAAGATCAAGCTATTTTTGAATTAACAGCCGGCGAGGCTGGCAGCAAAATGGCAGATTGGATTTTTTATGCTCCTAAATATAGAGGAATGCAAAAAAAAATCAATAAAATGAAAATGAATGCGCTAGACATTCAACTGGCTATTGATTTATTGGGAGGAAAGGCAGAAGATGCACCCAAAAGAGATGCTCTAAAGGCAAAAAAATCTAACATGGATGCTGCAATCAAAGATTTACAATCTGAGGTAGACACTAAAGCTAGAGAAAGAGGAGAGTATATTGGAAAAGTGCTAAGTTCGGAAAAGATTAAAGGAAAAATGGAATTAGTTAAGAGAGCTTCTGGCCAAGAAGACAATCCTACTAAGAAAAAAGAATTAGCTGATTCTTTTAAGGAATTAAATAGAAGATTCGCCGAAGAACAATCCGCAATTAAAGAACTACAAAACAAAGAAAAAGAAAAAGAAGCTGCTAAAAAAGCAGAAGAACCTAAAAGAGAGGAGCCTAAAAAAGAGGAACCTACAAAGGAAGAACCTAAAAAAGATGCCAACACTGAATTGGAAGCAGACATCAAATCTTATAATAAGAACATAGCTGATGAAAGAGCTTCTGTTGAAAAAGCTAAAGAAGAATTAAAGTCTGAAACTGATCCAGAAAAAGTTGCAAAATTAAAGGATTCAATTCAAAAATCTAAAGAAGATATCGCAGAATTACAAAATAGCGTCAAAGATTTAAAGGCTGAATTAAAGAAGAATGCATCACCTAAAGAATCTTTAATGTTTAGCGCAACTGAACTGGGTTTAAACGAACTTGCATCAGAAATTTCAACTAAAGAAAATTGGCAGCTTGAAAACAATTCAGCTCTTTACGCCAAATATAAAATGATGATTGATAGACAATCATCTTCCAATAAAATAAACGAATCTAACGCTATCTCGATAGCAGACAAGTTTAGAACGCTACTAGGTTAATCTAGATTCTTTTTAGAATTCTTTTTAGCCATTTTAAGGAACTCCTGTTGTTGATTCAGCAGGAGTTCTTTGCATTTCTTGCGAAACTCCACCGAAGATTTCAAGATGCGACTATCGACCATCGGAGCCAATAAGACATCGTGGTATTTAGGGTGCACAAAGTTCTCTAGATTAAACTCACCCATCTTAGCTCTAATAGGCAAACCCGAGATAGCGCACTGCCAATCTATGGTTTGATAATTCTCAGTCAACTCCTCACGCTGAACCACTTCACCGGTCGACCAATCATAGAAAAGTTTATTGAATACGTTATGAGATCTAAAAGTATAACTGTGTTGCTCAAATAGAATCTGAACAAATTGATCACTCTGGCAGCGTTCCTTCAACAACGGATAGTCCATTAAGAGTCTTCGCTGGGCCCTTGATAAGGTAGAGTAATGAATTCCAAAACGATTCTTAGGGTAAGGACCGCCGGTTCTCTTAATCTCAGGATACTTTTTCTTGATTGCCATATTAATATGTATCTGAAACATTTTAATCTATTCTGGTATAACCTCTACATTAAAAGCACAGATAGAATATGATTCAAGCACTCTTTACAGAAAAGTATCGTCCTAAAAATTTAAGTGATCTAATCTTACCAGATAGAGTCATGAGCAAATTCAAAGATGGTTTAACACAGAATATGTTATTTGCTGGTTCTCCTGGAACTGGTAAAACTTCGACCGCAAAGGCTATCATTAATCAGTTTGAGCTGCCTTACCTATACATCAATGCCTCGACCGATACTTCCGTTGAAGTAATTAGAACCAGAATCACTGATTTTTGCTCCACGATGTCAATCCTAGATGATCGCAACAAATTCAAAGTAGTGATATTAGATGAGGTAGATGGTGTCTCAGATCAATTCTTTAAGGCTCTACGCGCAACTATGGAGCAGTTTGCTGCCAATTCTAGATTTATTGCAACCTGTAATTACATCAATAAGTTACCCGATCCAATCTTGTCTCGTTTTGAATTGATTAATTTTGATTTTGATAAAGAAGAAGAGACTGAATTGACAAAGAAGTACATCAAGCGAGTGTATGATATTTGTGGCAAGGAAGGCATGAGTATTGAAAAACCGGCCTTAGTTGAGTTTGTAAAGAGAAACTTTCCAGATTTAAGATCTACACTAAACAAATTACAGGGTTATAAGTCGCAAGGCACAGTCAACATTGGAATCGAAGATGTAAAGCGCTTCAATTCAGTCTATAAAGATGTGTTTGATCTGATCTTTAATGAGACAGATCCAGTAAAGAACTATAAGGTTCTGGTTAGCGAATACTCAAACCGAGTAGATGATGTTTTACAGACTCTAGGTAGTGATTTCATCGAGTATATCCAGGCCGAGAAGCCGAATCACGTCAAGTGCATTCCTCAAATTGTAATTACGGTCGCAGAACATCAAGCTCAACGAGTTAATGTAATTGACCCAATCATCACGATGCTGTCATGTGCGTATAAACTTCAGGAAATTATCCGCTCATAAAAAATAAAGTAAATATAATTATTAAATGTCAGAAAAATTGGTTATATTTACATAACAAATCATGGAAGAAGATATGAAATTAGGTAAACACACATTGCTAATAGATGGAAACTATTTTATTTATAGCAGACTCTTTGTAATGCCAAAGCCTTCAAAGGGCAAGTTACTGGGCGATGAAAAGAGCAGAGGTCAGTTTTTACGCAAGCTATGCATTGACTTTGCGTCAGAAATTAGAAAGATGCAGCCTTTCTTAGATAAAGTCGTGTTAACTATCGACTCTAAGTCTTGGCGTAAAGACTTGTTTCCGGATGCTGAATACAAAGGAACCCGAACACAAGATGATTCAGTGGATTGGGAAGGTGTTTATCAAATCTACGATGAGTTTAAGGCTGTCTTAGGTAAGAAAGGCGTTATCATTCAACAAGTAAATGGTGCAGAGGCCGATGACTTACTGTTCGCATGGTCAACTTACTTAAACTCGAACGGCAAGAGCTGTATTGTATGGACTGGCGATAGAGACTTGATTCAACTAGTCGACTACTCCAAGGCCACCGACGGATATACTCTATGGTATTACAACACCAAGAAAAGATTAATCGTGTTCGAAGGCTTTAACAAGATGATGGCGATGCCTGTAGATGAATCGTCTTCAGACGAAGACTTACTATTCAACTTAGCTAGCAAGACAGCCCTGATGGAGAAAACAAGGGCCGATGTGAATGATTGGATCAAAAAGAATGGCATTGAAATCGAAGAGATCAATTGCGATACTTTTATCTTCCAAAAGATTCTAACGGGTGACAAGTCAGATAACATCAAATCTGTTGTAACCTGGTCAAAGGGTGGTAGAACATATAACATTAGCTTAAAGCAGGCTGACAAGATTCTAGAACAGTATCTTAAAGAAGAGTCAAGGTTTGCAATTGATCACATGTTCTCGGAAGCACAAGTAGATAAGATCGCAGATATAGTATATCGTATCATTGGTAACTCTAGTCGTGAACAGATTAAATTAAGATTTAATCAAAACCTGGACATTATGTTGTTACACTATAACACTATACCAGAAGCAATTCAAACACAAATGCAACTGGCAATCGATAGAAACATTGAGACTGAGCCAGAGGTTACTAGATTAACCCAGATGGAGAAAATCTTAGAAGGCAATAAGTGGTTAGAATTAAAATCAGACGTGCCAACTCAATTTGATCCATTTGCTGGCCTAGACGATAGCACTAAAGATACGCCATTAACCAGAGACCTAAATGAACTATTCTAATTTTTTATCAGTGGCTGAACAGATTGAAGAGATCTTGATAGAGGCGAGTGCGTATGGAATGCGTACCAAGGTTGTAGTTGCTGCAAAACAATTAGTGAAAGAAGGGTATAATAAACTAGATGCATACAATTCTGCATTTGAGGATTTGATTAAAGAGCCAGCATGCTAGACGAAACAAAACTATTTGACTTTGTAAAGATAATGTTTACAAAGCCTAAGGAGTATCAGAACATTAAATTGCACACTAAGAAGCGACATCACTTTATGATTAATCGCTTTTTCAGTATTAAATTTCCAGCAAATGCCCAGATGTTCAACATAAACGGTATCAATGGCGCCTTTGTTGTAGATAGTTGGTCGATGGTAGCACAGAGATTTACTTCAGTGCCAATGTGGTTCTACACTAAAACAAAGAAGCTTACAGCGGCTGACAAAAAAGAATACATACCAAGTGATGAAGTTGTTGAATTTTTTATGAAGAAGCACGAGATAGGAAAGCGAGAATTCAAAGAATTACAACAATTTGCACAGCAAGATCTAGAAATAGAGCTTAAGAAAATAGAAAAAGCAATTAAAGTTTACTGATGGGATTTTCTGCACTAAATACAGTTGACGTAATAGACGTAGTTTTATATCGTTACAATTATTACGACAATAGAATATGGACCGGTGTTAAAAACCAGCTGGACTTTATTGAAATAAATGAGCAGTCCGTCCTGGTTTCTCCTTATTACTTAAAGAGCTATGTTGAGAAAACATACCCTAACGAATTAAACCGTTTTAAGTCAATAGGTTCAGAGTTCTTACACAAGGACGCAAATTCAATCTATTTTATTAATAGTATCCTATCTAACATGTCTAAGTTAAAGTGGATTAAATTGACACTTGACAAAACTAGACGCTACTCTAGACTGGTTGTAGATCCAAACGGAGGAGAGAAGAGAATCAATTTCAGTTATAAAATTCTTCACGCAACTATTAAACTATATGAGATTTTTGATGACGAAGAGAGCCTAGCATCTATTACCAGGGTCTTGACAGAGTTGAATCTACTAGAAAAAGGGATTCCATATCAGCGAAATGAGCTAGCAACCGTTACATATAAGCTGGATAACTGGTTGAATGAAGCCTCTTTCGAACAGGAAGAAGTTGAAGTAGTGGCTTCTCTATTAGATATACTGGACCCTAAATTCGAGGGAGATAACCCTGAAATCTTATTAGTGACCGACTATTAAATCTTTTTTGTAGATATATACAAAAAAGACTAATAGTTAATGAACATCAAGGAAATTGTATCCAATTTCGGTAAAAGAGAAGAACTCGTATACATTACAGTTTTACTGTGGATTGCGGCCGGTATCTTCGGAGCATACAAGTTGGTTAGCTTTAGTCAATTAGCAGCTTATTTTGGTTCACTTACAACTTATGTCGCAACTTATGTTTGGGCAGAATCAAAAAGACCCAGCTTAAAGACAGGAGTTTTACAACCAGGACCCTCTTCTAGAAGAGAGATCATGATCTATTTTGTTGTGTTGGTGTGGGCTATCGCTGGCGCCGTTGGAATTCAATTTGGAGCAAATCTTAATGACTTGGCTATCTATTTCATCGCACTTACAGGTTTTATAGCCTCTTGGATTGCCGGTGAGGTGTATAAACCAGAGGATGAAGTTGCTAAAGCAAAAACAGATATCGTAGAATAATGATTAGAGGAAATACAGCCACTGAATACGGTGATTTTTTAATAGCATCAATCCAGGATCCATATAAGGATGTATTGAGAATTTTAGACTGGGAGGTTCTCGCAGGCTTATCTGACTCTACGACTGTCGGTAAGATTACACTAACGGCCGGTTCGCGAATAGTTACGGGCTCCGCTACTAATTTTAGCAGATTTAATCACGGTGATAAGATCATCGTTGGAAATTTAGTGCTCGAGGTAGATTCAATCATTGACAGTAACAGATTGGCTTTAATCGATAACGCACCTGTTTCCGCTCCAAACGTTCAATTTTATAGATGGCTAGACCAATACAATAATTTTACATACGAATTTAGATATTCAACGGATGGAAACGCATACAATGAGTTTCACGAGTTAAATAAGCAGAATGATTTTGGTGACCTATTCACCATGAATTTTAATCCTAGAAGTCCTTTATACCTAGACGTTAAAGCGGAAGTAAATCAATTAATTCCAGGCAATACATTGACCCTGATCTCAGTTACATATACACTCGAAAGAGATAATGGTGTTGTAGAATCCTGTCCTCAATTGTGTTTAGATTGCACAGACCCTTTCCTATACTCTGGTTGTGCAAATATTAGAGTAGATTGTGAATACGAAAACCTATTTAAGCCTTATAACTTAAATAAAGCGCAACAGATACAATTGCAGCTTTCTAATATGGTGAGCGACATATTTGGTCACACTGTAACATATTTCAAGACCGAACCGGATCAAAGAAGCAAGGATGTCATATTAATGGAGTATTCTCTATTTAACGTGGTTGCACAAGAAGACATTAAAATCTTAGTGCCTGACAATGAGTTTCCACAAGAGTCGACTATTTCATACGATCTATTTGGAATGGATTTTGAGGAATTTGAAATTCATATTGTAAGACAAGAATTCGAGAGAGCTTTCGGCTACAAGACAACACCGAGAAATAAAGACTATATGTTTATTCCTATCATGAATAAGATGTATTCTATTAGCTCTGTTGCAATTGGTGATCGTTTTAACAACTCTAAGTCATACTGGAAGATAAAGCTGACTAAATACAGTGACCACACTGCAATCAACCCAGATGGGTTTGATTTAGCAACCGATAATCTAATTACGGGAATAGATGAGGTATTCGGTGCTGAGATTCAAGAGACTTACGAGAAAGATACTAAACCAATGCAGTATCAGACAGTTTCCACTGCGTACCGAGATGGAATTAGAAATTTTATGCATAAAGAATTGAGTATCATAGACTACGAGTTAAAGAATAGATGGACTGTTGTGTCTAAAAACTATTACAACTTAACACAGATTCCTAAAAATGAGACTGCGATTGATTACATATTACCAAGTAAGTTATCTAACTCCGAGAACTTTGCTGTCTCTGTTTGGTTTCACCCACAGTTTCCAGCCGGTTACGCTGGTGAAGAGATCTTATTTGGAGACTATGATGCAATGCTAGGATTTAGAATTATTGTCACTCCACAAGAGTTGAAGGTGTCGATCAACGGTGTTCTATATTCATACATGCACGGCTTGACATTCGGAACAGATAAGTGGTATGGTTTAATCTTAAATGGTAGCAATCAATTTAAGCAACTATCAGCTTACATCTACTCGTTGGATCCAGCTAATAATTTTGGTCTACCACAGTCGGCAGATAACAATTTACAGGTTGAGTTTGCTGAAGTAAAAGATGTGCAACAGGCCTTTGTATGGGATTCAAACACTAATTACGCAATTAGAGGCGGTAAGTTATTCTTAACTAACTTAAGACTATTTAGTAAACCGATTGAGCTTGAGCAGCATCATAACGTGCTAAATCAGTATATGGTCAGAGATTCTCAGTTAGCGCTAATCATCGATAATGCAATTCCAAGCATTGGATTCCAGAAATTCAAGAACGCTCGCTAAAACCCGATATATAATCTGAAATAATATCATATTATATGTCAGAAGAAAAGAAGAGAAGTATATCAGAACAAGCTGATGATATACGTCGAGAGTTAGATGAATTAATAGGCGCTGACGAAACGCCAATCACAGATATAGTAACCAAAGATCCTGTCTTACCTCCGGCTAGAAACAGAGCCCCTATTTCATTCAATGAGATGAAAGTAGGTGCTAGCGCTAAAGCCAAGAAAACAATCAATGCACTAATGAAATTTTATCTCGATGCAGATATTATCGAGAAGGACGAGTATATTGTAGCCAAGAGAGAAATAGATGAGATGACAATGTCTTCTCTAGTGTATCAGTTACAAGCTGGAGAGGCTGCGCTAACGAGACTATTGGAAACTATCGACGATGGTGAACTAGCGCCACGAATGTTCGAGGTGCTTGCTACCTTACAGAAATCAATGCTCGATATAATCAAGTCCCAAACAATGTATTTAATGGCAACCGAAGAGAGTGCCAAACGTATTGCAAGAGACATTGAAATGTATCGTAAGAACGTAGATAAGCAAGAGATCATCTCTTCAGGTGGTTCTACCGATAACGGTAATATACAAAGAGGCACTAAAGACCTGATGCGTCTAATCAGAAAGGCTTCACAAGAAGAGGAAGAGATAGAGGACACTGAATCTGAAGATCTTGAATTAAACGAGGATTAATATGGCAGATAACGCTAGTGATAATGTTTGGATTCCTAAGGAATCCAATGAAATGCAGTCAGCTAAACTCGTATGGTCTACTAAGAACGTAAAGGACTATATGATCGCAGTTGATAAGGGTTACAAACCAAACGTCAGTTCACCTTTCTATGAAGGTAAACAACATTTGCGCAAGGGTAACCTTGTTTTTGAATACACTGACGAAGAGATTCAGGAGATTGCGAGATGTGCAAACGATATCATCTACTTTGCTTCTAAGTACGCTGTAGTAATGACCGATGATGGTATACAACAAGTAGTGCTAAGAGACTATCAGAAAGATATGTTGCGTAATTTACAGAACAATAGATTCAATATTGTTCTTGCTTCTCGTCAAATGGGAAAGACTGTAACTGCATCCATCTTTAATGCATGGTTCATTGTTTTTAACTACGATAAGAACACACTCTTATTAGCCAATAAAGCTGAGACCACAAAGGAGATTATTGACAAGGCAAAAGTTGTAATTGAGCACCTACCTTTCTACATGAAACCAGGAATTATCAAGTATGACGTAATGAACGTTAGGGCAGATAATGGATGTAGACTTGTAGGACAATCAACGACAGCAAAAGCCGGTATTGGTTTTACTATTCACAATCTTTACCTTGATGAATTTGCCCACATTCCGCCAAATATCGTAGACGTGTTCTATGAAAACGTTTATCCTACATTATCTTCGTCAAAGATTTCTCGTATTAATATTACGTCAACTCCAAATGGATTCAATAAGTTCTATGAGATTTGGTCTTCCGCTGAGAAAGGAGACAATGCATATACGCCAATGCGAATTGACTGGTGGCAACACCCTGATAGGGATGATGCATGGTATCAGAGAGAACTTAGAAATCTTGGCTCCGAAGAGGCATTTAATAGACAATATGGTAATGAATTCGTAAGTTCAAGCTCTCTATTACTCTCACCGGGCTCAATGGCACAAATGAGAAAGAAAGCAAAGAAATTTATTCATCACGATTTAGAAGAGTTTGAGAACATTCATATAGATGTAAAAGGATTCTTAGGCTTTCATCCTACGTTTGACGTAGAAGACGCAAAGAGTGAGGATAGAAGATTTCTATTTTCTGTAGACATTGCAGAGGGTAACGGCGGAGATTACTCTGTCATCAACGTATTTGAAGTTGAGCCGATGGACAAGAAACACATCGATAATCTATTAAATCCAGGCGCTCTATATGATTTCTTTAGAATGAATCAGATAGCCGTCTTTAGATCAAATGAGCACGTAATTGAAGACTTTGCAAAGATACTGTATACCTTATCATGTGATGTATTCAATCCAGAGTGCGTAAAGATGGTGATTGAGTTTAACACATACGGTACGATCCTATTAAAATACTTGCAGACCGTCTTTCCTCAGAGAAATGAGTTTGAAGATGAGATGGTACTAAGATTCAAGCACAGACATGATTCAAAGACCCTGAAGCCGGGCCTAAAATTAAAGTCAGATAATAAATCAGTGTTCTGCCAAAACTTTAAGAAATTGATAGAGGCAAATAGACTATTTATTAATGAGGTTGAGACGGTTAACGAGGCATCTCTATTTGGTACTTTAAAGAACGGAAGTTATGGAGCCCAGATGGGTCATGATGACGTAGTGATGACGGGAGTTAACTCCACTGAGTTTTTCGGCACAACAGATTACGCTGATTATGTTGAAGAATTACTAGACATCATAGATGAAGATCTACATGAATATATGGAAGAGGTTCTTTATAAGGACAATGATTCACAGGGAGATCTACAATACGACATTTATGATCTCGTATAATATAATTACACTACTTACATCGATATATAGAATATAAAAAAATAATAATTAAAATTATGGCACTTAGTCCTCAATTAGCTAATTTTAAAAGCTCTGGTGTTTATAGACTAGAATTTGATAAGTCTATCACTACGAGTTTTAATGCTCAAACAATCAGATTGGTAGTTGGACACTCTAAAAAAGGTCCTTACAACACTCCAGTTTTAGTTCAAACCGCTGAAGAATTCACTTCTTTATTTGGTGGTATTGATTTAAACCTAGAGAAGAAAGGTATGTTCTTTCACCGTTCTGCGCAAAACGCATTAGGAAGAGGAGCGATCTTAGCTCTTAACATTGCAGATATTTCTGGTTCTGATACAATTAACTCACAATCACCAGTTACAGCTGGTTCAGTTGATTCAATTTCATCTCTTTCAGATCAAAATGCATTTGCTTCTTTCTTCAACACAGACAAGTTCTGGTTCCCTGAAGATAAAGCAGTCCTAAACACAATCGGTTTAGATAACGATAGAGTTTTAAACTTAATCAACATTAAGCAAGAACCTATCACAGTGATCTTAAGAAAAGCACAAGATGTTCCTCAATTCGAGATCACTGCAAGAGAATGGTACGGTCATGGAAATGTTCCTTCATTCATGAATGAATTTGATTACGTATCAGATTTTATGGTTGATGTGTTTGTTTTTAAAGGCGAATTTAATGCAGCTTCTTTAGTTTCTGATCCAGTTTATGGAGCTTACTTTACAGCAGAAGGTTTATTAAAAGACAAAATCAATGAGTTCTCTAACTTAAGACAAGTTTCTTTAATTGCAAAGTACACAGGCTCGGTTATTCCAGGCTTTAAAGATTTAGAAGGTAAAAATGTTTACATTGAAACATCTATTAATCAAGAAGCAAGAAGAACAGGTTTATTCTGTGCGGTTAACGAAGATGCGGTAACAAATCCAGCAGGAACTAAAGTTGATTTTGTAGGTCATTCATATAACGAAGATCAAAATTACGAGTTACTATCTTACATAGTAGATCAAGCTATCACAACAACACCAGTTACTTTACCCACAAAGGCTAATAACGGTGGAGTTGAAGTAACTACCCACTTAGATACAACTAACGTTGCAAACGATACATTACACATTGTTGGTTTTGATGCTACTGGCTCAATCAACACAGGTCACATGTTCGTTAAAGCATCTGCTGCAACCGAATATGTTCAAGTTACTCACGTTGAATATACTGCAGGCGTTACTATTGTTGTAGCCGATGGAGCTATTAGTTCAATATACGCTGGAATCGATACAACTTCAGCACCAGCAACTATCAATACTTACGGTATTTCAGTTAGCAAATTTGTTCCTACTTCATTATTTAACGGTGGTGTTCAAGGTGTTTATGCTAACATCGGTGGAGGTTCATTCACTGTAACTTATACTAGCCCAGTATCACCTATCGTATTCCCTATTAAGAAAGGAAATTACGTAGATTCTGCAACAGCTGGTAGACTTTCTAAAGTAACTAGAGTTCAAGCTTCAGTAATTGGAAACGTCCATACTTATACGGTAACTTGTTCAGCTGAAGTATCAGATACATTCGATGGCTATGTAATTCTTTCATTCGAAGACGCTTCATCAGTATACAAAACCTTTGTGTTAGGAAAAGCGAATGTTGCTGAAAAAACTATCGCAGGTTCTTTATCAGAATTAACAGGAACCAATTTATTCCAAGCTTTAATAGATAAAGACTTAATCGATTTCAGATATGTAGTAGATACTTTTGCATCTTACGAAAATGGTTCGATCTTAAACAAGAAAGAATTATCTTTCTTAGCTCACGAAAGACAAAACGCATCAGCTATCTTAAATGCACCGACTGTTCAAGATTTTAAATCTTCAACTAACCCTTCATTTAAAGATTCTAACGGTGCATTTAGCACGCAATACATCGCGACAGGCGGTAATTTAGACCTGAATCCAACTGCATTATATTCTTTACCTTCTATTAACGAAGGAGCTAATTTCGCCTTCTATTATGGACCGGGTATTATTGTAAGAGAAAATGGTAAGGACATTATTGTTCCGCCGGCAGCTTACGTATCCAACAACTATATCGATAAGCAATTTAATGCTTTACCATGGTCAATTGTTGCGGGTCCAAGAAGAGGTGTCGTGTCTGGTACAAACGTGGTAGGAGTAGAATATCCTTTCTCTAAAAACGATAGAGACGTTTTAGAGCCATTCGGAATCAACCCAATTGTTTTCCAAAGAGGAGCTGGTTTAGTTATTACTGGTAATGTAACAGCTCAACAATCTATTAAGTCTGCACTTTCTTCTGCTCACGTAAGAGAAGTATTAATTTACATCGAAGAAGGTTTAGCTAAAATCTTAAAGAACTATGTGTATGAATTCAATACTGCACAGACTAGATTAGAGATTAAAACATTAGCCGATTCATTTATGAATTCATTAAAGGCTGACGGTGGAGTTTATGATTACAAAAACGTAATGGATCAAACTAATAATACAACCGACGTGATCGATAACAATATCGGTATCCTAGATACATTTGTTGAGCCGGTTAAAGGTTTAGAGATTGTTGTACAGAGAACTACAGTATTAAACACTGGAGAAATCAAAACTGGAAACTTTTCTTAATAAATAGATAAAAAATACAATATTAGATAAAATGGCTTTACCACATTATTCACAAGACCAGACCGCTAAGAAAGGAATGCAGTACGAACCAGTACAGTCAAACCTTTTTGAAGTGACTGTATTACCTCCAGCTGGAGTAGCCGGTTCATCTTTATTACTTCAACACGTTAACAAAATTAGCGGTTTAGATGTATACAAAGAAATAGCGCCAGTAGAACAAAAATATAAGTTTTCTAAAAGAACTTTCGCTGGCATGCCAGATGAAACAACCTTAGACGTTGAAATTGAATTCTCATTAAACTTAAATGACTCAAATCAAGCATACCTATACAAGACTCTTAGAGCATGGTACAACAAGCAGTTTGATCCTTTAACAGGTGTAATGGGTTTAAAGAAAGATTACGTTGGAACAATGGTGATCGTTCAATTCAACAGAGCCGGTGATATTTACAGAACTCTTACGCTAGAAGATTGCTACATTACTTCAGGCTTACCGTTCACTAATGATTTAGATTACGGTACAACTGAACCTGCTGTATTAGCAGTTAAGTGGAAAGCAGATACTTACAAAGAAGTATTGGCTTAAATTAGATTTAATTAATAAGATTTGGAGGGATGATTTTATCATCCCTTCTTTTTGCAATGAATATATAATATATTATCAAGATAATATCACATGTCAAACACAGATAAATTAACAAAGAAGTTACAGGTATTGTTGAGCGAAGATGAAGTTTTTATTTTAAATAGAATCATTCTAAATGACGCTCTAGAGAATCAAGAAAGACCGATCTCAATCTCGGCCTTTATTAGAGAATTAATACGTAAAGAAATTGAAAAGAGACCAGACGGAGACAAAACATGGAGCTCAGACAGAATTAATCAACTTAAAGCAAAGAAATAATGAGTCAACAAGAAAATCCAAATCTAAGTGAAGATTACAAAAAGATGGTAGAGGCAGCTGAAAAAGCACCGGGTCAAGAAGCAAATCTTGGAAAGGTAGACATGAACAGATACGCTACACAAACGGCTGGAGACGCTGATACTATTTTAGGATATTACAACATTGAAATGGAAAATCTTCCATCTTCAGGTAAATTCTACCCAGCCGGAGCATCTATTTCTATTCGTTCTGCAAAGGTTGCGGAAATTAGACATTTCTCAACAGTTGATGATGGAAACCTATTAGATATTGAAGAAAAGTTAAATTACATCATTAAGAGCTGCGTTAGATTTACATCTAAGGCTAAAGTTTTATCCTATAAGGATATTGTAGAAGAAGATAGAGTCTTCATTTTACTTTCAATCAGAGACTTAACATTTCCTGAACCAGAGAGCAAATTAACAGTTAAGGCTACCACTAAAGATGGTGAGGAATTTGACGCTGAAATTGCATCTAAATTTTTCCAATTATCTAAAGTTCCGGCTGAGATCGAGAAGTACTACGATGAAACTACTAGAAGCTATGAGATTCAAACTCGTACACTAGGTACAATCACAATGAGACCGCCGACGATCGGAATCATGGAAGTGATTACGGATTACATTAGAGTTAAGCAGATTGAGAAGAAACCATGGGATCAATCTTATTTACAGATTTTACCGTACATTCAACAAGATTGGAGAGGTTTCAACGAGGCTTCTATCTTTAAAGGAGAAATTGACTTTCAAAGCTGGGACTCAAAGAAATACATGCTAGTTTATAAGTTAGCTGAACAAATGAAAATTGGAGTTCAACCAGAAATGTTGGTTCCATACGAGGATGAGGAGGTACTCGTTCCTATCAGCTTTCGTGACGGAATCAAATCTCTTTTCATTGTTCAAGATTTCTCTTCAGAACTTCTTTAAAACAAAGTTTTGGATGATGTATCATCTGAAGTTACAGCCTTCAGAGATTGATGCACTTGAATATTATGAATATCATTACTTTATAAAGGACATGTCAGACGTTCTGAAGAAACAGAAAGAGGGTCAAGACAATGAGCAGCAGCAAGCAAACGAACAATACGGTAAAAATTCACATAGCAGTATAAAAACTCCTAAAGTAAATATGCCAAAAGTTAGCATGCCTGCAATGCCAAAGTTCTAAGAGTGATATATACAAAAAAGAATTAGAAAACCTTGAGTATTTTTAGAAGCGCTTTCGAGAAACTTTCAGTCGAAAACCAAATTGCAATCGCAGATGCCACCAGAATAACAGCGCAAGCAGTTAGTCCTGGTGGTGCTCTGTTTGGTAAGGTTGAAGAACTGATTAGGGTTATTGCTGCTCAGGGTAAAAACGCAGAGAAGACCTCTTCACCTGGTCTAGGCTCTTCAATGGCAATGAAACTTTTCGGAGGAAAAGGTCTAACAAATATTGGTAAGGGTCTACAAGAGATTGTTAAGGCCCTGAATAATTTACAAGGTGATGGAAAAAGCAACAGTGAGAAATTTCAAGCTATAGCCCTTGGAATTGAATCCCTATCTCAAATGGGCCCCGCTATTCTCAAGTTTGCGGGCTACTTGGCCCTTGCAGCACCTCTAATGCTGATAGGTTCTATTACCGCTCCGTTATGGGGTATTTCAGTTTGGATTATAGCCAAAACATTAGAGATGGTCACAAAGCCATTAGCTAGCGAATCAGTTAAGATGGCAATGGAAGGCATGCAAAAGGCAGCCGTCGCCATCTTATTATTAGGAGCTGCAATGGTATTAGCAGTTCCATTATATACGTATGGTATTCAATCTATACCGATGATTGCCGTTACTCTTCTAATCCTAGGAGGCACCTTTATGCTTCTTGATAAAATGGGTGTTGCCAAATCAATGAAACAAACTTCAATTGCGCTGATGCTGGCATCGGCCGCAATAGTTACGGTCGGTCTATCTTTATTACTGGCTTCTATTATATTAGACGCAATTCCAGATAAATGGACTACATTGATGCAAATCATGGGTCTTATCGCTGGAGTTGGAATAATATTTGCATTAGCCGGACTAGTCAAGAATCAAATTGCCTATGGAGCAGCAGCCATGATTTTTACAGCTATACCTATAATTCTATTGAGTTTAGCCGCTGTCATATTTGCCTCTTCTATTTCACCTGACGCAAACGGCTGGATAACTATTGGTCAAATACTGGCATTAACAACGGGTGTAGGAGCTGTGATGGCAGTTGCTGGCGCAGCTGCCGCCTTTATTATTCCTGGCGCAGTAGCTATGATTCTTGCTGGTGTTGCAATTGCTGCAATCGCAGGTGGAGCAATGCTTCTTGCAAATGTATTTAATGGTGGAAAACTAAATCAATTGTTGGATGATTCTGGTCACGTGACAGATTCTTTCTTGGGATTCGGTGGTGGTAGAATGATGTCAAAGATGGAATATTTTATGTACTCTTTAGCCAATTCATTCTTAATAAATCCGGCTGCAATAGCATCAATGTACGCAACTGTACCAGTAATGTTATTATCTGGTGTTGCCCTAATGTCAATTGCAAAAGGAATAGAGGCTTTCCAAAAGTTAAAAATCAATTATGATGTTCTACCAGATCAAATTTCAAAGGTAACTACTGTTCTAGCATCTTCTTTTGGAGCTATCGGTTCTAAATTCCCAGGAGGTAGAAACTTCTTATCGATGGTTGGATTAGGTTCTCAATCGGCCGTAGCCGATGGAATTGATGCAGTTTTAGGTATGGGTAACGCCTTATCTTCGATTGCACAAGGAGTTCAATCGATGGCTAATTTAAGATTCCCAATTTATCAAGGTACTAAGATTGTAGGCTATAACACGATAGACTCTAATGTATTTGAAAAGGTTAAAGTCAATGCCGGTATGCTAACCAATGGATTGGCTGATGTTTTCGGTGAGATAGGTCTTAAATATCCTGGAGGTAGAAACTTCTTAGGACTTGGAGATGGACAGTCTCCTGTAGTTGATGGAATAAACGTGGTCACTGGGATGGGTAATGCTGTGGCTGAGATAGCTAAAGGTGTACAGTCAATGGCTGATCTTAAATTCCCAATTTATCAAGGCACTAAAATCGTAGGTTACACAACACTAACAAATGAAGTATTTAATAGAGTTAGAGGAAACATACAAAATTTAGTTTCTGGAATCAGCGGTGTGTTTGGCAATATAGGAAAAAGCCCGGACGCAGAAGACGCATGGGGCTGGTTTGGTAAATCAAATATTGAAAGGGGTATTTCATTGGTTGAAGATTTTGCAGATCCTTTAAATAGATTAGTTAATACCGCTAAAATCATATCTTCTAACGCAATTGATCCTGTTGCTTTAAAATCTAAAATCACCGGAATTATAGATGCATTCACCTCTGCATACGCTGCAGCTGGAAAGAATAAGACGATTGACATGGAAATGGTCACAATGACCGGTAATTTAGCCAGCAACATTAAGAATATAGTACAAAACGCTAACGGATTCAGCAAATTTGTTGACAGTTACGGAAGATACGTAAATCACTTCGTTAAATTCAAAGATGCGGTAAATCAGTTTGATAGAGAGAACTTAAAGTTAACTAATGATATATTCAATGGTTTAACATACCTTGCTAAGACGGATAACGCAATTGAGGAAATGGGAGAGCAACTAACTGGAGCTATCAAGAAATTAGCGGACATGATTCAGGAGGCCAAGACCACTATTCAGAGCTCAGGAGAATCTTCTACGGGTGCAATGGAAGCAGTTGGTCAAGGAGTTAGTAAGGTAGGAGATCTTCTTAGCTCATTAAATCCTTTCAGTGATGATAAACCAGCCCCTGTTCCAACAGCTGCACCTAAACCGGGAACTCCAGCCGCTGCAGCCGCCGCATCTGTTAAAAATAGCACAGAGATTACTGCATTAGTTACAGCCTTAGAAGAATTAATCGCTAAATTCAATGATGCGAGTGGAGCGACAGCCCCTATCGTTAGAGTTCTTAGATAATCATCAATATGAAAGCAGTTCATGTAAATTGGACAAAACCCTTTTACGAGAGACATCGGCTCAGAGGTCATGGATTCAAGATTCAGCGAGAGCTGGATTATATGTATAACCAACCAGACTATCAGGTTCTATACACGATTCTTTCTATCTTAAGATGGCAAAAGCACAACGGCCCTATCAAACTTTACACCGATAAAGTTGGACTTCAATTCTATACGTCTCTTGGCATTGACCGACTATACGATGAGATAAACACTCTAGTATTAGATTCATACACTGAAGTAGACCCTGCACATTTCTGGACCTCTGGTAAAATTCACAGTCTACAATTTGAAGAAGAGCCCTTTACTTTTCTGGATCAAGACTTCATAGTTAGAGACACTCTACCCGAATTCACGACGAAACCGGACATTGTAGTTGGTCACTGGGAAATACCCAGAGGCTATTATTATTTCACAAGAGAACAGTTCGAGGCCGAGGTCTCTCACTATCAATTACCGGAGAACTACAACGTGAATGCCTGGATACCGAATACTTCATTCCTAAGAGTCAATAACCTAGATATAATTAAAGACTACACTGAGATTCATCGTGCGATGGTGAGCACCGAGAACACTGTTCCCGAATGGTTCTGGTTGCTCACTGACCAGGGCGCCCTAGGTCAGTGTTTTAGAGACAAGAAATATAGGATAGATACTTTAACAGATAAAGTGTTCCTAAGCGACTCGGATTATGGCAGCCCTAAGACAAGAGACCAGGGCTTATCCGAGGCCTGGTACTATCCTATTCAACATGATAAGTGTAAGGATGAGTTTGAATGGGAGCATGTTTGGTTAGCAAAGGTTGTATATGGCCAGGACCCTGAGTTTATGAAACGCGACTGTCAGCGTTTCGCCGAAGAGATATGGCATGTTTTCCCCGAATCTAGATGGATTTTGGAACAACCCAGATTATGTGTGTATAAACCCAAAGAGTTATGAAAATAGTTAGAGTTTTATGGGGAGACCCAGGCCGTTTCTGGTCTGAAATTCCAGAGAGACCAGTCTTTGGCGATGAATTTGTGTTTGTCTGGGGCAAGACCAGCGCTGATAAACTAGCAGCAATGGGGTATAGAACCATCGTGATGAATGACATACAGCTAACGCATCCTGAATTCAGCACCCCCAATGACCAGTACGCCCATAAATTGTTAGCCCTGTCCTTGGCAGAGATGATGTGGGATGAATACTTATTCCTGGACTGGGATGTGAAAGTTGTAAGACCCATCGATACCAGGTTCTGGGACTTAATTAGAACCAGAGGCCCAGTTCAATGCCCCGTATACGCCTACCCTTTTCAGTATCAGCAAAAGTTTCAGGAGCATGTGGCCAAGACTGGGCTAGAGTTGGACCCTAATATTCACGCATGGATCGAATCACAACAAGCAAATCTATTAAGATATAGCTGGGAGCTCGATGAGAATCACGTTTTACCATGTTTCTGCTTCTTCTACTCAAGAGGGGCCAAAGCTGCCACAAAACTATTTGACATATATAAGGCAAATAGACTAGTAAATTGCATTGAAGAGTTTGCAATGTACTGCTTTGCACAATCCAGTCTTGAAGATTATATCGAGCAGTATGAACCGATTGTAATTAGAGGCAGAGAGAACGAGTATGCACATTTTGACATGCCTTCTTGTCAAAATGTAAGTACTGTATTGAATAGTAGAGTAGACGAGTTGATACACAAGGACATTTACTTAAAACATATATGATTATAGCACTGATTGCGATCGGAGAAAAGTATAGAGAGATGTTGGATTCGCAAGTAGAACGCTTAAAAGCTTCATCTCACCGAGTGGCCCTGCTAACAGACAAGCCAGACTATGATTTTGAATGGGTTGAAGAGTACACTGAGCCAAAGTTCTCTTACTTTGAGAAGATGTATTTCAGCCTAAGAATGATAGATAAGTTTGAAGATGACGTTTATTATATAGATGTTAGATACTTAGAAGACATTGACTTGTCTAATTTGGAAGCTGATATGAGTAAGCAGTTCTGGTTTAAGGGTTACTGGCCATACGGAGACTATTTACAGGACTACGAGCACCTAGATTACTTTGAACCCTTTATATATTATTGTAAAGCGAACGGGATAGATTATAAGAGATTAGAAGCGATCGGAGAGACAGAGTTCTGTTTTAGAAAAGATGTGCCGACCGAAGAATTAAGCAGAGCCCTTGAAAATATACAGCCTATTTTCAGAGCCATGTGGCACAGACAAACAAATTATGAATGTTATGATAACGCAGAGGGGATTGCATTGGCTTTTGCCCTGAAAAAATTAAACATTGCACTATAATGTATTTTGAAAAACCATTAATCCAGACCGATGCCCCAGGTGTATTCTACCTGGCACCAATTCCAGTGTATCAAAAAATATTTGAGCACGACCCACTAAATGACCGGGTCTATCAGCTTGGCTTTGAAACCCTGTCTGAGACCCAGAAAAGAATGGGCCAGGAATTACCAAAGCAGTATGATACAGAGAGACAATCTAATTACGATATAAATTATCATAGACGGGATGAGTGGGTTGAGGAGAATGAATTTCAGCCTATCGGAAGCCGTTTCTGGACACCGCCGAATGACTTCTTAAACCGCGATGAGTTTGACGTGAAAGAGATTAGAAGAAGGGTCATTCATGGCTTTAAGGATTTATTAGTAGGCATAGGACAGGAAGTGGCGGCAAAGAGAGAACCTGTTATTACAGAGAGCTGGATGCAGTATTACGACCCATTTAGTGGCCGGGGTCACAACGCACATAATCATTGTAGATGGAGTGCTGGTGAGGCTGGGCCTTTAATGTTCTCTGGCGGTTATTACCTATCCGACGGTTTACCAATCGCGGACCATCCTTATGCTGGAGTTTTTGCATTTCATATCAGAGGTATGAAGTACTTTATTAGACCAAAGAAAGGCATGTTAATTATTTGGCCCTACGATATTGTTCATTCAGTGGAGCCTTTTTACGGAGCTGAGCACCGTTGTGTAATAAATTTTAATATTCAAGTATAATGGAGTGGAATCAAATCCCAGGATGGTGTGATAACGAAATCACAGACATCTACGATATGGCAGTGGATCATGCCCAAAAAGGAGCCATTTTCGTAGAGCTAGGAGCATTTAAAGGTCGCTCTACTTCATATCTAATAGATAGGATTCAAGAAAGCGGAAAGCAGATTCAGCTACATGTTATAGATAAGTGGGCCTGGGACTTTGATTTTGAAAAGCACGAAGAGATAGAGAATACTGATACCCTTGAGCAGTTTAAGCACTTTGTAGGCGCAGAGAGATTGTCATTGCCCTTCGTTAATATAGTAAGATCTGATTCAATTCACGCCGCTAGTGGGTTTCAGAATAATCAAGTAGACTTTATTTTCTTCGATACGCACCACGAGTATCAGCATGTAGTGGATGAATTAAGTCAATGGTTACCAAAACTTAAAACCGGTTCAATCGCGTCGGGTCATGATTGGGGTCATCCTGGAGTTAGACATGCCGTTGAAGAAGTTTTCGGTGATTGTGAAACCATTGAGAGCCGTAAAATACACAAGATTGACCTGCCACATCTAAAATATGAGCACTTTTTAACGAGTTGGTACACAAAGGTAAAATAATTTTGAAACAAAAATGTCTATTCCAGTATAACTAAAGTAATTTATCAGATATATAGATTATAGTTCTTTAACATATTAGGAGAGTTGGCAGAGCGGTCGAACGCGTCGGTCTTAATTCTAAAATCGAGCTGCATATTTGAAAAGATATGTTGCAAACATCCTCAAATTCGGAGAAACCTGTAAAATGGCAACCCCGAGCCAAGCCTAGTGATAGGAAGGTGTAGAGACTTGACGGGGATGGCCTAAGTCAGAAATGATATGGTTGAGATAAAGTCCAGACTATCAAACATTTTAAATGGTAGCGAAAGCTATAGTAGTAAGGAAAACCGAAGTCTGTAACAGGACCGGGGGTTCGAATCCCTCACTCTCCTCATTTTTCTCTTCATAGAGAAATACAATAAAAGTGGTGCCACACTTTAAAAGGCCCTGAGTCAATAATGACTTTGGAACTGTCTACGGCAGTGAAAGGGTTTTGAAAACACAAATAAGCACTATGAATAACCAACCAACCGCGCATATTGCGCTCAACAACAATCGTCTTAAATCTTACGGCGATGTCATCTATCTTAAAGATGGTGACGAATTTCAAATAGAACTGTTTAATCCTTATCAAGTCTCGGTACTTGCTAAAATCTGGATTAATGACCAGTTAATTTCAACATCGGGCCTGGTCCTTAGACCTGGACAACGATACTTTTTAGATCGTTACATAGACCAGAACGCAAAGTTTAAGTTTAATACTTACACCGTTGATGCAGGTACTACGCCTCAGGTTTTAGAATCAATCAAGAACAACGGTTCTGTAAAGGTTATGTTCTATCCAGAAAAGAGAACCATACCTAATATCTCCGTTAACTCTTGGATTAATCCTTCAACGGGCATATTCACAACCGGCACCAACTATACCAATTATGCTAGTAATACTTACACCACTTCTACGTTTACTGGTGGCGTTACAGCAATGTATAGCGCTCAGGTTAGTAATGAGATAGAAACGGGTAGAGTTGAAAAGGGCGCTAAATCATCTCAAAATTTTAGTACAACCAATCAAGATTTTGAATGGGTTGCATGTGAAACCGCAGAATGGAAAATCTTACCTGACTCTCATCGCCCGATCGAGGTAAAAGAGATTAGAAATTACTGCTCTTCCTGTGGTACAAGAATGAAGAAGCAAAGCTGGAAATTCTGTCCAAACTGCGGAGAGAAACTTTAATAAATAGAGAGTGAAGGCACCACTTTTATCTATTTTCTCACTGTTCTATCTCTTAATCTCCTCTGCAACTGTTCAGGTTAAGAATGACGTATATCAAATTCAGTATTCAGAGGACTATGAGCAACCACTAAGGGTCGAGTATCAGGTAAAGTGTTCTCACACTTCACCAAGATGGTATGATAGAACGGGCTTAGATTTCTACACTGTTCCCGGGATTCACACCTCAGACTCAAAGGACTATGAGCAGAACGAGTGGGATAAGGGTCACATGGCCCCGGCCGCTGATTTTAACTGCGACTCAACTCTATTAAGAACCACCTTCTCGTACGTTAACTGCGCTCTGCAACATAAAGACCTGAATAGAGGAGCCTGGAAAGAGTTAGAAGCCTACGAGAAAGAACTTGCCGGTAAAGGTATAGTCAATATCTTAATTGAATTAGATTTCACTGGTAGTAAAAGAGGCGCTCACGGAGCCCTGATTCCGGCCGGTTTTAAGAAGACAATATTCAAGAATGATAAGCCTTACCAGGCATATTATTTTAAGAATGAAAAGCCAACAAAGCCTTGGCAGCAATATATAATTAAACAATTTTAATGGAACATTTTTATCAAAGTATTGGAGAAGACTGGTTTAATTACTCTGAATTCTATAAGCAGATTGTTGAATCAGCAAAGCCTGGCGCCAGATTTGTAGAAGTAGGTAGCTGGAGAGGCCGAAGCGCTGCGTTTATGGCCGTGGAAATCAATAACTCTGCAAAGTGGATAAGATTTGACTGTGTCGATACGTGGGAAGGCTCCATTGAGCACCAAGAACATGATATCGTAGTGAATAGGGCATTATATGAGGATTTTATGCTGAATGTCAGACCCGTAAAGCACTTAATTAATACAGTCCAGCTCAATTCCATTGATGCTGCTAGCAAATACGCAGATAACAGTCTAGATTTTGTTTTTATAGATGCTTCGCATGATTATTTAGATGTGATGGCAGATATTAAAGCCTGGTTTCCAAAGGTTAAAGCTGGTGGTATCATTGCAGGTCACGACTATGTTGAGGGCAGAAAATATTGGCAAGGCGTATATGACGCAGTAAATGAATTTTTCAAAGAGCTAGGGGCCACTTTTCAACATGATTATTCACAAGATGTTTGGTTCTATAAAAATAATTGAAAATAATCTTTAAAATATTTTTTTTATTCGGGAATTATTGTTATATTTACCTATCAAACAAAAACAAAAAGCAATGGAAACATCAATTAAGGTAGGTTATGATTCTCAAACAGGTTTTTATACATTTAAAAACGGTTTTAATACAACAATGGAATTAAATGGTAAATCCACTAGCGATCCATTACGAGGCTTTAGAAGTGGAGAACTTGTAGTAACTTCTGAGAAACCAGAAACTATTACATATAAAACATCTGGCCGTAAATTAATTGGTTATGACAATATTGAAGATTTAACCACTATTTCCGTAGAGAAATATAAAGAAGTTGAAGCTAAAATTAATTTAACTAGAGAATGGGATGAAGATTCTGAAGAATTTACATACTCTAATTTAGAAGATGAGATTTTTGCTTTCAAATTTGCTAGAACTTACAAACCTATCTATGAAAATGTAGAAGAAATTCATAACTTAGAAATTGAGTTTATTAACTATCCAGTGAGCGCTTACAAATGTATCATTCCATTGTATTCTCTAGATGCAAATAATGTATTTGAAACAAAATGTAAGTTTGTACCTAATAATTCTGAATTATTCTTTGAAGTTTGCGCATCTTACGGCATTGATAAGAGCCGTATTGATTTACCGACTCATTCCGGTTTACGTTATGTTAAGATTGACGATAAATTTGTAACTGGAATGGAAGACTTTGAAAAGACTTCGAGCCCAACTATCATTGCTACCTATGATGAATGTGTTGCTCGAATGAATTCTATTCGTAAAAGATTAGAAGATATTATTAGCTTTCAAATCGCTAAGGAATCTCAAAAACTTTTAGATAAAGGTACCGTTGGTGAATTGTTAAAAGAATTGCTAGCTCTTAAAAACCGAGTTTTAGGTCTAGACGTTAAGCAAAAAGATTACAGCTCTCTGCGCGCTCTTACTACTAAAATCACAGAGTTGATTGAGACATATGCGCAGTTAGCTTAAAATAATTAGCCCGAGATTTTTTATTCTCGGGTTTTTTAGTTATATTTGCTTATCAAACAAAATAAAAGATGATAAAATTAGACTTAGTAAACGCAGAAAAATCCCAGATTGAATATAAAATCAGTCAGTTTCCGGATGGACAACAAACGGTTGACTTAACCGATTGGAGCGTAATTGAAAGATATACTGATGTAATTCAAATCAATACACGCTTAAGTTCATTTAAAGATGTTGAACTCTTAATTTGTGCAACGCAAGCGCTTCGTAATTTAACAGACCGACCTATTACTCTGTATGCACCTTATTTTTTAGGTTCACGCTCAGACCGTAAATTTCAAAAAGGAGGAGTTAATTACTTAAAGCAGGTGATTTGTCCAATTATTAACTCATTGAATTTTGCAGAGGTTGCAGTATTAGACCCACATTCAGATGTATTAGAAGCATGCTTAAATAATTATATGAAGGTTCCTAATCATATCATGGTTAAGTATGCGCTAAAGGATATTAACGTAGATAAAAGTCAAATTTGTCTAGTAAGTCCTGATGCTGGAGCTTATAAGAAAATCTTTGATGTTGCAAAAGAATTTGGCATTGAGAAAATCATCACCGCTAATAAAGTACGTGATATGAAAACTGGAGATATTCTTCGAACAGAAATTCCAACCCTAGACCAGCACAATGATATTAAATATATTATCATTGACGATATCTGTGATGGCGGCAGAACTTTTGTAGAATTAGCAAATGCAATCAAATGGGGTAGACCGAGTGCTCAAATTTATTTAGTCGTAACACATGGTATTTTCAGCGCAGGATACTCTAAGTTAGAAGAGTGTTTTGAAGGCATTTATACCACTAATTCTTATAAAGAAATTGAAGGTGCTCCCGATAAAGTGAAACAGTTTAACGTATTTTAATTATAAAAATATATGAATCCTTTATTTTTAACAGATGGTTACAAAACAGGCCATCACAAACAATATCCTAAAGGAACTACTTTAGTATATTCAAACTTCACACCTCGTAGTAACAAGTATGCTCCTATCGGATGTGAACAAGTAGTTTCATTTGGACAGCAAATGGTTGTACAACAAATTCACGAAGCATTTCAAAACGAATTCTTTAGTAAATCTAAAGATGAAGTTTGTGGTGAAATGAAACGTGAATTATCGATGTACTTAGGTACTGATTATGATGTATCACATTTTGAAGCTCTACATGACCTAGGCTATTTACCTATCAATGTTAAGGCAATTAAAGAGGGAACATTAGTACCAATCAAGGTACCAGTATTAACAATTTACAACACGCATCCCGATTTCTATTGGATAACGAATTACTTAGAGACAATTATCTCTAATTTGTTATGGAAGCCAATGACGTCAGCTACAATCGCTCACACATACAGAAAAGTATTGACTAAATGGCAAGAAAAAACCGATGCTGAACGCGGTTGGTTTATTGATTGGCAAGGACATGACTTCTCAATGCGTGGTATGGATTCAGTTGATGCTGTTATTAGTTCGGGATTAGGTCACTTAACAAGTTTCTCTGGTTCTGACAGTTTACCAGCAATCTTTGGAGCACGTAAATTCTATAATGAAGAAGGATTTGTAGCAGGTTCTGTGAATGCAACTGAACACTCAGTTATGTGTGCTGGATCTAAAGAAGATGAGGTTGGAACATTCCGAAACTTGATGGAAACATATCCAACAGGAATTCTTTCAATCGTATCAGATACTTGGGATTTATGGAAAG